TCGTTCCCTTCCCATCGTTCCCGTCCCATCGTTCCCGTCCCATCGTTCCCGTCCCATCGTTCCCGTCCCATCGTTCCCGTCCCATCGTTCCCGTCCCATCGTTCCCGTCCCATATTCCTTTTATAAATATGTATAAATACATATGCTGTCTCGAGTAAATTTTCCAATTTTGAAATTTAGATTTATGTGCTGGATTTGTATTTGGATGTAGTTACAAGAAAACACTATATTATTAAGCCAACCCTTTTGCTATGCATCAGGTTTCTTAATATGACATACGCGATCTCCTCAGAGTTCAAACGTGTCTTAATATAATTTTCATTTGACAGTAAAACATCGTATATTTTGCAGTACCGAGACATGTTATACACTTGTGTTCCCTTTATATATGTTTTTGATTTGGTTTTTATTGGTTTAAAAGCATAAAATGTAATATGATAAATTTATAATGGAGATGGAAGTAAATACCGGCGATAAGAAAAATATAAAATTTATGATTAATGACCTATTTGATGATAATAATGATTCAGATGATGACTCTGTATCAAAAGATTTAGATACTTCTTGGATACAAGAACACGACCGTCTTTCTACTATAAATGAAAATTATCTACGAGAGACTATGGATTCTATTAATGTTTATTACGTATATATAAATCGTAATCATTACATAGAAAAAATAATTAGTGATAAATTACCACTTTTATTAAGTGAAGATAAAACACATTCTTATTTATCAAAGGAAACTCTACTTCAAATTATACAGTCTAGAAAAATAAGGACTTCTTTCTCAAAATATAAACTAACTGATGTTGTTTCTTATTTAGTTGATTTAGAACCCGAAAATATACAATCTTTCTCCAATAATGAGAGTGTAGAACAATATACACCCTCCTTTTTTAAGATTAGGTCTTTCATGGACGATATACAATTTAATAATTCTATTTTTATTTTTCATGGCATTAATTCTATTTATTTCTTATTTGAAGAAGTAGAGTTATTAAATCATCGCCACACTTTGAAATCTATTTTAAAAACATCTACTCAAGACACAAGAGTATCTGATAAAACGAGCACTAAGAAAGTTAGAATTCAAGAAGGACATGTGGATAATACTAATAAAATAATAGGTCATAAGTTGAAACGTGGTACTCGTAAACATATGTCAACGTGATTATGCGAAGACTGTTACATAAACCATATAAACATTACTTGGTTATCATTATACCCTAATGGATATTGAAGAATTCCCGTATCTTAATACAACTGATTTATCATATCATTTCCAAGAACAAATCGTTTATTTATATTTAAATATAATGCGTAAAACTAATGATTTCGTGGTTAAAGAATTGGCTTCACAATTTCGTGAATTACTGTTGTTATTAAAACAAGAGATGGTAAAACATCGGTGCAGTGGGTTATTTCATGATGGATTTAAATATAATCAATATATTGATTTGGCATATAGACTTGTTGCTCATACTCGTGATATTGTCGGTGGAAAAGGTGAGCACGAATTATTTTATATGCTGGTATATGAATTACATAGAGTTTTTCCCACTTTGTCAATATATTTATTACATAATTATATAGGTGTTTACAAAGTTGGTAGCAGCTTGGGCAACAACATAGATTGCAAACTCGGTTGTTGGCGTGATGTGAAATATTTATGCAATTATGTCCGCAATGTTTCTCCGAAAGGTAGTGATGATTCTATCATTGATATTTGTATTGAACTTATGAACAATCAACTTAAGAAAGACATTGAATCGTGGAGATTCTCGGTAAATGCTGGCTCTCGTAAACATATTTCAAATATTGCAAAATGGATTCCTCGTGAAAAGAGACGATTTAATTGGCTATTTGAGAAACTTGCAGTTCATTGGTGCAATAATTATGGGCGCTGGAAACTTGATTCTGATAACTATAATTATTATTCTGCCCTCACAAAATGCAAACGTCAATATCGTAAGGTTATTGCAAGAATGAATAAAATATTGGACACCACTGAAATTAAACAGTGTTACCAGTTATGGGATGATATTAATGTAGATAATGTATCAAAATATACTGTTATGAAACAATCAAAATTGTTTTTATGTTATGGCAATAAAGATGAAATTACCGATGTTCTTGATTTTTTCAAGGATGTTTCCAAAAGGAGTTGTTCTCAAAAATACATTGAACGCTCTGTTCCCATAAAGAGCTCATATAGTCATAATGAAATTATACAGTTACCTATATCCTATTTTGTAAAAGAGGCTATGCACATATTGAGAAGTTGTAATACTAATATTGCTTATCGTGACGTGTTAAATTCTAATTGGGAAAAGTTTTCACGCACATTTGATTCCTATAGATTTTATAATACATTACCTATGGTTAATGTTTCTTATAAAATGATTGAGAAAGACGCTGAAGCTTTTTATGCAGGTGTTGGAATGTCTATAATTATTGCACAAAAAAGTTCATTTGGTAAACGCATATTGGCTTTGGAGAATAAACCGACATGGGTAAACCTTGAGGATTCTGATGATTTTTTATCTATCGTTGAGAAATTCTCTGAGATAATTCGTTCTCAAAACAATACCTGTTTTTGTTTTGAGCGTGGTATTGATATGATAGTTACTGCTCTCTATGAATCTGATTTTCTATGTAATAAAATGAAATTGGTTTTATTTTCTAATGGGCTTTCTGGTAATATTGAAAAATATTATGATTATATGGAAACCCAGTTTACATTAATGAATTATTATATACCCAAGTTAGTGCTTTGGAATTTATCTAAGACAGACATTTGTGAAATACCTGGTGAAAAAGTAATGGATAATTGTATATTGATATCTGGTTTCTCTAGTTGTTTGATTAAATATATTGCGACATTGAATAAAGATGATACTGCTTATGATGTTGTTTCTCGGATACTGAGTGGGGAAAGATATGAAATGTATTCGCAGTATATGTCGCAATTGGTTCAAAAGAGCCGGTAAATATAATGAATATTTGAAGATGGGTCATATCTAAAATAACTAATGGATTCTGTGTTTTCATACATCATTTTATCTGCGTTCTTTATGCGAAAATTAAATTTATCTTCAATATCATTGCCGTGTCTTAAAACCAATTTACCTCCCATAAACTGATTATATTTACCATAACATTCACCTCGTTGATTGGGTGTAAGGTTTGCGTTTGTATCATATATATTTGTATTGTTCATTGTATTATAAATTACATCATTAAACAAGGTTGGTCCTGTTGCCTTAAATATATTGTGTTCTCGTTTCTCTATTCTAATTATCATTTCTTCAATTACTTTGAGAAGCAATGGATGTCTAGGTCGTATCATAAAACAGAACTGCTCCAGATTGATATCACCATTAATGAAAAAAATGAATTCATCATGGGGACTAATAAATGTATTCAAATCTAGATTGATTGATGCATCTAAATCTAAATATACACCGCCATATAAATATAAAGCGATGTATCTTACAAAATCTCCTTTTGCTGCTCCCAAAATTAATTGTTGAAACGCATTAAGTGTTCTCTGATCAAAATGGGTTTTTATTATCTCTACAGCTTCTTGGTCCGTAATTAGTCGGTAATCATATTCAGGATTGTTTTTTAGGATTTGGTTTAGATTATTGTATATAGGCTCTGGTATCTTATTATTGACATAGGTTTGTATAATTGTTTTGGGAATTGTTTGTGGGGATTTTTTTGTAGTTGATGGTATTAATGTGGGTATTGATATCATTATATGATAAAAAAAGAATAATATTTGTTTGTTATTACGAAGGTTCCGTTCTTTGTCCCTCATTTTACTTGTTGTTGAGACTTACCCGAATATTGTAAAACCGGTTCTTATACGATTTCTTATACTTCTTAATAATGTCTTGACAATCTTCTTTGGTTACAGTTGAATTTGCGTTTTTCACTTCATTAACAATATCTGGTTTGTATTGGTTAAGATAATTGTCAAAGCTTTCTGATGGCGAAATCCTGCTAATTCCGTCATTTGCATTGTTGTTAATTTGACTATAAATATGTTTATCCATTTTCTCTTGAATGTCCTTGGAAATGGACTCATATTGCTTTCGCTGCTTTTCATCGTTATTGTTGTTGTTATTTTTGTTGCGGTAATAATATCTAGCACTCTTAAACATCTTTTCTAATGTGTCTCCCTCAAACCCTAGTGTTCTTAGACGCTTTACTTCGTCATTAATAAGAGGTTCAATATCTTCATCTGTTGACCACTTTGTCCATGCTTCCTTAAAATCTTTGCGATGGTCATGTTGATGAACCTTGGCAAAGACTGCCAATTCATTTGTAAAATCACCAGAGAAAACAAACCTATATGTCTGAAGTGTGATTGTCTGTTGTTCCATGTTTAAAATGAAAAGTCGTTGTTTTTCATTTTATTTTTCTTTGATAAAGTTTTCAATTTTTCGCTTTATTTTTTATTGGAATTTCCTATCTATGATAACAGGCTCTTGATTTGAGTCTGCATCAAATTCCCGAATGAGGAATTGATAAATATCTTTGTATGTTTGATTATCATGGTATTGTCGGCATGTATAAATATCAATGGCAACATAATTATTCTCTGGATATGTATGGATAGAAATATGTGATTCTGACAGCAAATACACTGCAGTAAATCCTTGTGGTTGGAATTCGTGTTGGGATTTTTGTAGTATCGTATAGTCATATGTTTTACATATATGGTCCAGAAGGTTTGTAAGTTGTTGTGGGTCATTTATGAGGTTTTGGTTTTTAATGTCTTTTATATCGCAAATCATGTGTTTCCCTGATGACATTAGTGTTTTTTTTATATATTTATTTTTTATTTTTATTTTTTTAAACTGACTGATATTATATATGGAAAGTCCTTTTGCTAAACATGGACAAGGCTCAGGCTCTACCTTTGTTCTCTATTTAGAACCCATAATGAATCCTTATTTTAAATCTTATCAAAATGTTATTACCTTGGACCGGATGCCTGATGGACCATTGGCTGATATGGTGACGATGGTTAATTTGCCGAAGCTTTCGCCTTTCCAAGAAGCTGGTAATGGATTCGGTAGAGGAATGGGTGGGTCTTGTATTCATGTTCTCTTAAGATATCGTAAGAGCTCTGGACTATTTAGTTGGAAGAATTCGGATATTTTTATGGGCACTGATGATATTCCCTCTGTCTTAGGGTATTTGAAAGCAAATGGATATACTATTGATACGGATTTGACAAAGATGATGTTTAAAAGTCGTGTGGAAGTTGGGGGGATATCGGATAAGAGGTTTTCGGGGGATAGGAAGGTTATCTGCTTTGTAAGTGGTGGTCTATGAATACGGTATCAGAATCTAATAATTTAGAAATTATTATTCACAAAGACAATATTACCCATCTTAATTTCATCAAGATTTTAAATTTAACTCTAATGCCTATTTATATAATAAACTATGTCCTACTCTTATAAAAATATTTCTGTTATGTATTATCCTGGTACAGTATGTGCTTATTTAGGATCTACTGACATAGATGGATGGGTAATATGTGACGGAATACAACGAAATGTTTCTGATAGTAGATATACAAATTTAGTTACTATGGCAATTGGAACTGGAACTGCTAATGCATATACTCCACCTGACTATAGAGGTGCATTCCTCAGAGGCTCTAATAAAGGAACTGCAAACGCTGCTGCAACTACTACTTACGGTGCTCGTGCACCTGACCTTAAGATCTCACAAACTCATATGACTGAAACACACAGTCATGGCGCTAGTTCTGGTAATCAAAGTGCTAATCATACTCATACCGGAACAACTGATTCCGGTGGATCTCATACTCATACTATTAGTACTAGTGCAAGTCCTGATCATACTCACGGATCAGGTACTACTAGTGAATTTGGAGATCATACTCACACAATGAAAGATGCAGTTTTTGCAGAGAGTGGTTTTGGTGGTGAAGAAGGAAATCTTAAAAATAAAAGAGGAAGTAACAGTGGCTGGGATAACAATAATGATCGGATTACCGTTGGTACTAGAACTATAGGTATCAATACAACTAATCACACTCATACATTTACTACAGACGCTAATACAACTAATCATACTCATAGTTTGACTATAACCGCTAACGCAACTAATCATACTCACACTATTACTACTAATTCAGACCCAGTTCATAATCATACTATTACAATTAATAATTCCACAACAAATGCAGGTTCGGAAACTCGTCCACATAATTATGGAGTAAATTGGATATTAAAAATATAATATTTTTATAACAAATATATTATATGGCTTCTTATTTCTACAAAGGAATTTCAATAACACCTCCCGCCAGTAGTATAACAGCTTATTTAGGAAACACTGACCCAGATGGATGGGTAATATGTGACGGAATACAACGAAATGTTTCTGATAGTAGATATACAAATTTAGTTACTATGGCAATTGGAACTGGAACTGCTAATGCATATACTCCACCTGACTATAGAGGCGCATTCCTCAGAGGCTCTAATAAAGGAACTGCAAACGCTGCTGCAACTACTACTTACGGTGCTCGTGCACCTGACCTTAAAAGCTCACAAAATCATATCACTGAAACACACAGTCATGGTGCTAGTTCTGGTAATCAAAGTGCTACTCATACTCATACTGGAACAACTAGCAATCAAAGTTCCTATCATAATCACACTGGAACAACTGGCAACCAAAGTGCTAATCATACTCATACTGGAACAACTAGCAATATAAATGCCAATCATACTCACACATGGTCTGATACTGTTACTGGCCATAATAATTCTAATCTAGCCGGGCTTGGTGGCGGTGATTTTAATAATTCTGTAAATCCAGATTTAGATAGAGCTGGTACTACTAATAGTGCCGGAGAACATACACACACAGCAACTACTGCTTCTAGTGGAGACCATACTCACACATTAACTGTTGATGATAATGGTAGTCATACTCATACTATTACTACTAATTCAGATCCAGTTCATAATCATACTATTACAATTAGTGATTCTACAACAAATGCAGGTTCGGAAACTCGTCCATATAATTATGGAGTGAATTGGATACTAAAATTATAATGTATTTTATATAATATAATATAAATATAATCTAAATAATTATATTATATGAATAATACATCAGAACTTACTGCACCTAAAACGAAAAGAGCTTATAATAAAAAAAATAAAAATATAGAACAATCAATTAATAATGATATCCAAGTAGTTGATTCCTCTTCAAATCCTACTGTACCTAAAAAGAAAAGAGTTTATAATAAAAAAAATAAAATTGTGGAGGAATCAATTCATAATGATAGTCCAATCGTTGATGCTTCTTCAAATTCTATTATATATTCAAATAATAATATACCATTACAGAATTCAGATGAGCAATTGTCTGATAACAGTGGAAATCTTATTATTGACAATTTTATTTATTTAGAAGATAACAATCTTCCTGATGTTACATGCAATGACATTATTGATATGTTTATAAAAAGCGATAAGAAAACTCCAGGAACAACGGCCTCTGGTGTATTATCTGAAGTTAAAAATACTAATGATTTATATATTTCAGATTTAGTAGAATTTAAAGAAATTGATAAGATTTTATACAATAAATTACATGTTGCAATTAAAAATTATCTTGGTAAGATTAAAAATTATTTAAATTCCGTAAAAATATCAGAAAAGATTACCTATTTTGAGACTGTAACTGATTTTGGATATCAAATTCAGGAATATATTAAAAACGAAGGTAAATATATTTGGCATTCAGATAGTTTAGACTTGGATGGAATTAAAAAAAATAATCAATATCGGATGCTAGCTTTTATTTGGTATTTGAATGATGTAGATGAAGGAGGAGAAACTGAATTTATACATGGTAAAGTTACACCAAAAAGAGGAAGTTTATTGATATTTCCTTGTTCGTGGACATACATGCATAAGGGAAATATTCCAGTTTCAAATAATAAATATATTATAACTGGTTGGGTCGGATATAGATTATAGAGAAATCAAATTCTAATATTACAATATTTTTATTAAAAACTCCCAAATAGCAAACTTAACTTTACTAATTGGGCATAAGTATAAATTGGAAATTAAAAGGTTTAAATACATCTGTAGATTATTATATAGATGTACTTCAAACCTCTTCTTCCTCTGATGGTTTTGTTTTCCAGCGTATTGTCCTTTCAATCCCGCTACATTTTTCGTCCTAGTTTTAATATTATGCGCATGAAGAAAAGTGCACCAGATTATGATTCTTTTAATCCTGACATGTCTGGTTCTGGTCGTAAGTCACGTCAAAAGAACTTGGCCCCCGTTTATAAGCCTCGTTCCGAGAACCAGCGTCAATACGTCTCCTATTTGAACAATGCCTCTGTCCCCATCGTCTTCGGAATTGGCCCCGCTGGCTGCGGTAAAACCCTCTTTGCATGCACTACGGCTATTGAGGGGTTGCGGCGTGGGGCTTTCCAAAAAATCGTATTGACTCGCCCTATTGTCCCTGTTGAAGAAGAGGAGCTTGGATTTCTACCTGGCACTTTGGTAAAGAAAATGGATCCTTGGACCCGGCCCCTTATGGATATCTTCTTGGAATATTACCCTCAACATGAGATAGATTTTATGTTGGGTTCAGGTGTCATAGAAATCTCACCTTTAGCATATATGCGTGGTCGTACTTTTAAACGTTGCTTTATTATTGCTGATGAAATGCAAAACTCTAGTCCTGGGCAAATGCTTATGTTAACTACACGCATTGGTGATGGTTCTAAAATGGTTATTACTGGTGACTTGAAACAGACGGATAGGTCTCAGGATAATGGTCTCTTAGATATTATGCATAAAATTAAAGATTATAGGGTGCGTAAGGCTTTGGAAGCTGGTGATTTGGGTATTGAGATGGTGGAGATGAAATATTCTGATATTGAGCGTAGTCCTATTGTTAGTAAGATTCTTGAGATATTTAATGATAAAAATGATAAAAACGTTATTACTAATGATAGAATGATTCCAAGTCAATACATTAGTCCAGTTAATGTTACGACTAATAGTACAAGTACAGATACTCCACTATCTCTTCCTGAAAAAAAAATAAATATAAAAATAAATAATGATGCCGCGTTAATTCCTTTGTCTGACATGACTACTCGTTATAATGGTATCTAGGTTTCCTTCTTTTTGGTTCTGGATTTTCTTGCCTTCTTCACTGGTTTTGGGGCTTCTAGTTCCGGTGCATATGGCTTATCCAGGACCTGTTTGCGTTTTGCCAAATAAATCAATGCCATCATCATTTTTAGAGCCTTCCTTTGGAAATATTTATAGTCACTTGGACTATGTGCAACTGCTGTTTCACATGTTCCTATAAATTTATTTATTTTATTCATACAGTCTTCTTTGTGAACATAACCAAACCTCATATAAAACCCTATTGGCAAACACCTATTGCGATTGTATTTATATAAACTATTCATCATAGGCGTGTAAGTTTTGGTTTCAATGTTTTTGAGGAGTGCTTTTAAATAAGGAACCTTGAGTTTCATAATATTGGCATCCAAATTAGGATATCTGGCTCTAAATATCTGGATCCGAGTTTCTGGTAAAAGGAACTCATAAATATATCGGACCATATCTTCAGGAAGTCTATCCATAGGTTCCATCCTGAAGTTTTTTGACCGCTGAGTGCGTTCTTCTATAGCAAGTAACTTTTGGGATTTTTTGTCGCACTTTTGTTGGAAATCTTCGTTGAGTTTATTTACATATTCTTTTGCTGTTAATATCCATTCAAACATCTGATCGCTGTCAATGCTCATCTGATATCCAATATCAATATTTGGGACCAGCAAGTCTAGATTCGTTTGCAGCAGGTTGTGGAACGCTGGCTGAATTGTTGTGTCTGTTTGTCTGGGGTATCTACTGACCTCTTTAGAAATCGGAAATGTCACTAGGTTTTTATATATTTGTTCTGCTGATGGTGGGCGCTTTTTTAGCGGTAGTCTATTTGATATCGGCTCTTCTGGTTGCAAGATTATATTCTCCATATTGATTTTGATGGAATTGGTGGTTTTTCTAATTTAAAAATCAATTTTTCACGCTGATTATTATTTTATAATTATATAGTAAGGCAGTACAACCACATAATAGTTAAATGATGAATGTTTATACGTCTTTAATTGCGTCTATTGTTATACAGGTTATAACAGGAATTATTGAAGTTATTTCTCTATTTGTTAGAGTACCGTTTACCTTCTCATTTATAAAGCAATTGTTATTGTTAGAAGTATTCGTGCAATTCGTAGAAGGTTTATTTTATATATATTGGTTGTTTAATTTTAAAACTATTTCAAATATTACTCCCAAAAGATATTTTGATTGGGTAATTACAACACCGACTATGTTAATAAATTTGATTTTTTATTTAATTTTCTTAGATCACAAAGAGAATAATACGAGTGATAAACTAAACTTTTTTGACTTGTTTAATACAGAATTTAATACTATTATTACGGTTTTGTTACTAAATTGGGCTATGCTTTTATTTGGTTATTTAGGTGAAGTTTCTATTATTCCCGTAGTATTGGGAGTTTCATTAGGATTTATTCCGTTTTTGATTTATTTTTATATAATTTATGAGAAATATGCTATCTTAAGTGATGATGGATTAAAAATGTTTTATTACTTTTTTATCTTCTGGTCTTTGTATGGTGTGGCTGCTGTGTTACCTTACAATCTTAAAAGTATGTGGTATAATATTTTGGATTTATTTGCAAAGAACTTTTTTGGTTTATTTTTGACATATTTGATATTTACTAATAAATATTAATGTTTGTCTAAGACTTGTTCGTCTCAAAAAATTGAGATAATAATTGTTTTGTTTCTATATATTAAACAAAACAATCATGTTCAAACAAGTAGTAATGGTTTGGGTCTTTGGAACGCCTATAGTTTGTAATGGATTCAATTTGACTCCTGTACGTGGTATTATTACATCACAAGCCTTTTCAGAATCTTTAATAAATAATATTAACCAGGAATTCATTAGTGATGGAGGTGTTATGAAAGATTTGTTTCAATATCATTACAATATTCCTGCTGATATTATTTATACTTTATTCTTTATGACAACTTTATACTATCAACTATCTACTCTTGATAATAAAAAAATTTGGGATGATATTGCTTTGTATCAAACATATCGCAGACGTTTTAATATGATATTGATGTTTATGTTTGTTGTCTTTGTTAGAAATATTGATAATGCCATTTAAGTTAAGGGAACCAATGGTTTCGTTCCTTGTCCCATGAGCCGCTTCCTTTTATAATATGGTCTATTCAAATGTACTCACATATACTAACAATCATTGTCCCATTCTCTTGTTTTATTTGGAAAGGCTTTCCGCAGCCATATATTGCATTGGTCCTGATAAGGTTGTCGCATTTTTCTTTTGATGAATGCGGTCCAACCTGTTTCCCTGAGTTCTTGTATTGTCCATGTCTGAATATTCCACAGTTGAGTTTCTCTATAAGAACGGGTTCCTTGCAATGTGGGCACGTGATGACTTCGTTCATTCTTCTATACTTTGTCATTATGTTTTATTCTAAGCATATTTGAATCAATTTTTTTGGATGTCTTCTTGTGAAGACCAGAGACCTGATGACTGGAAACCTGAACGGACCCGACGACCCGACCCGACGACCCGACCCGACGACCGAAGAGAGTCCCCTCGCTCCGAGCCTCTCCCCGAGCCTCTCCCCGAGCCTCTCCCCGAGCCTCTCCCGAAGCCCCCTTCGCCGAGCCCCTTCCCCTCCCGGTCCCTGGCGAAAAGTTATCGGGAAATGAGTGACATATCGGTAAATGAGTAGGATACCGGGAAATGAGATTTTCTGACGAAAAAACGCGAAAAAATTGAACTTTTTTTTCGGAAACTTTTCGGAAGGAAAAATCCCGAAAACCGAAGTCCGAAATCCCGAAAACCCGAAGTCCGAAATCCGAAGTCCCGAAGTCCCGAAGTCCGAAGTCCGAAGTCCGAAGTCCGAAGTCCGAAGCCCGAAATGGCCTCCGCGGCTTCCGTCAAAACGATTGAGATGTTCGCTATTGACGGCTTTGAAGCGCTTGTCTTTACCGTATGCCCCACTATGGTAAAGCGAGAGGCTATTGAAGCCTTCGTCCGGAAGGCAAACCCGACGAAGACGGCCGCTTTCCAAAGCGAGATAGCCAACCGCATACAGGACTACTCGGAAGCCTTCTTGCGAACGCCCCGCGCGCTTGAGAAAAAGCCCTCTGAGATTGAGATGGCCGCTATCATAGAGACAATACGTCAATTCGCGAAGGACGACTTCCGCTTTGGTCTCTTCAAAAAGAACCTGCAACTTGTATTTGATTTGATGACGGATTCCGTTAAGGAGGTTTACCTGATCAATAACGGGAATCTCTGTAAGCTGCTCAATGAGACGATGGACTTCCTAAGGGCCTCCCGCGATGAGATGCGCTTTGACGCGAAGTATAGCTCAGACGGCAAAAAGGTAACGTTTGGGCTTCGGAAAGTCTAAGTGATAGATTAGTGTAGTTTGTTCTCTGTAAGTGTACCTAATAAAGGTTTTTTTTGACAATTTATACATAAAAGTTTTCAAAAAAATACAATATACACCGAGTGAAGCCCCCTGCGAGAATTGAACTCGCGACCTCCAGTTTACAAGACTGGTGCTCTACCACTAAGCTAAAGGGGCACACAATATAAATTGTCGTATATTCTTTATGTTTCTTTTTGTTTATTTGTTTCATGTCCAGTTGAGAAAAATGTATTGTATATAATAGTTATCCAATCATAAGGTTTGCTAGGTTTATCTGATTCTTTCTCTAATTCTTTCTCTGGTTCTTGAAGTAAAAATTTAATAATAGGATAAGATATTGATATAAATTTGTCTTGCATAATATATATAAGATAAATGTTACTTGCAACAATTGTATTTATAAAACTAAAAAAACCTAAGTAGTTTGAGAAAGAGTTTACATAATTTTATGTTAAATTATTTAAAAAACAGTGATTTTATATATAAAAAATATATTTCAATTTTATTTTTCGTAAAAAATTTCAAAAAATGCATATTTATAGTTTTACGGAAAAGTATGTAATAAATATTAATGTTGGGAGATTTTTGGTTTCCAAAATAATATAAGAACTTTTTTGTAATCATATTATATTACAAATGGATACTCCAGAAGTTCTCCAAAATACTATAAAATATACATGTGATCATTGCAATTACAAAACCCAGCGAAATAGTCAATATGAAAGACATTTGCTGACATCTAAACATTTAGAACGCTCAAAAGAAGACAATAAAGTTCCCGACCATATTTGCGAATGTGGTAAAATATATAAACATAGACAGGGATTATGTAAACATAAAAAGAATTGTTCGCATCAAAGAAAAGAAGAAAAAATGTCAATGATTATTGAACAAAATAATAAGATACTTCAAGAAATAGATAAAACAAGAAGTCAAATAAATACACTTACTTCCAGTTTTATGTATTACATTCGTTTACAAAATGATGTACGTAATTTTACAATAAATACTTAATAATCTTTCTCAAAAACAAAGAAATAAAGTCGGGAAGAAATTTGAAAATGGACAAAAATAAATGTCCATTTTTCTTTTTATGAGAATAGTTTATAAAAAAGGGGTCGCTAAAACGTGATTGTGACTGATATGCAGTAAATACCAACAATATCATTGGAAATGTGCGCTGCATAAGTTTTTAAATATATTTTATGAAACATATTTAGATACTTTTTTTGTTAGAATATATTATAACAAATGTTAACAAAAACTAACATGAAAGTATCACAAATACATTCATGTATAATTTGTCACTACAACACGAGCAGACGTGGGTTATTTGAAAAACATTTATTAACTGCAAAACACATTAATCTAACTTCTTCTAATGAAGAAGTATCGCTGCAATATGATTGTCACCATTGTAACTATAGTACCACAATACATAGCAATTATAAAAAACATTTATTAACTGCAAAACATATTAAACTATCAGAAGTATCAGAAATTGTTTCTCAACCCATACAATGTAGTATATGTAATAAAATATATAAATCTAGACCAGGATTATGGGCACACAAAAAGAAATGTATAGAAAAACCAATAGAAAACACAATTGTTCCAACCGAATTAACAAGCACTGCCGTAATAATAGAAATAATTAAACAAAACCAAGAGTTTAAAACACTTTTAATAGAACAACAAAAAGAAAACAAAGAGCTTATCAACAAAGTAATTGAACTTTCCAAAGAACCTAGAATCGTAAACAACGGTACAATGACACAAAATAACAATCAAAAATTTAATCTACAATTCTTTCTCAATGATACTTGCAAAGATGCTATCACAATACAACAATTTATTAATAATATTCAGATTTCATTAGAGGACCTAGAGAGTGTTGGTAGAAATGGTTTCGTGAAAGGTATTTCTGATATTGTATTAAAAGAATTAAATACATTAGATGTTACAAAAAGACCTATACATTGTACTGATTTAAAACGTGAAGTTATCTATTTAAAAGAAGAAGATGCATGGAATAAAGATGATGATGAAAATACCAAATTAAAGAATGTAATAAAAACTGTTGAAAATAAAGGTTGGAATAAGGTTCCTTTTTGGTATCAAAACAATCCTAATGCTCATGTTTCTGATACACCTGAATATGCAATGTATGGAAATATTGTGCGAAATGTTTCTGGTAATGATAATGAAGTTAAATTAAGAGAAAAAATTGTCAAGGTTATTGCAAAAGAAACACATCTAGAGAAAGAAAACCATTTCATTGAAGGAGACCCTTCCTCTGAATAAAAGAACCCTTCAATCACAGTACAACTATATCATATTATACTCTTATTATAATATGGTAAAATACCCCCATTATACGTTTGTCGGGAAATGAGTGACATATCGGGAAATGATTAGGATATCGGTTATTAAGTATTTGAATAATTCAAAACAGATATTAAAGTGAGGGTTTTATATTACATTATTTAATTGTTGACAGAATCGCCAAAATCTGACATAAAAAATTGAAAAAGTTTTCCTGTAGAACAGAATTGGTAAATTTCCCAACAAGTTCGCTTGTAATTCTCAAAATGTCTACTCCCGTTGTTTCGTCTGCTAAATCTTCTGCTTCCAACGTTGCTTCGGCAACTAAGGAGGTCAAGGAGAAGAAGCCTCGTACTCCTACTCTTCCTGCCAAGTTTGGCAAGTTCATCCAGTTTGGTTATTGGTTCATGAAGCGCATCAATTCTCTTGACGAGAACGTGCCTGCTGTGGACGAGGACCTCTGCATTGAGCAGCTCAACGTCTTCTCTGAAATTGACTCTCAACAGGCCTTCGTTCAGGCATTCTTTGATGACTCCAAGGATATTGCCAAGACCATTCGAACTTCTATTCAGCAGAAGAAGAAAGACGAGGTCAAGGCCGCTAAGGCACAAGCCAAGGCTGATGCTAAGGCATCTGCCTTAGCCAAGTCCGATACCAAGGACAAGAAGCCCCTACGTTCCGAAAAAAAGAAGGAGAAGGCTGTTGTTGCGGTCGCCGATGAGTCTGATTCGGACAAGAAAAAGCCCAGGGGCAGGAAGCCCAATGCCAAGGTTCTCACATCTGAGGACGCCTTCGTAAACGAGATGGTTCAGTTGGCCAATGGAAATCCTCCTCCTCCTCCTATTGCATCTCCTTCTAAGGAGCCAAAGGAAAAGGATGCAAAGGATACAAAGGATGCAAAGGTCAACGAGACAAAGGACCCCAAGGTCAAGGAGACAAAGGACCCCAAGGTCAAGGAGACAAAGGACCCCAAGGTCAAGGAGCCCAAGGTCAAGGAGACAAAGGAGGTCAAGGTCAAGGAGACAAAGGTTAAGGAGCCCAAGCTCAAAGAAAAAAAACCTGCTCAGGATCCTGACCAAACCGCCGTATCTATACTTAACCTCAACGATAAACAATACCTCATTGACGAAAAAAACCATGTTTACGACTTCCACACCCACCAACCCATCGGTACCTTCAATCCTATTAATCTTACTATCTCTTGAAGGGAACCTACGGTTCCCCTCAGACCCCTCCCTTAATATAATGTCATTATTGTAATCAATCGGAATCTTGCTCTTGACGTTGTCTTCTCTTAAAAAATCATAAAAAACTAAATTTTGTATACATTGTTTTTTTTTGTTGTAAAAAATTGATTCTGTTTTTATCTATCATAAATTATAGAAACAACACAGCTATTTAAGATGGTAAAGAACACAACTGGTGGAACCGGTGCAAAGAGCCTTGCTAGAAAACATCAATCTTCATCCAACCAAAGACTACGTCTCCCCGAATGTGAGTTAGAACAATTCGCTTGCGTTACAAAAATGCTAGGAAACGGAATGTGTGAGATTTACACAAATAGCAATGTGCGTCTGATTGGCCACATTCGTAATGCATTTCGTGGTAAAAACAAGCGAAACAATATGATTACTCCACAATCCATTGTTTTAGTTGGACTTCATGAGTGGGAGAAGATTCCAAAAAATTGCAATATTATGGTTATCTATGACCAAAATCAAATAGAACAACTTAAAAGTATTCCAAGTGTAAAAATAGATCATGTTTTGAATCTACAATTATCAGCGACAACGTTCCAGTCAAGCAAAAAGACGCAGAGAGACTTTGATTTTGTAGAAGAGAAGGAGCCAGAAATTGCTCCACAGAACGTTCCAGCACATCCAATTGATTTTGAAATGACTACTGAAAACGAGGTTAACATTGATGATATCTAAATAAAAAAACCACAAATAATTCACATCTTTGTTTAATAACATAAAAAGTAATTAATAATAAAAATATATGTCTATTTTTTACGTTTGTATAACAACAATAAGAGGATACGAAGCAGCATTAAACAATATATTGGAGTCAATTCCTAATGAATGGAAAGACAAAACTATTATTGTTTATCAAAACGAATCAAATGAACGAATTACTGTTTTTGAAGACGGTCGTATTGAGGTTTATATTAAAAACAATTTGCACGATTATGGTAACTGGATAGGAGTTTATAAGCTTATAGATAGGTCTATAGTACCAAAAAATTCATGTTTTTTGTTTGTTCATGACACTTGTAAATTTGGACCAAAAACGCATCAGTTATCTCAACATATTTCCAATATATTTATGAATGAATCCGATTATGATATATTCTGGTTATGCAATAACGGGCAATGCAATATATCTTTGTTAAAAGAATCAGCGATACGTTATGGTTATAACTTTTATAAGGATATATTTTCAATAACAAAAATGCAAACAGTAGATTGGGAATGGGATTATAATAATCCATATTGTCCAAAAACTTTTAATTTAAAACATTATTATATGCGTATTTCTACAGAAAAAATGGGCATAAAAAAAATATATAGTGACGTGGAAAGAACTGTTTTATATTATCCAAGCATTGATATGGAAAAATATTACGTAGATATTAAAAAAGAAACCGACCATCCAAAATCGCCATGATCTGGCATAAAAAATTGAAAACTTTTTCCAAAATTTGGGGGAACGTAAATAACAATCACCAATACCCTTACTAAAATGTCTTCTTGCTCTGGCTGCTTCCCAATTTACCAGGCCAACCAAACGGCGCACATGGAGAGTGGAGGTTGCCTGTATGTGGACGAAGATGTCTTTTGCCAACCCGTCAACCTTCTTTCTCAGTTTGAGTCTTCCAACGTGGACGCTAGCGCTGCGTACGCTCCTGCTGTGGACAATGAATCCGCTTCCGCTTCTGGTAGCGAAGTCTCTTGTTTTGATTCCGTCGGAACTGGAACTGAGTGCTGCATCTGCTACGAGATTATTGGCAAGAAGAACAACTGCGTCACAGATTGCGGTCACGTATTCTGCTTCAAATGTCTGGCAACAGCGATGGCGCACAACAACAGTTGCCCTTGCTGCCGAGCTCCGCTGACAGACATGCCCGATGACGAGGATGATGACAGTGATTACGAAGAAGATGAGGAGGAAGACAGTGATGATGACGATGATGAGATTCACGTCAACAAGGAGTACGACGGCGACGTGGAGGACATGGTTACACGCATGGAAGCCAAGGGTGTTACCATGCTAGACATTGTCTCCTTGCTGTTCAGCAAGTTTAGCAAGAAGGATGAAAAGTACACAAAGGAGTATGTGAGAGCTCTCTGTGACACGATTAACCAAATCAGTGAGGAAACGGAGAACGAGAGCAAGGAGCGAGAAGTTATGGGAGGTGAGGACGCACCGATACTGTCTAGATTGGGTGGACCAGTCGTAGAATTTGTGGCATAAAAAATTGATTAGACTAGTTTTGTTTCTGTAATCTGTAACTTTTTTCATAACAATGTCTGATATTGCTATTATTGCCAATGTTGACCCCGTCCAGATTCATCTGGATGAGGAGTTTACACTATTAATCAAACCCGCACAAAAGGGACTATTTGTTCTTTGTGTAATTGACAAATCAGGAAAATACGTTACGATTCCTGACGGATTTGCAGCATACGAAATTTATACCCAACGATATTTGGATGTTAGTGAAGATGATAAATATTACACAGGCTCTCTATTTAATGTTTACGAATTTTATTATAAAAATGAAAGGGTTTTGGACAACATAGAAGGATACACAATGGAAGATTATTGTGGATTTCCATACACTTCAACCAAGTACTACCAAAATTTCTACACTGCTCTTGTGAAAGGAAGCATGACCAAGGACACAAATACGATTCAAGTATCGTCTACTATGGACCTAGACGTAGGGATTACTGTGTTTGGAACTGGAATTCCAGAATTCACCACAATTACGCGCGTAAATGATGAAACAAACACAATTGAAATCAACAACCGTGCTCTTGAATCCTGTTCCAATGTTACGATTACTGTAAGGTAAAAACAGTAAAAATACAATATAAACAAATTATAATTATAATTATAATATATAGACAATGCGATTTTTATTGTTTTTTTTATTTGCAGTACTTGCAAGAAGCTCTTTAATTGAGCGGTTTGAGAACTGGGTCCAGGACTTTAAAGTTAAGTTTGATGATTACAAAACATACGATGGCGTTTTTAAGAAGTGGGTTGAAAATCACAAATTTATTGAGGAGGTAAACTCCAAGAATCTTACTTACAAATTGGGACATAACCAATTTTCTGGCATGGATTCTTCCGATTTTAGCCAGTATTTAGGAATATCAAGGATTTTGTATCAAGATTACAAACAATTATTTCATATAAACAAGCCAATAGACATATTTGGAAAGGTCCCTGAATCTGTTAACTGGGTAAAAAAGGGCGGAGTTACTCCAGTTAAAGACCAAGGTCAGTGTGGCTCATGTTGGTCGTTCTCCACAACTGGTGCAGTTGAAGGAGCCTACTATGTAAAGACAGGTTCATTAGAAAGCTTCTCAGAACAACAGTTAGTTGATTGCGATAATTATCTTAACGGTGGAAAGGACTTGGGATGCAAGGGAGGTCTTATGGATAATGCTTTTACATGGATATCAATGAACAAAGGATTATGTACAGAAAAAGATTATCCTTATGTTTCTGGAACTACAAAGAAATCAGAGACATGCCAAAAATCTTGCTCCAACGTTAAGAAGAGCAATGTAATTGGTTTTGTTGACGTTGTCACAAAGTCCGACGACGAGATGATGAAAGCATTATCATTACAACCAGTGTCTATAGCAATAGAAGCAGATAAAAAAGAATTTCAACTCTATAAATCTGGTGTATTTAGTGGTAAATGTGGAACCGAATTAGACCATGGCGTTTTAGTGGTTGGATATGGTATTTTAGATGGCTCAGATTACTACTTGGTTAAAAACTCATGGAGCACTAGCTGGGGAGATGGTGGATATATTATGTTGGGCAGAGGAACCCAATACAACAGCGGCGATGGTCAATGTGGTATGTTATTACAAGCTAGTTATCCATTAATGTAAAATATATAAAAATTAAGTGGGCTAATATAGAAATGCGAAAGAATCTTGTTCTATTGTTGATTGCGCATAAAACAACACAGTTTGTATTTTACAAAAACAAATATAACAACCGTGATAAATAATAGATGAATAATATATAAATGTATATCATTTCTGGTCCAAGTGCGCATTTAATAGCCGTTTCATTTTGTGTATACATAGTTGTCAATATATTTGAAAACTTAATACACTATAATATAGGAAAATTTAGTGACAAAGTTACCCATTTTGATATGCCAACTCAAAAAGATTGGATAAAAATTATAATAGTGATGTGTGTTTTTGCTCTTTTACAAGGCGTTTTAACGTTTTGGTTTCAAAAAAAACAAAAACTAATATAAACCATAGTTTGCATTATATTAGTTGCACTCGGATTTTCCGATTAACTTTATCTTCATCTTCAAACAAATACATTTTACACTTACATGTTGTGTAATTAGGTATGTCACAATGTGTGTTAATTCGGGACAGTAGCTTCAGTTTCTCCAGATATATCATGTAATTAACTGACCCATCGTTCTTAACAATTCTATCAAAGACAATCCCCTCATGTTCAACTTCCATAAGCTCTGGATGATTAAATACTCTAGTTAGCAGTTCACATTCTGTCTGAATTTTGCGGATTGACCGCATAGAAGTATTGACATAGTCCAGTTTCTGCATCCAATCTTCCAAGAATTTTTGTGCATCTAGACTAAGTGATTTTATTAGCCCCTTGTGTTGCAAAATAATAATTTGATTCAATAAGTCAACCAGCCTCCGTATAGGACTTGTAATATGTATATAGACTTTAGAATCGCATTTGAAATTCTTAGTATTAATCAGCTCATGCTCTAGCGAAACGTCTTCCATAAAAGGAATGTATTGACCAATTGTATTATTCCAACTGCGAATAACCCGAACAGTTTCGTCATTGAGACCATTTGAATCAACTCTTAAATTAGAATTAATATACGCAGCTGACCTGAATATACCCATCTTATTATTTGACATATAAGAACCAGTGAACATATTCATTTGAACCATCCAATGTGCAACAATATCATGACTGTTTTTTACAGCATTATCCATTAAGTATGACAAATCAAATAGCTTTCTATAAGCAACATCATTGTTTAACATCTTAGGGTCTTCGTATACATAATTTTTTTTTACACAAATTAGTGAATTTGCGTATTTAATAGGAATATCCGGAACAATATTTCCGAACTTGTCCACTACAATATCCATTACTAGAGCAAATCTGGGTTGACCCTCTTGTAAACTACATAGTGCATCAGATAGAACTGTTGGTAGCATAGGTCTCCGTCTATCTGGTAGATATATTGTTGAAACCCGTTGACTAAATGAGTTCCATAGTCCTAGTATTTCTAGCCATAGGAACACATTGGCAATGTAAATGGAAATCCGATAATTCTCACCAATTTGTTCTATTCCAAACCCATCGTCATAGTCAAGACTATTATTTGGGTCAATAGTAAATATGTAATTATGCCGTCGGTCTTCAATGATAAAATTGGGGTTTTGAAATATCTGCTGAACGAATTCGTCATGTGTCTTTTTATTGAGAGCACTTCGTGTTTTATTCGTAAACTCAGTTATAGAAATATGCAAACTTTTTGAATAAAGTTGATACTCATAGAAGTGTTCTAGAACATCCACATCACCAATTGTTTCACTAATTAATCCATGTGGATGTTTGTCTGTCCAGTTATCAAACTTAAACACAATATATTTGTTTTTCTGCACTTTAGAGAAGCCTAGTTTTACCTCATAAGGGACTAAAAATGCGGGTAAATAAGTATCGTCTGGAATACACTTATACAAGAGACGCTTCTTGTTTTCAGTTCTTCCAAATGTCTTATTGTTTTCCAGTACGAGTATTCCAGCAATAGCTTGACAGTTCCTTACGTAAGAATGTATTTTCTTAATGTCTTGTTGTCCATTGACTTCCGTTATTTCAAAGACATCTCTGCTGAATATCTTTTGGTCAGCTGGTTGAATGGTTTTAAGCAATGGGTAATCCTCTATATTTACGTCAGAATTGTTTTCATTATGAGCAAACGTCCAGTCCAGGTACGTCCTATCACGAACGTATATTTTAAATTTTTTAGAGGTCATTCTTTGTATAATTGGATTTGCTTATTATGTTACAGAATATGTTTATAAATCAATTTTTCAATAGTTATTAAAGGGTTTAAACATATAATGTATTCAAATATAACAATGGGAGGATTTTATAGTATGTTATCAGATTGCTTTAAAAAAGGAGAACTTGAACAACCTATTTTAACTATAGACGGTATATATGATGATACCAATCGTCTAACTAGACTTTCTGATGTAATAAGTAATAAGCGTGTCCATTGGAGCAATTATGATTCAAAGTCGGAACAAGAATATTTCAGAATGGTGAATGAAACTACCAAATTAAGAAAAAAATACAAGGGTTAATTCTATAAGAGAGATAAAATTATTATAAAACCAATTAGAAACTTTATCATATACTATCTTAGCATGCCGCCCAAATTTTTCAAGAAGACATACAAAAAAGCATCTGATAAGACATCTCCTCACTTATCTAGCGCAACCTATCTCATTATTGTAGAATCGCCAAGTAAATGCACAAAAATAGAAAGCTATCTAGGTCCAGATTATTGTTGTATTGCATCCAAGGGTCATATCCGTTCCATAGATGGAATAAAATCAATAGATATGAAAAAAACATATGAACCCACTTTTTCAATTATAGATGAAAAAAAGGCACACGTAGAACAGATGAAAACAGTAGTTTCAAATTTCTCAAAACAAAATATTATATTGGCGTCGGATGATGATAGAGAAGGTGAAGCTATCGCATGGCATATCTGTAAAATATTTGATTTACCAATTGAAACAACCAAACGCATTATCTTTCACGAAGTTACAAAACCAGCTATTCAAAAATCTATTGAGAATCCTACAACAGTCAATATGGACTTAGTCCATGCGCAACATGCCCGTCAAGTATTAGACATCATAGTAGGTTACAAAATATCGCCCTTTCTTTGGAAGTATCTATATAATAATAAATCCAATTCATTAAGTGCAGGGAGATGTCAAACACCAGCACTTCGTTTAGTATACGATAATGAAAAAGAAAAAAACAGTGGTGGTGGAATTGAAACCAAATATAAGACTATAGGGACATTTTTACAGAAACGTATACCTTTTGAATTAAATCATGAATATGACACACCAGAAGAAGTTTCTAGTTTCTTAGAGAAATCAAAGACATTTCAACATAGGTTGTCTTTGGGTTCTCCAAAAGATGCAACTAAGTCCGCACCAAAACCATTTCATACATCACGGCTTCTTCAGGTTGCTAGCAATGTTCTTCACATATCACCCAAAGAAACTATGAACTTATGCCAGATGTTATACCAAGCTGGATATATTACTTATATGAGAACAGAAAGTTCTCAATATTCAAAGACATTTTTAGAGCAGGCTAATAAATACATTATGGGTGAATGGTCGTCTACCAAATATCTGGCCGATTTCGCAAAACTAGAAAACAAAGACGCATCTAATCCACATGAAGCTATCCGCGTTACGCATTTAGAAACCAAAACAATTACAAATAAAGATGACCTAAGATTGGCTTCTATGTATCGTCTTATTTGGAGAAATACTTTAGAAAGCTGCATGGCCGACGCAAAATACAATACAATAAAGGCAACAATATCCGCACCAGAAGAACGCCAATATCAATACACTATTGAAATCCCAGTATTTTTAGGATGGAAAGTGGTAAGTGATAAATCAGATAATGATAATCCAAACGAGGGCTCAGGATTACATCTATATATGCAATCTATTGTAAAGACAGATAAACCAGTTCCATATTTGTCCATAGATAGCACCGTTGTAGTTAGAAACAAACACCAACATTATACAGAAGCCAGTTTAATTCATACTTTAGAAGAATTAGGAATAGGCCGGCCTTCTACTTTTGCAAGTATTGTGGATACAATTATTGACCGTGGATATGTGAAAAAGACAAATCTAGAAGGCACGGTTACCAAATGCACAGAATTCAAACTTGTTGACAAAGTTATTGAAAAAACAGAGAAAGAGAAAACATTTGGTAATGAGAAAAACAAATTGGTTATTCAACCTACTGGTATTCTCACAGTGGAGTTTCTTATTCAGAATTTTGAGAAGCTGTTTTCGTATGAATACACAAAAATAATGGAAAATCAATTAGATTTAGTATCTTCAGGAAAGGAGAAAGAATGGTCAACTATATGTGGGAATTGTGATAATGAAATTAAACAACTGGCTAAAACAGTTAAAAATGTAGCGAAACAGACCTATGTATTGGATGAAACGCACGAACTAGTGTTTCAAGCATACGGACCATCCATTAAACATACATTGACTGACGGAAGTGTAGAATATTTGCCAGCAAAGAAAGATATGAAGATAGATTTAGAAAAACTCAAAGAGGGTAATTATTCATTAGACGACATTATAGAAATTAAGAATGGTTGTTTAGGTACTTACGAAGACCAAGAAATCTTTATTAAAAACGGCAGATATGGCCCTTACGTAGAATGGGGAACGAATAGAGAAAGTATTAAGGAAATACAGAAACCATTGAACGAAATAACGTTATCAGATATTGAATCCTACTTGTCAAATAAAACTAGTAAAACCGAAAAGAACGTATTGCGAGTATTAAATGAAGATCTTAGTGTGAGAAAGGGTAAATTTGGGGCATATGTTTATTATAAACGCAAGGATATGGCAAAGCCCGACTTTCTCAATATTAAGAAATTCAATGAGGGGTTTTTAACATGTGAGCCAGAAACGTTGATAAGTTGGTTACAGACTACTTATAATATAGTATAATATTAATATATAATGGCAAAGACTAGTGCTGTATTTTTAAATTATTTTGCATTCGCTATTCTTTTTGTTGTTGGATTTATAATAGTTTACATTAAAAACACAGAGATAATAGGGTTCTATCATTTATTTATAGTAAACATTGCGTGTACTCTCTATACTATATCTTATTTTACTAGTGTGGAGGGAATGGATCTGGTGCCATATGCAATAGGGTTTTCATTAATTATAAGTGGAATATTTCATACCGTGTGTTTAATATTTATTGTCATGATGATTAGTAATTTAAAAGTGAAATATTCGGATACTTATGGAACACCAATAAATCTTCCACTTATTTACAAAGAACACCTAGAAATGTTTAAAAGATTGATGATATCTACATTTTCAGTTTGTGGTGTATTATTAATAATATATGGCACTCAATACGATCCCCCCAATGGCATTAACATAAATTTTACACAAGAGATGAAATCAATAGGAAATATTATGTACAAACCCTATCCTTTTGCCGTATTGATTATTACATGCGCTCCACTAATTATGTCGTCAATAAATGTTTCTATTGCGAATAATTTTTCAGCAATAACCAGACAGGATTTAATGCGTTAACTTCATACAAGATGTTGTGTGTAATAAAACAAAAAGCAAATACGTTTAAAAACAAACATATTTGTTCTCTATACTAAGTAACTATGAAGTACTACGAATCTCATTATGAAGAATACATATCGTCTATAGAAAAATATAATTTACACCCCGAATTATTGCCGATTTATGATTTACTTCCCAAAAAAATAAACCAACTAGAAAATTTAATAATATATGGTCCACCAGGGGTAGGTAAGTATTCTCAAATTCTTTACTTATTAAAACAATACAGTCCAAGCGAATTGAAATATGATAAAAAAATAACAATTACTACTGACAAACAGGAGTATATTTATAGGATAAGCGACATACATTATGAAATAGATATGTCTCAGTTAGGATGCAATTCAAAGTTACTATGGCATGAAATATTCTTTCAAATAGTAGATATTATTTCTGTAAAACAAGAGAAGATTGGTATCATACTATGTAAGAATTTTCATCTTATTCACACAGAATTATTAGAAATTTTCTATAGTTATATGCAACAGTATAATCATTCGCAATCTAATATCAAAATAAGATTTTTTATTATGACAGAACATTTGAGTTTCTTACCTACCGCAATGTTAAATGCCTGCCAATTATTAAGAGTAAATCGTCCTTCGGGTCAAAAGTATATTGAATTATCAAATTATATAACGAATGACCGGTCTAAACCGTTTCTCCAATACATTGCTGATTGTAAGCATAAAAAACCCCAAATAAATAAAAAATCACAAGACATAATTAACAATATTGATGTAGAATCTTTGATGAACTTAAAGGAAATAAGATCATTTCAATTAATTACTTCACCTGATGAAATACCAAAAGATGTGTTTAATATTATCTGTGACAACATAATTTCTGAGATAATGAATCCAAAAAAGATCACTTTCACATCGTTGCGCGACACTCTTTATGACATATTAACGTACAATCTTGATGTCAATGAATGCTTGTGGTATATTTTAAAATATTTTATAGAAAATAAATGTTTATCAGAAGAGAACATTTCTGAGATATTAATTCGCACATATTCTTTCTTGAAATATTATAACAATAATTATCGTCCGATATACCATTTAGAGAGTATAATATTCTATATAATAAATAAAATACATAATTTAAATGAACTATACGAAAGCATGTGAAAATTTGAATATCAATGTATCTGAAGAGATAACTACAGAAATATTAAAACGCCAATATAGATCATTGGCTCTCAAATATCATCCAGACAAAAATCCAGAGAAGGATACTGTATCCAAGTTTCAAGAAATACAGGAATCTTATGAATTTTTAATGAAATACAAAGATTTTATGGATACTGATTCATCAGATGAATATTATGATGATGAACGAGACATATCGGAAAATAAAGGAAATTATAAAACTATATTATTGTCCTTTCTCAAAAACATATTAATACCTGATAATAGAAATAAGTTGTTTTATACTATTTTGAAACAAGTAGCAAGCACATGCGAATCAAATGCTCTAGAAATATTGAGCAAGGTTGAGAAACAGAATTTAATAAAAATATATGATATTATAGAGAGATATAGAGAGGTACTTCATTTCACAGAGGATTTCGTTATTAAGATAAAGGAAATCATAAATGAAAAGATAAAGGACGATGAGTGTATAATTTTAAATCCTACTGTAGATGACCTGTTTGAGAATAATGTTTATAAACTCAAGGTAAATGGTTTTACATTCGTTGTTCCTCTTTGGCACAATGAACTAGTTTACGATAATTCAGGGAATGATGTTTATGTTAAATGTGTCCCGATTTTGCCAGAAAACATAGAGATAGATGATAAAAACAATATTCATTTCATCTATGAATCAAACCTTCAAGAAATATGGACTCAAGAATATTTAACAATTAATGTAGGAACTGTGCGGTTTTATATAAAACGAGACACTCTAAAAATTAAAGATGAACAAGTAGTTATATTTTCAAAGCAAGGTATTTCTCGGATAAATACAAAAAATATATACGACGTTACAAATAAGGGTGACGTAATTGTAACAGTTAAGATAAAATTAGTATAACTAATATATAAATAATATTAGTTATATATAAATGAATTTTACAACGTTAATTATTTTTCTATATTTTAGTTATACCAAAGCGTTATTTATTCGGTATCCTTTTGGTCCTAAGTTTTCAATAAAGGACGAAGAAGTTAATAAAAGAATAGAATACGTTTTACCTCCTAACGAGCAAGATATTATCAATAAAATCAATGGACTATACGCATTAATCGGACCAGATATAAATATGAAAGAAGTATCTACTCTATTTGACCTATTTATTGGAGATGGAATTATACAAAGCGTATTTTTCAATAAAGGAGAACTTACGTTTGTAAAACATTATGTGCGAACTGAAAAGTTATTATATGAAGAAGAAAATGGAATAATACCTAAGAATGCGTTATTTCAATTATTATTTGTCTTATTGAATAAGCTTGGACTATTTCCAAACACATTAGGCTTAGCGAATACTGCAATATTAAATATTAAAAATAAAGCGTATGCTCTTTATGAACGAGATTCACCTTATTTGTTAGATATAGATTTTGTGAATTCTCAAATATCAACCGTTAAAAAAATAGATATTTGTAATATGAACTATTTTTCAGCTCATTCAAAATATGACGATACAATAGAGACAATTGAATACAATATGTTATTTAATAATGTAAGATATCATGAACTAACGCAACATTTTGGAACAATCAGAAATAAGGTTATCAAAATGGATTACCTACCTGTTGTTCACGATTTCCTGAAAACAGAGGATAAAATTATTATTATAGATTCGCCATTGGTTATTGATTTCTCAAATTTGTTTAGCAAATCTATGCCTGTTATACTGGATAACAATAAGAAAACAATTATTAATGTACTTAACAAATCAAACATGACTATAGATAAATATTATGTGGATGAAGGATTTTACATATTTCATTACGCGGATTATAGAGAAACAGATGAATACATTGAGATATACGCATCTATTTACAATAACCTTGATTTCTCAGAGTTAAATATTGTTGGTAAATATAGAAAATTAGTAGTGAATAAAGAAACCAAGAAGGTAACTATTGAAAAAAATCCTGAATTAGAGAAATTGGATCTAGAATTTCCAATTAAATATGATGATAAGATTATTTTGCGAAATATTAATAATAAACGCATAACTGGGTTTGTGGTATGTAAAGGATTAGAAATAATAAAAAATATTGAGTTTGGTAATAGGTTTGTATTGGGAGAGCCAGCTATCACCTATATAGACAATGAACCTTATTTAATTGCGTTTGTGGTTGATAATGAAAAATCCAATAGAGGATTTTTAATTATTATTAATATGAAGACATACGAAACAATTGAAATACCATTAAACGAAACTATGAATATTGGATTTCATTCTACCTTTATTTCTAATCAGTAAACAAATAATGCGGTGATATACGTATTCTTGCATCATTCTTTTCAATAGCGCTCATATGAAAATAACGATGTTCACAATCAGTAACTGGATTTACTATTTTATGATAAGATTTATATATGGTAAATGGCACACCCAATGCTTTTTCGTTTCTCTCAATATCCTGTTTTGAAATCAAATCAAAATTGCTATGAATCTGCCAATCATAATAACACCCTGCGAATTTATCTTTTTTATAAATTGCGAAACCATTAAATGCTGAGGTACATTCTAATAAATCAGTGGGTTTTAATTTTGATAGCTTCTCTACAATGTATTGTTTCATTTTATTTATAATATCAAATCCACCGGGGAAATGCCAACAACTCAACAAATATTGGTCTATGGATAACCCCCATATATCATAATAATTTGGTCTATTAAAAGATAAAGAATCCCAATCAATATCATTATCTATGCTTGTTTTAAGTGTGCCAATGTTCATATTTCCTGAGCAAACATCATCAAGGTCCATCATAATAAAATATTTGAAATCTCTATTATTTTCACTATAGATATATTTGATTATTTCATTTCTCGCATTTGATATTCTTTTGCTGCGCATTGTATAATCTTTAATATAGTTGTTTTCAGTAACACAAATTAATTCCATTTTGTATTTGCTATGTTTTGTTTTAAGTAAATCTAAACTATTATCTTCGCATATATCGTGCGCAATTAATAATTTATAATCCGAAAATAGGGGTATTATTTTATCAATATTCGCAAACACTTTCTCCAAATAATTACCACAATTCTTTACGCAACCGCATATATAAACGCAATTTGGTGGTTTTGTTATTATTGGTTCTTCAGAAATAGTAATGTTTATTGTGTCGTTGTTTCCGGTTTCTTTCTTAACATTATCTTCAAACTGGTTATTATAAATACGTTTTAATTCATTTTCATAGCTGTTCATGAAAGGTTTGGGTTCCATTAGACGCATGAAATTACCGAGTATTGTTTTTTTATATTCGTCTATTTTTTTGGGGTTGTTTACCAAGTCAACTACAATGTTTAAATACTCTTCTTTTGAATTTGCAACTAATTCAGGAAACCCACAGTTTATTAATAGAGAGCTAGACACATTATTTACATGGTAATCAGGGTTATAAAGAGTAACTACAGGAATAGAATTATACAAAGCATTACAGGTAGTAGTTGTCCCAGAATAAGGGAATGGATCCAATAGAATATCAAACAACGTAAAAACTTTCTCATAATCCTCATTGTTTAATTTATTTAAAACAATTAATCTATCTTTTGACATACCCAATTTATCCATATAAAATTTTGTTCTATTTTCCTTATCATCATAGGATTCCAATTTAAACAAAATGACTGCGTTTGGACACCGTCTCATTATATCACCCCACAGTTTCAACAACTCATCATTGGATTTATTCTCTTTATTAATAGCGCCCAAAACTATTTTATCCTTGGTTTTTCTTGGATTTGGTTTAAAAGGATGTATTGGGTCAAATAATAAAAAACATTTGGGCAAACGGATAAGTTCTTCAGAATATTTCTGTTTTGTTAAAGGGTTGTCTGCTATTACATCTGTTATTCTATATTTTATTGATTTTAATCCTGTAGTATTAGGGAAACCAAGATAGGTTATTTGAATAGGAGCAGGATGATATGTAAATATTTCTAATTTGTTTTTCACAGTATGACCGTTTAAATCCACCAGAATATCTATTTTACAATTATTTATCAGTTTTGCAGCAGATTTGTTATCTATATTTGATATATTGTTTACGTTTACTCCCGGAATTTGGTATGAATCAATAACTGTATCAGAATTCGCGAAAATAAAAATTTCAAATAGGGTTTGGTCATGATTTCTCAAGATAGGTAAAATAAAATTGGATACAGAATGCATTATAAAATCAGATGATAAATAACCAATCCGTATTCTATTGCTTTTGATTCTATTTTTAAAAGAAAACATTGGACTATCTGGTATCAATTTATTTATTTCAAGGCACCTATTAAACAATTTATCGTTATCGCAATATTTATAATCCGAGAAACACAATATGTTTTGAAACGACAATAGCTTTTTTTGTAAATCTAAATTAAACTTCAATGATAATTCGTAAGCTTTTTCACTATGTTTAATAGAGGAATCAACATCACACTTTGCGCAAAATAAATATCCAGCATCATGATAGTTTCTCCATTTCTCATTCTTATCATAATCTGTAATACAGGGTTTAGACGCATTAATTTTTATTAAATCAATTAAACATTTTAGACCATTTTCATATTTCAAGTTTACCAAATTGCATCTAATGTAGACAGTAAGAAATTTAGGCTCTTTCATAAATTTATCAAACTGATTATTCTTATTTAAAGTAAAAACATGATTTGAGAAACCCATATCCAATAACAAATCGCATAAATCAAAAAAATTATCTGGATAATCGGGTTTAATTGAGAAACACAGTTTATACCAAAACAATTCTTTCTCTTTTGAAGCCCCTTTATAAACCTTTCCCAAACGATAATAAAGTTCATAATCTTCTGGAAATAACGTAATCATTTTTTCTAATATAAATATTTTAGCATTAATGTCATTGTTTTGATTCAACGAAATATTCATATTATTGTAAAGAAGATGTTTATTTGCATAAATCTCTATTTGATTAGTAAGAAAAATATTATATAAGTCCACAAACTCTTTCATTTTAGTAATTATGTTTAGTTACTTTTAATATATTCTTTGCAAGTATATATTAAATGGGCACAGATGTCTGTGATGAAGTATTAGAAAATATAAAACAGAGTTTGTTACGATGTCAAAATAATAAAAAAACATATCAGCTAATCAGACCTTTTAATATAAGCAATTGTGATAATATATTAACATTCGCAGCCGGTTTGTATGCAACAAAGACACAAATAATATTAAAAAATACCATCGCAGTTGAAAAGTATTCAATAAATTATAATGTTAAGGAACGGACCGTAGAATTAGAATAGGGGGATTTATTTTTTAGGTATTACTTTCTTGATATGATAATGAATTAACACTAATTTATCACCATCCTTCACATGGGCATCTTCTTGATTGCCATAGACCTCGTTCAATAACTTAACCTTCCCATTATATGTTTCTTTCTCAATTTCTTCATGAATAAATGTATAAAGATTCTTGCACAAAACATGGAATTCGCGAATCAAATCATTTGTTGATATATTGTAAATATCCGCCAATGCCTTGTAAATTAATGGGTGATTAGGGCTTGCACCCAAGAAACCTTGAAATACTGTTCCATGGAAATAGCTAGATTTCACAGTAAAAAAATCGGCATCACCAACAATAGTTTCAATGTTCTCTTCCAACATTGCGTCCATATCAATATACACCCCTCCTTTAACGTAAAGGTAATAGTATCTGAACAAGTCAGCTCGGTGTTCACCGTAATTAAATGTAAAGAATTTTGCGATTACGTTGGGAAATTCTGGTAATGGATTCTCGGCAAAGAATTCCATAATTTCATCATCTACAAAATGATTATAATCCCATCCCGGACTTCTTTCTCTAATCATATCACAAATATAAGTCTCAGGTTTCTTTCTTGAAGTCTGAACAATGGTTCTAGGTATTAAAGTTATTGTCATAATAATAACAATACATGCTATATTTTTATATCAAATATATCATCTAATTCTTTTTTATTAATTATAGAATCATTGTAACCTTTCTCAACCATCTCTGAAAATTGGTACTGTGCTTTTGAAAACAAAGTTGTATAATCATGTATACTCATAGTTGGTGCAGTTTTATTTGAATTATCTTTTTTCCATATTCTTGGCGTAATATGTAAGGCAGCCTTGGTTGTATTTAAATATGGATATTTACTAAATCCACCATCAAATGATAAAACGTCTCTATAAACATTGGTAAAACCACCAGTTACTAATGGAATATGAGAACTTGCAATGCAACAATCTAATGCGTCTTCTAGACTATCAAATCCTGTAAAAATAGTTGTATTTGTTTTATAATTATAATTATCAAATGTAGTAACTCCTATAAACAGCTTTCTCAATTCAAAATCACTGGTTTGATAATTATCCAGCATTCTCATCTTGATTCGTTTCTCAATATCACTAATTTTATTTGTATTTTGAAGAGTATTATCAATTATCTTATTTTGAATTTCATCTATGTCTCTATTAAAACATAATAAAAGTGAATTCCATGCACCTGCAGATGCTCCTGAAAAAATATAGTTATCCAAGTTATAATTGTCCTTGATAAACTTACAAACGCCCATCACATAAAAACCCTTGAATCCACCTGGAGAAATAGAAATAAGTTTCTTGTCTTTAATATATTCATTATGGTGCAAAAACCGGTTTACTTCACTTTCTCCAAAAGTATGTTTGCTTTTAATGTTCCGAATATATTGTGAATCTGGCATTGATTTTTTAGAATATAATCTTGTTGGTAATCTTTTCATTGAATTTGTAATGCTTTGAAAAAACATGATTATTATAATCAATTTATAATAATAACACATATTTTGATTATATCGGTTATAGTGTATCTATACTAAAAGTTTTTGAATTTTACTAGAGATAAAAAAAGCTTTAATTAACTTAAATCAAACAGAACAAACTAATCTACGCTACTTCTTTTTCTAAATTGTTTACGTTACCTTCTTCTTGAGAATCTTCTTCTTAGGAGCTGCAACTGCCTCTGCCTCGCCCTCGTCCACGGACTCTGGGACTGGCTCAGGGACCGCAGGAGAAGCTGCCTTCTTGATTACCTTCTTAACTGGAGCTGGAGTCGCTGCAACGGAAGGAGCCTCATCCTCGGCATCCGAATCCTCAACCTCAGTTGAAATCGGGGCAGCAGGAGCACTTTCCTCCTCATCTTCGGCATTCGCAGGAACAGAGTCCATCTTGCTAATATCATCCATGGAAAGCTGAATGTGGCACTTTCCATAAACACTGACCAACTCCTTGGGCTTAACAACACACTGGACAAGCTTCCAAGTCAAACCCCAACCCTTACCACCGAACCAAAGACCACCACACTGGAGAACACATGCCACATTACTCATCTTGGGAATGAAATCCATGGGAGTCATGTTCTCATTGTCGCAAGGAAAGATGCGTTCAGACTTAGTGTCGTAAATCTCAATTCCCCAACGACCATTGTAATTCGGAACCTTGGCACGAAGAGAAGGAGGCTTGCTAGGGTCAATCTTCTTGGTCACCTTATCCTTGCTGTACTTCAGAACAGGATAGAACGAATGCTTGACAACAGCAAGGGGTTGTTCCTCGCCAAACCATGCCTCGCTGTTCTTGACAGCATCATTGAGAATCTGGGTCTCAAAAGCCTTGACCTTCTCAAGAAGCGCAGTAGTTCCTGCATTGGCATAATCCGCATTGGGAAAATTCAACGACATGCTATACTTGCCATCAGACTCTCCGGTCTTCTCATCCACGAAATCACCAACCCCCCAGGTCATGAGGAGAGGAGTGGAAACATGGAGAGAACGATTGGTTTGAGTACTGATAATGTTGATGGATTTACCACCACGCTCATTCACTTTAGGCTGCATGTAACGAATGGAAGAAGGCTCCCAATCGGCGACGCTAACAACAATAGGAGTAGAAGGCTTAGACGACATCTTAAAATAATAACCGGGCACACGAGTTATAGATTATATCTTGCCAATTCTTTAAATCAATTTTTTACAACATTTTGTCAGGACACGATAACATGCTGGCAGACCCCAAAAAACAGCACATTTTTGCAATATTTAATATAAACGTCTAACAAACATATAAATAAATATCTATTATTATACTATATTAATAATGGTGACAATCCAAGATAATAATATGATAAATAAATTTATCTCGAAGCCAGAAACTAAAAAGTACAATAAAACTCAGGCCGAAAATCTATTAAATTATAAAGATTATTTCAAGAAAAACTTAACACTAAAGGCATACAAAATTCCTGAGTTAAAAATGATAGCCAAACATCATGGTTTACATGTAACTGGAACAAAACCAGTTTTAATTGAAAGAATAAAGGACATATTTAATAAGACAAAATGTGTGGTTAAAATACAGACAGTTTTTAGGGGGTGGTTAACAAGGCTTTCTATGAAATTACGAGGTCCTGGATTAACCAATCGCACAAGTTGTGTTAATGATAAAGATTTTGTAACAATGGAACCTTTGGTAGAAATACCACTGGCCAATTTTTATAGTTATATGGATGATAAGAAATTTATTTATGGTTTTGACATCTGTTCTCTTTTACACTTTATAAAACAAAAAAGCAAAATAGAAAACCCATATAATAGAGAAAAACTAGGAAACGAAATAACCAACAATATCAAGAAACTATATAGATTTTGTTTTATTGTATTTCCTGAGTTTAAGAATGACAATGAGAAACTCGCAGCAACTGCACCTCCACCAATGTATCAACAAAGAGTTGCTCAACATAACGTAAATAATGCCAACATCAACGTCATTAATATTAATAATCACATGAATCAAGAGCAACAAAATAGAATAAGTAGATTATTTGTTAATCGTAGAAACTCTATTAATCAAAGAATCACAGATTTATTTATGGAAATGGACCAATTGGGTAATTACACAAATACAAATTGGTTTAATTTAAGTGCATCAAACTACATTAGATTATATAGACATCTTTATGATATTTGGTTTCTAAGAAGCCAATTAACTAGAGAAACTAGGCATAACATTTGTCCTTTAGTTTCACCGTTTACTGCGGAAAGAAATATGGTACTGGATCTTGATTATATAAAAACCGCGTGCGTTGAAGTATTTGAGAATTTGATATTTATGGGAATAGATGACGAACATAGAAGGTTAGGCACTTTTCATGCTCTAACTGCACTAACCATTGTATCGCCTGGTGCTAGAGAAGCAATGCCGTGGCTATACGAATCTGTGGCAGGTTGGTAAAATAATGTTATCAAAAACAATAACATTATTAAATTGTTGTGAAATAAACATAAATAGATGTTTCGTATTTTGCGTTTTTTATTTAATTCCTATTTTTCATTACCAGTACCCGAGCCGCAATATAATACTTTTGCAATTTATTAATTTGTTTGTTAAATGATTTAGAAAAGAAGTTGTTATATATATTATAATAGCCAGAATGGTTAGAGCTTCTAAGTCCGCTACCCCCGCCACCACCCCTGTTCCCAAGGTTGAGGCTTCTGCCTCCGCCCCCGTAGTCAAGGCCCCCCGCACCAAGAAGGTTGCTGCTGCCCCCGTAGCTGATACCACTAGTCAAGTTGCTGCCGCGCAACCTGCTTCTGAGGTTGCCGTCGCCGATGCTTCCCTCTCTGGTCTTCCCGTCAAGATGACCGAGTACAGCGCCAAGCTCCAACAGCTTGTTGGTCTCCTCTCCACTCTCAAGAACGACTTCAAGACCCTTGAGAAGACCGTTGCCCGTGAGATGAAGGCTGCCCAAAAGGCCTCCTCAAAGAAGCGCCGCAACAACGTCAACCGCAAGCCTTCTGGTTTCGTCAAGCCCACTCGCATCAGTGATGAGCTTGCCGCTTTCCTTGGCAAGACCGTTGGCACCGAGATGGCTCGCACTGATGTGAGCAAGGAGCTCAATGCCTACATCCAAACCAACAAGCTCCAGGACGCTGCCAATGGCCGCAAGATTAATCCTGATGCCAAGCTCGCCAAGCTCCTCAAGATTAGCGCCGATGATGAGCTCACATACTTCAACCTCCAGCGCTTCATGAAGCACCACTTCATCAAGGCCGAGGTCCCTGTCGTTGCCACCGCTTAAGTTGAGTAAATAATTAAAAATAGAAAAAGTATAAAACAACTTCAATAACCAGAAACAGTAAAAAATCGTAAAACAAAACCCAAATAAAAAGTAAACAATTAGGTATCAGAAAATTCAAATACTTTTATGCTAGTTATTTGATTAGCATAAAAACAATATAAATATTTTTAATGAATGATTGATATATGTCAGCACTAAGCAAAAATCCTTCAGGGAATTCTTTTGAAGACATTGTAAGAGCGTATGTTGAGAAAAACAGTCCACATGTTCATATTTTGACACCATGCTTCGGTTCTGTTTGTTTTGTGAATTACGTTCATTGTTTAATAATGACCATGGAAGCTTTTCGCAAATATGGTATCGGCGTGAGTGTTGACTTTTGCAAAAATGATAGTTTAGTATCTAGAGCGAGAAACAATTTGGTCGCAAGGGCAATGAATAATCCAGCCATGACACACATAATGTTTATTGATAATGATATTACATGGGACCCTATTGACATTATGAAATTATTAATTTCTAATAAACAGCTCGTTGGAGGTATCTATCCCTTGAAACATTACAATTGGAATAACTTATTGCACGATAAGAAGAATCCCAATTCTGATAACATTGTAAAGGATTGGATTAAAAATAAAAATAATTCCCAATTCAAGGACATTATTAGTGATGAGCATATGGTACAATACAAAATGTTGTCTTATAATGTGAATTATTTGAACACCACAATTCAAGTTGAGAATAATTTGACACAGGTAAAACATTTGGCTACTGGATTTATGATGATTCAACGTAATGTTATTACTAATTTATCCAAAGCATTTCCTTCTACCAAATATACAGACGATGTTAGTTTTTTGAGACCTGAAGAAAATAAATACGCATTTGCTCTTTTTGATTGCGGTGTAGAAGATGACCATTATTATTCTGAAGATTGGATGTTCTGTCACCGTTGGACCAAATTAGGTGGGTCTGTTTTTATTGATGTAACAATTAATCTAACGCATACTGGTATAGAAGATTATCGTGGTAGTTTAATTGCTTCTCTTACCTGATTTTCTTCGTTTGTTTGTTTTTCTCCTAAGTTTTCTTGATTTTCGTTTTCCACCACTTCTCGGCTTTATTTTAACAATTTTTCTTGGGCGGAATTTTTTCGTAATATGTGCTTTTATTAAAGATTGGGCGATATCGTTTGTCTTAATATATTCTTCTTGAGAAAACGGGTCTGGTTCGTGAAGATCAACCATTGTCTCTAACGCAGTCCGACCGTTCTTATTTACTGCGTCTATATTTACTCGTTTACTGTCTAACAATAGTTTAACTATATCCCTATTTAAAGAATTTGCTGCCAAATGTAGAGCAGTGTTTTGGTCCTCAATTCCCACCATAAAAAAATTAGGGTCATCCCCCTTAGTATTTTCACATAAAAACCTCACCATATCTATATCTCCTATAGCAGTTGCATACCAAATACGTGTGTCTGGACTATTGATTAAATCCCTACTTTGACTTACATAATCATCTGGGAAAGAATCTGGGTCTATAACTAGTTTTGGCCAGTTTTCGGGTATATCTTTTTTTTTATTTCCGGAAAACCATGAAGACATTATTGTAATATATATAATACTCATAAAAAAAATATAAATCACATATTTGTTCTAAAGTTGTTAATTCGCAAAGACAAATCCCTCTTTACCCATTATTTCTTTAAGTAAAACATTGTTCAATTCCTTTTCAGTAACATCAATGTTGTCCCAATTTTCCAAATCCGTATTGTTATTTAATTGGAAAATCCTATATGTATTAATAAGACGCGAATAATCAGTAATATATTTTGTGTTTTTCAGAAGCCAAATATAAAATCCATACGGATTATTTACATTGTTTGCATATTTCATGTATTCATAATACCATTTAATGGTTTCATTTAAACAAGTGTTTGAATTTATGTTATAATCAGTTCCAGATAACACCATAATTTCGCAAAACCGATTTTCTGTCATATCCAATTCGCTCAATATTTTTTCAGTGTCATAATAAATCGCTGTATGATTCATTAAACTAACATTACGAATCACATATTTGCATCCATACAAGAACATATCCATATCGTCGCTAATGCAACCCCATGCTTTGCCGTTCTTTAATAAATAAGCGCACAGTCTATCTGCTTCACCTGGTGCGTCGTAATAAATAACCCCATATGCATCCATTAATCTTTTTACATTCTTAATATCTTCATCACGTATTTTAACCATTTGTCTTTTTAAATTATCCATTTCTTGTATTATTTCTTTACTTTCCTCATTATCGTTTATAGTTTGAAGTTTAGCTTGCAGAGAGTAATACTTTTGCTCAGCATCCTTTTTCTCTAACTTACGTTGTCTCAATAGTTCATTCTTTTCGGGCGGCGGCTTGCCGTCAAATATAAACAAAGGAGTAATACGATATGATTTTAACACAGATATAAACAAATACATACTCTCCATCAAACTACCTTCGCTCGCAAACTTATACAAATAAATGCTGGTATCAATAACCACTGTTTTGTTTTTAAAATAAGATAAATGTTTTTTGGTGATTGCCTTTTTACTGCAATTGTCGCGTAGAAATCGGTTCAGATTTTTAATCCCCATTGTTTAATACTTCTTGGTGATTGGATATTGTTAGATAGTCTTTATTAATTTAAATCAATTTTTCAGCAAGGTAAGTGTTTATAGTTTTAGAAATAAAAACTAAACCATTCACCATTTTATATCTAATAATATATAAACTAGAATCTACATTAATAATGAGTAATGCATTAAAAGCCGCAGCAGAATCGGTATTTAAAGGCGTTGCCAAGAACGTAGAAGTCGCTGGACGGGTTGCGGGTGAGGTATCTGAGTCGGCTGGTAATTTAGCGATTTCTACCAGCAAAATTGCAGAAAATGCCGGGAAAATTGCTGAAGAAATTACAGGTAAGTTATTAGACAATACTGGAAAATTAACCGATAATGCTGGGAAAATCGCTGTGCAAGGTACAGAGGCTGGAAAAGAGGCTGCGAAAGCACTAACACATGTTGTTTCAGTTGCTACAAATTTAACTAGCGCAGCCAATTCATTGGCTGAAAGAGCGGAAAATTCAATTAAAAAAGCAAACGAAAGAAGAGCGATTATTGAGAAAGAGAAAAATGAAATTTTAAACGCAACATCTTCTATTAAAACAGAAACAAAAATTACTGAAGAAACAAAACGATTAGAACAACAAAAACAAGAAATAATTAAGAACGCAGAAGTAAAAAAACAACAGATAGAAAATGAGTTGTTGGAAGAAACTAAAAATAATGAGATTGAAAGAACGAAAATAGAGGCAGAAGCTCAAAAAATAAAAAAAGAATTTGAAAATGCACAATTAATTCTAGCTCAAACCCAACAGGTTGCAGAAATAAATACTTACATTGGAACACGTTTTGGTTACAAAGACAGCGATTGTACAAAAGTTGGATGGAACTCATCTACATTTAGTTCCAAAAAGAAGAATTTTTACATGGTTATAGGAATAATGGATATTAAAACTAATACTTATTTACAAGTAAAATTTAATAAAGAATCAGGAAAGGATGGTTATTATGTAAACAAAGATGGATATATATATAAATTACAAATAATACCTAATGTTGAGACTCGCACATCATTAATAACTAGAAAACCATATTATAAAGAGTTACCTAGTTTTGCAAAAATTATACATGTTAAATATACTCCCAATTGTTTCGCCGACGAAGGGTCAGTAAATCCCAATAACGCAAATATTGACCCAGAAGTAGATATGACAAAATATTCAATAATGACAAAATTAGAAGAATTTATTGATTATTCTCGTGGAGGCACCAAAGCAAAAAAGACTAAATCGCGGAACAAGAAAACTATAAAGAAGAAAAGAAGTAAGAAAAATTAATGGTTATGTAAAATACTAGTTTATTTTACATAAAAGAAATAGAATGTTGAGAAATAATATAGATATAATATAAATATGAAATCTAAAGCATTTATACCAACAACCCGTTATTTAATAGATTTTTTGAATACTCATATTTCTCATAAATTGGATTGTTTTCAACCAACCAAATTTTCTATTGAATCTAAGAAATTATTGGACCTATTGTTTGATAAAATGATTGCTGCTGAAGAGTCCTTTTCCAAGATTAGCATAGTTTCTCATAAAATAACAAAAATACCGCATGGACGTGACTATGATTTATTAGATCCAGAAATTAAATCACATATTAATGGCATGTCTTATGTTGGTAATTCATATACTTTTACAATAGGCTCTCGTAAAGTTGCTGTTCATTTAGTATCTGAAAACGACCCAACTTTCTCATTTGATAGCGCTATTAAAAAAATATATATTTGGCTCCATGTTGCAATGAGCTTTTCTAAATCAGAATGTTCTCAGGCTCTTTCTATTAATTTTTATCTTACCGAATTAGAGAAAGTGGTTCCTCATGGAAACGCCATAATTGAAAGAATAAATGCAAATACCGGTTTTACTTTCTCATGCAGTTATGAAAATGAAATAAATATTTATAGAAGAGAAGAATGGTTTAAAGTATTTATTCATGAAAGCTTTCATAATTTAGGGTTGGATTTCTCACATCATGAATGCTCGCATATTCACAAAAAATTAATGGCGATATTTCCTGTTTCTACGGATGTTCGTGTCTATGAAACATATTGCGAAACCTGGGCAGAAATTATCAATGTAATGTTTATTGTCTTTCAATTATCTGACCATAATAACTTGGTGAAAAAATTAGAGAAATTTATGGATTATGAACGCGTCTTTTCGCTCTTTCAATGTGCTAAGATATTAAAACATTTTGGTCTTAGCTATTCGCAACTTTATGAAAAAACAGATGCTGCGCATATGGCTCGTAAAATGCGTTATAAAGAGAAAACGCCTGTGCTTTCTTACTATATTATTAAGTCTTTCTTGATGTACAATGTCAATAACTTTTTGGAATGGTGTGTTTCTAACAATAATATATCTATTCGTTTTAATGATACAGATGCCAACATAACAATGAATTCTTATTTTGAATTAATTCAGAATCTATATCAGGATAAAAAATTTATAGAATGCATTGATGCTTTATGTATTTGGTTTACAAAACAAGAAAAAACAAAACGCAGCACAGATACTGAGTTTAAAACCTTACGTATGAGTTTATTTGAAATATGAAAAAAGGGACTTGGCCCAATTTTCTTTTTTTAATATTAAAACAAGACAAACTATGCTACTTCTACACTACTATTGTTTAGGTTTAACGAATGAACGCAGCAACAAACTCTTCGTAGAGTTCATTAATAACGCCAATGTAATCAAAACCATACTCCTTATACTCTGGCAATTCCCATACACCAGCCGCTTCCACAGCATCATTGGATTCATACTTCTCCAATAGTTCCTTGGAGACAACCTTGAATTGTTCCATCTTATTGCGAAGTTGCTTGAACACCTCCTCCATCGTAAGAGGCTTGGATAGCTCCTGGTTGAGACGCTTGTACTCATCAGCTGCCAATTGAGCGTTGCCTTGCATGTACTTGAGGTCATCGTTCTCATTTTGAACCTCCGCAATACGCTCCTCTAACTGAGCATTCTGCTCCTCAAGAATCTTGACCCGAGCAGCAAGCTGATGCACATTCATGTCCTCCGTTGCCGCAGGGATGGGCTTGTGGTTGACTTTGAAGTTGATGTAACGGTTATTGTCAAACCTAGAGAACTCAAAGCCATCGTAATAGCCACTGCAGCTGAACTCGCCATTACTGTCAATCGTCTTACGCACAATCTTAGTGGTCTGATTGTCATACCAGGTTTCAAAGTGCACGTAGGCGCACTTGGCCACACGATCGCTGTTTGGGACAGGCTTGGACATAAAGTCAACGCGAGATACCTTGCCAATCTTAAGCTGGTCGTTAAAGAACTCAGAAAGCATCTCTTCTGTTTCGTAACGAATATCGCCATTGTCACTGCTCAAATCGTCAGGGATCATCGGAATGTAGATGCTGGTCCATGAGCCGTCGTCCAACTTGAGTGGTTCCTTGGACGGCGATTGTTTCTTGGCAGGAACAAGCTTGATGTGATGCATATTCTTCCCATTGTCAAAGTGAATTCCACCTGGCACATTCTCGGACGGAATAAACGCACAGTCGTTCGCAAAATTCTCCATCCATCCAGGAACAATGTTGGTCTCCTTGTTGACAGATACGTCAATAAATGCTGAACGATAGCGAACGCCACCTTGGGTTTGCATTGGCACAATATTAATTGACGTAGGTTCTAGCGAAAGAATATTCTTGACGAATCCATAGACATCGTCCGTGGTCTGAAGCTCAGATGGTAGAGATACCATACGCATAGCATCAACGGGCAATGAAGAATTCATCCGAAGAACAGAATCAGAAGACATATTAGCAATGGTTTGTGGTGAATAAATAACTTAGCTTTCGCTGGGATTTACCGATTCTGATCTGGCAGAAAAAGATTTCAATTTTTTATGCCATGCTTAAACAAATTATATATTATTGTAATTCCTTTCTCACTTTCATCAATTGAATGTCAGGATTATTTCCTTTACTACGTTCAAAATGGGTCAATTTCGCATCCTTAGTTTCCAATAACATATTTTTTAATTCCAAATTACCAGAAAACTTGGCATCTAACGCCTTCTTACGCTCTACTTCAAAAATAGGGTTTGTTCCAACAGTATAAAAATCTGGGTCTGGTTTTATCTTTGCGTCTCTCAATACACGGTCTTTTGATTTACCACTCTTGCTACCAGCAATACGTGCCAATTCTATATCCTTGGAAATATCAGTTCCACTCTCAACTGAAAACTTAAAATAGAAATCGGGAAATCCCTTTTTAAACTGTGATGCCAAAAAGTAATGTTCCACAGAATTCCAACGATGTCCATCTAGTTTAAAAGGAGTAATCCATGAATCATCTAATTTTCTGCGCCAATCTTTCACAGAATTTAATACCTTAAATTTGGTCATATCATCGCCTTTTATTTTCTCTCCTGAACCTTTACCTGGCTTTGGTGATCCATTTGCTTTCGCATGGAATGAAAACACAGTTTCTTTGTTATATAAATCACGTGTCAAATATTCATCATCATTATCTTCTGGCTCACCCTCATTTGGATTCAATCCTAATCTAGTTTTCATATTACGAAAATCTTGAATTAAATAATAAGGCCCAGCATTCTTTTCCAAACATTTATTTATAATCATGATTTTAACATCATAAGGTATTTCACGGAATTTCAAAATATTCTTCTCTTTATATGAGACCGTTTTATAATGATTTCCTGTATAACAAGTCATAATGTAATAATCAGGAATAAAGGTACCCGCAGTTTCCAAATCACTATCATTTAATTGGCCACATTGCATTACTGAATCCAAATCACCTGATTCATAGGATTCTTCAGAAAGCAACAAGACTTTAATGTTTAATAAACGCTCTATTGTTGAAATCGTCCACGTATCAGCCCAGTAATGTCGGGTTAACATAAATTCACGGAATTTCTCAAGAGTAGTTAAATCCTTCATATATTCAAATTCCTCTAATAATTCTTTTGCTCCAGTTTTTTCTACTTTTAAACGTTTCTGGTCTTCCAATACCTTCTTTGCTTGTGTAACTAATTCCTCGTTTTCTTGTTTGTTTTTAGAGCTATCTATTCTTTTTTTCAATAGAGAAATAGTCTTAGTTGCAGATTTAATTTCTTTCTCTTTTTCTTGAAATTCTGCCAAAAATCCTGTGTAAATAGTGCGTGATTCCTGAAACATCTTATCTGTAGCTTCTTTTGCAACAAGTGCACGTAATTTGGCAACAGTTGTTTCTTTACCTACTTGTTTAAAAGCATCGCGGATAACTGCAAAAAAGCAATCTCCCCCACCCTCATTATCTATGATTTCATAATTTGTATTTTTCATTAACTTCTGTAACCAAATGTTTTTTGGCGATTCCTTGAATTCACGCTTTAACTCTTGCGAATCCTCTTTGGTTTCTTCTTTTAATAATGGTGGCTCCTTAGTCTTCTCGTTGATTATAAAAATACCTTCTGATAATTCTTTATCTGCATCTTTACCCGTCTTTGTTTTTTTATCCTCTGGAATCTGTAATCCCAAAACATCATCGTCACTATCTTCTGTTAAATCTACAACGTCTTCCAATTCAGCATCTTTTTCTTCTGTTTTTACCTTACCTTTATCTAATTGTTCTATTTCATCAGGTTTATCATCAGTAGAATATTTATTTAACATATCACGAACATATTGTTTATCAACATAAAATATAACATTTTTCTTTGACAATTTAACATCACCGTCGTCATCCAATATATCAATAAGCGTATTACTTTCCACTTCAAACACACCAATCTTTGCTCTTGGCATCTCATCTATTACCAAATAAATAGGAAAATACACCAAATCATGCCTAGAAAAAGTATGACGTTGTTTACCTAGGGCAATTACAATATCATTATCAAAAAGTTTATAATCATACAAAGGAGAAGAATATTCAATGTCTTCATCCTCTATTTCTTTAGATTCGTCATAATCTACTTGAGAATTAAGTTTTGATTTTACCATTATAATGTATATAGTTATTATTTTATGTAATTTTATGAGAAATATTACATAAAAACAAAGTTTGTTTATCTAAACTAACAATCCTCTTTCATTCTTTATACGGTCCAAAATGTCCATATACTTGAATATGGCTCTACTAGATATACTTAAATGTTCCTTAGCTTTATACTTAGAAAACAATGAAATGTTTGACATAATGGTCTCCCATACTCCAGTTCCCTTGAAATCTACTGCTGATTCTGTCACTAATATAAATAGGTTTTCCGTTATTTCTTCTATCTCATAAACCATATTTTCAATATCTACATTCTTGGCGACAATATCTTCCAAGTAAAGAATAATTTCAGATATTGTTGATTTCTCAAGAACACTTTTTTTCATTAAATTTACAATAAACATTGACATTGCCTTACGCTTATCATTTAATTTATTATTATCACAGAATTTATCATATTCTGTGTTTGGGTCAACGAATTTTATTTTATGAATATCATTCTTATAATTTTCTATAATTAGGTCTACATTATCACGGAATACTGCAAATTTTTCTATTAATTCTTTATACAAAGTAGCGTACAATTCAGAATAAAATTTATTGGTACTTGCTATCTCAAAAATAGCGGTTGAAATACTATTAATGTCGTTTGGATTATAAGTTTTTTCATCTTCGTCCGAAGATTCATCGTCATTTTTTGTTATATTAATAATATATTCAACAATTGCGTCTTTTTGTGTTTCATAATTTTTATTTGAAATCTTATTTAAACAGATACGAATATCATTAATTGATTTCTCAATACCCTCTTTCTTCTCTATAACAGTTGCTTTAAAGGCTTTTTGTTTCTCCCAAGTATCTTCGGAAATATCATTACGCTTAGGTTTACGTGAGTTATTAAAATAACCTGACTTCTTAAATTTCGCGTCATTACCATCTAATGCGCGAACTTCTTGTACTGGTGAAGTACCGAATTCCGAAACTAACCTTTTTATTATTACGTTTACACCATCAGGTAACGTATAATCGTAACCTGTAAATACAAGTTCAGAATAATCTTGAAGAGTATACTTCATTCTATTAGATGCCTAGTATAATATGCTGCTAATTATTTATATGTTTTCATACGAATATTAATAAAGATCTCATATTTTAATTCTTCAAGGGTTTAATTAATCTTCATATAATTGGTATAGAAAGTTACCAATATACATTATAACGTTTTTGATAGCTATGGAGACAGAAACGATAACTAATACAATAGAAGAAAATCAAAATCAGATAGACGATGAATTTCCAATGGTTCAAACATGGGATGAATACGATATTAAATCGGAATTATTACGTGGTATCTATGCATATGGATTTGAGAACCCAAGTGAAATCCAAAAGAAAGCTATTATGCCTATAATTAAAGGCAGGGATATTTTCGCACAAGCCCAATCGGGCAGCGGCAAGACAGGAACTTTCTCAATAGGAACATTGCAAAACATTGATACCTCCATAAATTGCATACAAGCAATTATTTTAGCACCAACACATGAGCTAGCTAAACAAATATCAACAGTGATTACAAATCTAGGAGCGTTTATGGAAAAACTAGTTGTTAAAACAATTATTGGTGGAACATCTATACAAGAAGATGTCTCTGATATACGTGAGAAATGCCCGCATATTATTGTTGGATGCACAGGCAGAATTTATGATATGATTATCCGAAAATATTTGAAGGTATCTAATGTCAAAATGCTTGTTCTAGATGAAGCTGACGAAATGCTTTCTAAAGGATTCAAAGACCAAATTTACAATATTTTTCAACACCTAAGTCAAAATTTACAAATGGTTTTATTTAGCGCTACCATGCCAGAAGACATATTAAATATGACACAGAAGATTATGAAAAATCCTGTTGCGATTACTATGAAGAAAGAGCAATTGAACTTAGAATGTATTAAACAATATTTTGTTGCACTAGGTGACGACATTCATAAATACGATACATTAAAAGACTTATTCTCAGTTATAAGTGTGAATCAATGTATTATTTATTGTAATAATGTGAAACGGGTTATAGATTTGCAAAACGCAATGACAAATGATGGGTATTCTGTTTGCTCTATTCATAGTTCTATGGACAAGGCAGATAGAGAAAAGGTTTTTGCTAATTTTAGAAACGGAACATACCGTGTTCTTATTTCATCTAATATCACAGCTCGTGGCATTGACGTTCAACAGGTGAGCACAGTAATTAATTTTGACGTTCCAAAGTGTGTTCATACTTATTTGCACCGCATCGGTAGAAGCGGTAGATGGGGGAGAAAGGGACTCGCCATTAATTTTATTACAAAACGTGACGTATTTACAATGAAGAAGATAGAGAAATATTATAACATTTCTATTGATGAATTGCCCGGAACCATTAAAGAAGGTTAGACTTTAGGACCCATATTCCGTTTTTACATCCCGTTCCTTTTACCGTTCCTTTTGCCATTCCTTTTACCGTTCCTTTTACCGTTCCTTTTACGTTTATAATAGTTAGATTTATTCATCAACTATTATAAATGATTGAGATACAAAATGTATTGAATATATTTTTCCCGATTAAGACCGAAACAGTTCCAGAATATAAAGATGAGAAACCTCCTATTAAAATTAATACTAATTTTAAATTACCTTTAGCCTATCTGGAATCTTCTGAATTATACACGCTTTCTGATGTTGTTGCCAATGATCTAGAGCTTGCAGCAACAAGTAATGGTTCAGTAACAATGTATGAACATCTCTTTCAACCAGAGCATCTGTTTGCCAAAAATATGATTCAAGACTGGAAAAATCAATACACCACAAACCAAGAATATTTAAAAGACACACAACAAATAGTTTTGGACATGGCTCTTTATAAAGACTCAATGTCCCGTTGTTCGCAATATAAAATAAATTGTGAAAAAATAACTTCAATTTGGTCTGATTTAAAAGTGGAAGACGATTTTTTAAATAGATATGGATTTTTAGATTGGGAGATGTTAGCGGAATTCAACGAATCCTCGTATTTTTTACAGTGCTTGACATTAATGAATGTTCTATCACCTGCCATAAGTTTGCTAATTCCTTTTGTCTTTTTGATTTTCCCCTTTTTAATATTAAAAATACAAGGTATTCCAATTACATTTGATGTGTATATGGTTGTTTTGAAAGATCTTGCGAGAAATCACTTTATAGGGAAGGCTCTCATGACTATGGATTCATTAAGCTTTGATAAGGTTGTTTATTTATTACTAACATTTGGATTGTATTTGATGCAGATTTATCAAAATATTCATCAATGTCAAAACTTCCGTAAAAGCATAATAAATATAAACGACAACTTATTGGAAATGCGTGATTACGTAAAATACTCTATTGATAGCATGGAGAGTTTTAGTGTCGTGACAAAACTCGTTCCAACATATGATAAGATTCGTGTAGATATTCGCATGCATTGTGATAATTTAAAACAGCTTTATGGAGAATTACAAAATATTAGTCCTTTTAAAAACAGCGTCAGCAAATTCAGCGAATCCGGATATATGTTAAAATGCTATTATCGTCTATACTCTAGTAAATATTACGAGGATAGTTTGAGATATTCTATTGGATTTGAAGGCTATATCAATAATATGTTAGGCGTGCACAATAATTTCTTCAGCGGAAAGGTAGCGTTTGCTGATTTTGATGTATCTGGTAATTGCTCGTTTGAAGAACAATATTACCCGGCTTTAGTAAATGAACAACATGTTAAAAACACATGCAATTTTAATAAAAATATGATTATTTCGTCTCCAAATAAATCGGGCAAAACCACAATTTTAAAGACAACTACGCTCAACATTATTTTCACACAGCAATTTGGATGTGGGTTTTATAAATCTGCCAAACTTAATCCTTATACTCATATTCATTCTTATTTGAATATTCCTGATACTTCTGGACGCGATAGTTTATTCCAAGCTGAGTCTAGACGTTGCAAAGAAATTATTGACGTTATTAATCAGCACAAAGACCCTGAGAAATATAGACATTGGTGCACATTTGACGAATTATACTCTGGAACCAATCCAGACGAAGCTTCTAGGGCTGGTCATGCTTTCTTGAAATATTTGACAGGATTCCCTAATGTAAACTTTATTTTAACCACACACTATTTGTCTATCTGTAAAAAGTTTAAGAAATCATCCTGTATTGAGAATTATAAAATGGAAGTTAATGTGCGTGAAGATGGAACGTTTGAATACACTTATAAAATCAAGAAGGGTATTTCTAAAATAAAGGGCGGTATTCGTGTATTAAAAGATATGGATTATCCTGCTGAAATTATTAACACATTAGAGAAACTATGACATAATTAAATGATGGAAATAGTATAAACACAATTTTATACTATTTTTTAGCTATGGATTTAATTACGTCTTCAAAACTTATACTTGGTACATTCTCTGCGTCAACATTAACCACAGTTGGTATTTGTTATTACTTTAAAGTTCCATTTTTTAATCCAACACATAATACCTATCAATTTCGCCAAAGTTTGAGAAATATCATTCCTTCAGTTTTAAGTGTGCTGACACAGGCCATTCTTTTAAACTCATTTTTAGTCGGGACATTTATTGAAAATAAGCCACACACTCTTTATCAGAATATTGATAATATATTAAGATATTCGGTAATAGCTGAATTTATTTATTACATTTATCATAGAACTATGCACACAAAGCAATATTATAAGGCAATTCATTCTATGCATCATGAAAACGTTGAGGTGTATCCATTTGATACATTCTATATGACTAAAGTGGATTCATTGTTTTTGATTAGTTCATTGGGTGCACCTATATTGATTCTTCACATGAATTATTTTGAAAACGTTATGGCGTTGTATATTTATATTACTGCAGCGTATTTGGAACATTCAAATTTTTTTTTAATGCATCATGCCAAACACCATAAGTTAATGTTCTGTAATTTCTGTATATTAAATCCCGTCTTTGATTTGTTAGTCGGTACTTATAAATAATATTTACGTAACGAGACAAAATATATAAACAAGATAGTTTATATATTTAAATGAACATTATTCAAACCTGGAAAACTGACAATATTCCAGAACACTATAAAAACTTTATTTTTAATTTGCGCGGTAGTAACTCAGAAAATAACTTCCTTTTTTTTACAGATGATTCTATTAAAATCTTTATTCAAGTAAATTTCCCGCAGTACTATGAAACCTTTCTAAATCTAAAATACAAAATCCAACAGATAGATTTCTTCCGATATTTAGCCATTTATCATTATGGTGGTCTCTATTTAGACCTAGATATGAATATCACAAAAAATATGGATGATTTAGATAAATCAGTTTGCAATTTTCCCATAGAAATAAAAAATGCCGACGGTTCCATATTACTTGGAAACTATGCTTTTTACGCACCTAAATGTGATCCTTTCATAAAACATATTATTGATAATATTGCAAATCCACCAATAAGTGAAGACGAAATCAAATTTGCACAGGACAACCACAGTGATGATAAAGAGCATGTATATGTTTATTACACAACCGGACCAGAATTAGTGACAAGAACTTATTGGAGTTATGAAGACCGGGCCTCAATAAAACTGCTGGAGCCAGAGCCATATCAGAATGATTGTTTTGGAAAATACGGGCGACATTGCTCGTATGGTTCTTGGAAACATCCTGACGCTGACCAAAGACCTCTCTAATAGTTTACGGGCCCAAACACTTCTGGGTCATTAAACCACACTAATAATAATATAAATCCAGTTAGAAACGCAAGACAAATAAATAACGCACCTCCAAAATTAAACCAAAACCATAACTTTTGATTAAAGGTTAATGTAAGTGTGTTTGTATTGATGCTTTCACTATTTTCACTGTCTTCACTGTTTCTTTTTTGTTCAATTAAAACTTCACTAATTACTTCAATTCCAACGACTTCTGCAACTGGCATAATTTCTACGCGCATGGGGTTTTCTACATAGTTAGTGTCGTCAATATCCTCGTGGTTTTCTACATCCATTATTGTTGTTTTTTAATTGATTTAAAAACTATTTGAATTAATCAATTTTTCCGAAGGGAACCAAGGAAAAATTGATTCAAAAATTATTCTCTATTTTAAATGTAAATAAAGAATAATGTCTAATGATTGCCAAATCTGTTGCGAAAAGCTCAATTTGAGCACACGTAAAATTGTAACATGTCCATATTGTGAATTCGGTGCTTGTAAAACTTGTTGTGAAACCTATGTTCTCGGTGAATCTAATCCAAAATGCATGAACACTGATTGTGGGCGCGATTGGACTCGTCAGTTCATTGCATCATCATTCACAAATGTATTTATTACAGGAAAACTAAAGAAACAACGAGAACAACTGCTATTTGATAATGAACGCGCACTCCTTCCCACAACACAACCGCTTGTTGAGCGTCAAATCAACATTGAGAATGCGACCAGAAAAATCCGTGAGCTCACTGAAAAAATGTACCAGCTTAAGATTGAGAGAAATCAAGCGCAAGCAGAACTCTACAGATTACACAATAGGCAAGTCACTACTGAACGAGCAGAGTTTGTTCGTGCTTGTCCTGACAGTGAATGTCGTGGATTCCTCAGCAGTCAATGGAAATGCGGTATCTGCCAGAAATGGGCTTGTCCCGATTGCCACGAAGTCAAAGGTTTAGAGAGAGATATTGAGCACACATGCAGCCCGGATACATTGGCAACGGCTAGACTTCTGGCTACGGATACCAAACCCTGTCCCAAGTGCAGAACAGGTATATTCAAGCTGTCAGGTTGTGATCAGATGTGGTGTACACAATGTCACACCGCTTTCAATTGGCGCACTGGACGAATTGAATCCAATGTCCACAATCCCCACTATTTTGAGTGGCTTCGTCGCAATGGTAACGCTGTCCCCCGCAATCCTCTAGACAACCCTTGCAATAATGACTTGCAGCACACGGATTATACAACAATTCGTACAATGCTACAGGTTAGACATCCAAATCATCCATTGAGCAAGTCAACTGACGATTACTTGGGCAGAACAATAAGAAACATTATTCATATGCGGTACGTCATTGTTCCAAGATATCGGACAGAAGACCGAGTTGTCAGGAACGAACAGCTGAGAATCCAATATATGAGAAACGTTATAACAGAAGATGAGTTTAAGACAACACTACAAAGGAATGAGAAAAAGGTTGAGAAATATAGAGAAATTCATAATGTGCTTACTATATTATTAACAACTGTAACAGATATTATTCTCCGATTTAGGACTTATCTTTCTGGAACCATAAATAATGAGTTCAATGATACTATTTTAAAAGAGATAAATCCTCTAGTAGATTATGTGAACGAATGTCTGAGAGATACAGCCAAGACATATAAGTCCAAGAATATACAGTTCAATTACGAAATCCATGATCTTTAAAAAAAATTCGTTAACAAAAACAATTTTATTTATTTTTATTGCAATCACAATTCTATCTTACTGCTTGCTCCATGGATCTAAACATATCATAAACAAAACGAATATAACAGATAAAGACATGATTGCACTGGATGGTTCAATGTCTGGAAAGCACTCTTTTGATTGGTACTCCCATAATTGAGTTTTGTAAGTTTTTTGATATATGTTTCTGTAATCATCTTCTGGTGATTTAGAGCAGGTAAACGGCTCATACGGAATAACGTGGTTAATGTATTCACATTTCAGCGTTTTATCATATTCTTTTCCAATATATCGGTCATTAACTTTTTTACTCACAATGAGATGCATCATTGTCGTTTCATCAACTTTAAACATTTCATATGCATTCACCCAAACAATGGACGAAATAATCACCAAATAAAACACCATTATAGTACTTCAGTTTCTCTAATTAAAATGATTGTTTTTAGCAATCAATTTTTCAAATATACTGAAAAATTGATTATTTTTAACATAAACAGTTCTTATGTTAAAAAACAATGACAACCGAAATTTGTTTATTATCAGACCTACGTGTCGGAAAACACTATAAACTAATTACTTTCCGAAATGGGATAAGAATGACGGACATACAATTGCGCAGAATAGATAGCACCTACGCAGAAGAAGCCAAAACATTAGGAAAGCTCTTAGAAATACGTCAATCTGGAAGGCCATATGACCCTGACATAATATTAAGATTTGAAATGGAAACTAAGGCAGGTAATAAAATCGTCATTGATTTTGAACCATTATTTGGATATTCTGAAGCATTCATAGAATATGAGCCAGATACAGAAGAAAAATCTATGGAGAGAACTCAGAAACGTACAAGCATATTGAAGGTAGAAATTGAAGGGAATGATTGGGCACTTCGCCCAGAAAACGTAGTGGCAACCCAGGGGATAGACCTTAGTGGATGGACAAATAAAAAAGATGATTAAGGATTATATATCTGTAATAAAAATTGATTGTTTTTTTATTACAAATTAATATAGATAAAACAATGTTGCTATTTACTGCAGTTTTACTATTCGTTTTATTAGTTTCAAATACTCAATTATTTGGTAATGTTTTCGGGGACACTAAAAATATGGGGACTAAAGCCAACTATAGCAGAACATTAATTGTTAGCAAATATCATGCAATTACCGACCATAATTATAAAAAACATTACACAAGGTCAAAACTAGCTAGAGGTTCAGCTCTCTCTAAAAAATGCAACTCAAGATGTTCTGCAAAAACTCCATGTAATAAACGCTGCCAGTTAGCAAGAGACCGTTATCAATTAGAATTAGCGAAAGCCAAATATAAAAAGGACAATGTGAAAAAGTACACATCAACTCAATTAAATCAGCGTTATTATAGCAGTCAGGTTGCAAATGGCACATGCAACTCTAGATGTCAAGCAGCCAAAAAACAATATGAAAAACAACGCATTCAATATATGAAAACATTCCATGAGAATTGTCAAAATGGCCATATCAAAAACAAAGGAACATATCACGGAAAACCACTAAGTGACCAAGGCAATCCAAGCGGGGACACGCCAGGTGATAAAACAACAATAGGTGGATATGGTGGCGTAGCTAAGGGAAGACCATTGGGTGCACCAGGTGCGGGTCAAATAAACTGGCCCAATTCTGCCAAATATAACTGGAGAACAGATTGTAAAAGTTATTCCCAAATACTGGGTTCTACAAAACCCCCAAAAATCTTTACAACATCTTCATTATTATTACATAGTTTTATACAAATTATTTAAAAACCCTAGAAGAATCAAGGAAATAAAGTCGGACCGATTTTTGAAATTGGACATTTATTTTTGTCCTTTTTTGATTTTCTGAAAATAAAATTTACAAAGGGGTCTGGGAAACCTGATTTCATAGCATAATGCTGTAAATGCCAAAATAATCATCCAAAACTGTGCTGCATAAGAATTTAAATAGTTTTGCGGAAAAATGTTTAGGCGAAAAATCTGTCAACATTCTATACTGACATTGATGACTGACGCCTATAAACCATGCTTTTCGCCAAAATTCTATTGTAAAGATTGTGATATAGGATGCAGCAAAAAGAGTGAATGGGACCGCCATGTCACTACCCGTAAACACAGAAATAAGACCGAATACTTACAAAAAACACCCGTTTATGAATGCTCTTGTGGCAAATCCTATAAACATAGACAGAGTTTATTCACACATAAACAGAAATGCAATGGTCAAAGCACTTTATCAGAAGAGAAAGAAGAGCTAAATCAAGAAACACAACCGCAACAACCATCTATTACAAATGATATGATTTTGACACTTATTGAACAAAACAAAGAGCTACAGAAACAGCTGATAGAGATGTCAAAACAGACCAATGTTGTCAATAACAATACTACAAACAATACTATGAATAACCAATTTAATTTAAATGTGTTTCTCAATGAGGACTGCAAAGACGCATTAAATATAGCCGATTTTGTAGGGTCTCTGAAACTGAGTGTGAATGATTTAGTACAAACAGGTAAATTGGGTTTTACACAAGGGATTACCCGAATATTTGTGAAAGCATTGAAGGAGCTAGATGTAAATATGAGACCATTGCATTGCACTGATATTAAACGTGAAACAGTCTATATTAAAGACCAGGATAGTTGGGAGAAAGAAGATGCTGAGAAGACCAAATTGAGAAATGTTATCAAACAATTAGCAAGTAAGAATTTAAAAGTATTACCCGAATGGCAAGCAGAAAATCCAGAATATCGTTATTTAGATACACCTGAAAATAAACAGTTTATGGAGATTTCAATAAGCTCTTTGGGAGCAGAATATAAAGATGACCAAGAAAAAATGGATGATAAAATCATACGAAATGTATTGAAAGAAGTTGTTTTAGATAAAAAGGTTGTTCCTAGTTTGAAGGTATAATGGTTGCGTTATTACTACTATTTAATTATATGATTTATAATTAAATGGCATATATTGGTGACAGGTCAAAAGACGTGATAATATTTGTTCATACGTGTAAAACCCTATATGAAGAAAGGGCAAAAGTATTGCAAGAAACATGGACACGTGGTCATAGTAACGTGATTTTTATTACAGATGACCTAGAATGCCCACATGAGAACTTTTTTTATTTGGGTGAATATAGACGTGGGTTTGACCCAATAATAATTCGCAAAATGTTTGAACTGTATCTAGAAAAGTATTCGGATTATGGTTGGTTTATGATTATGGATGACGATGCATATTTATTTGTAGATAAACTTCGGGCTTATTTGGAATACTTTGATGAGAAAGATAGTTATATGATTGGAGATGCATTGAATTGGATACCCTATGTAAATGAGCTACCAGAAATAGCATTTCAAAAGAAATTAGATTATAATGCATGGTTTTCTGGTGGTCCAGGAATAGTATTTTCAAAAACAGGTGCAGAAGAATATTTGAAAATGATTTATAGGTCTGAACAACATGGTCTAGTGGATGGAATGAAATATGGATACGATTTATGGTTGGCATATTTGTTTTATTTTGCGAGTGACCAGAAGGGTGTTAAGAGAATTCATTGCCCTGGATTTCATCAATATGGAGATGTAGATATGATTGCGAAATATCCAAGGGATAGTAAGCTGTTGATATCTATTCATTTTAATAAAAATATGGATGGATTAAGGGAGTTTCATGAGTTTGGATAAAGGTTTATAAAGTTTTATAAAGAATTATTTGTCTTTATAAAAGTAATATATTAAGTTAAATATGCAATAACAACAATTCCGCTACCGCCCACACCTCCTTGAGTAGCATTAGCACCGCCCCCTCCTCCGCCAGTGTTATTCGCTCCATTAATACGTGTTGTAGTTGTCGTAAAACCATTGGTATCAGCTGCAGTTTGAGTACCTCCAATAGCAGTACCCGATGCACCACCGCCAAATCCTCCTGCACCACCTGCATTTGTAAAGCCAGCAGGTGCACCACCTCCTCCTCCTCCTCCCCAATATATACTAGGATATTTAGAATTTATACCAGCAAGAGTACATATAACTCCATTACCACCAGCAGTTGCTTGACCATCTGAAGTTGAATCAACACCTTGAGCTCCAGCGCCACCACCACCACAATTTGAATTGTTTCCAGCAGAACCTCCTCTATTTCCTTGTCCAGCTGTTCCTGCTCCTTGGTTACCACCAGTGTATGCTCTTGAACCGCCTCCTGAACCTCCAGCGCCAGCAATATAATTATTGTATGAAGCACCAGCGCCGCCACCAATAGCAGTTTTGTTGTTAGACGTAGCGGTTGCAAAAATAGCAGTCGTATTTCCTCCAGCAAATGTTGAATTAAGTGCAACATCAGTACGTGCTGCACCACCTCCACCAACTGTAATTGTTATTGTATCGGCAGCTGTTAATGTTACTGTAGATTGAATTACACCTCCTGCACCTCCACCTCCTAGACCAGCACCACCACCTCCAGCAACGGCTAATAGAGAAAGTGTTTTTGCACCCGACATAGTAAATGTTCCATTTCCAGTGTATGTAAATACAGTATATGAACCAGATGTAGAAGTAGTAAAAGTTCCGGTGCCAGAACCAGTTCCTCCAGCAGCAGCAGTTAATGTAACACTATTAGATGCACTTGAAGCCGTAGAAGTTCCAACACTAGTTGTTTCTGTAACAGTAAATGTATAAGCTATGCCAGTTGATAAACCACCAACTGTGATAGGGCTTGACGAACCAGTTCCAGTAAACGAACCAGAACTACTAGTAACCGTATATGACGTGATTGCCGCTGCTCCGCCACCAGTATTTCCAGTAAATGTGACAGACGCACCAGTAGAACCAGATGCAGTAGCAGTACCAATTGTTGGAGCGCCAGGAAATGTGATTACTGCACTGGATGCAGTAGATGCTGAAGATGTTCCATAACTATTCGTAGCAGTTACCGCGAATGTATAAGACGTATTTGAGCTTAATCCAGATACAGCAATTGGACTTGCTGAACCAGTTCCAGTGAATGAACCAGGACTGCTAGTAACTGTATACGACGTTGCTCCCGACGCAGCAGTAAATGAAACATTAATAGTTGTAGAATTGGATGCTGTTCCAGAGACACCAGTTGGCGCAGATGGTGCTGAGCCACCACCACCACCAGTTAAAGCAGTCGCAGTAGGAGCCACAGAATAATAAACGTGGTTTGCTGGTAAATAAGATTGAATACCCCATTTCCATGCCAAATAACCCTCAATTGCCTGTTGAGTAGTACTTGTCATATCCGTGCTATAAGAATAACATAATATTTCAGCGATATTACCATTTAAATAAAATCCTGCATATGGTGGTGAAGCAGTTCCCGAACCATTATTATAAGCACCCATAATAAAATTATAAGTATTTGGTTGAGTCGCAGCAGTAACACCTGTCGCATTTGCTACCAAAGTTCCATTCTGATATATCTGTTTAGTTGCTGCTGTTCGGTTATAAATAGAACATATAATACGATATGTGTTTGCAGTGTATGTATCAGTGTAAATTAAACCAGTATCACCACCAGTTACTGTTGGCCCCATATTTATAGAACCACTTTCTCTAATAAATATTATTTTACCCGTAACTTGGCCTGCTAATGCTTTATTTAAAATGGCACCGTTAGTAGAAGCAGCATCGTTAAATTTTACAACCGAAAACATTGCAAACCCGTTTGTACTCAATGCGTAATTAGTTCCACCACTAAGAAATGTGGAATTTGCCGATGCGAAACTAACAGTAGGACCCTTAATAATACCATCTGTTACATAGGTGGGTTTATTACCTGCGGTTGCTTGTGTTAAATCACTGCCATAACCAGATTTATCAGCCCATTGACTAACTGCTCCTGAGGATTGAGTAATAGTAGTTTGGTCCATAGCATCATACCATGCGATGCATCCACGAACAGACATAGGATTAAACGGAGATAGAGTTGTTGAAGTTGGAGCGATAGAATAGTAAGGATGTGCACCGGGCAAACTGGATTGGATGGCCCATTTGCTTGCCAAATAGCCTTCAACTTGTTGGCGCTGGATCGTGGTTAATACAGAGTTATAAATAAGGATTTCGGCAACATAACCGTTCCAGTACTGACCCCCACTGTATTGACCCAATGTTAAACCTGTAAAAGTTATTGTTGTTCCGTTTTTACCAGTTAATGCGGTTCCATTAACATAAGGTATTAATCCAGTTGACGTATTGTTATTAGTCAGCTCCATTAAACATAAATTTGCTACGCTTGTTGCGGGACTATTTGTGTTTGTATCAGTCCAACCACCATTACCAGTAAAAGTTGCGAATTGTGTAACACCATTACCAGCGCCAAAAAATAAAAGTCCGTCAGAACCACCATTTAATAATCTACCATAACCATTTGATGCAGTATAACCAATAGCAAAAATAGTATAGTTAGTAGTGAATGGTATAGAAGAATTTGCCATTGATTTTGAAGTGCCAAGATTTATTCCATTTTTTCCATTTGACATTGCTGAATATGTGGGTTGCGATGCAGTTGTTGCCTGAGTAAAATTGTAACCACCATTAGATTTATCATTCCATTGAGTAACATTGGAACCAGAAAGAACGATACTAGCTGTATCAGCAGCATCCAACCATAATATGCATCCAGGAATAGCCAATGGATTATATAAAGCACTAGGAACAGGTTTACTAGATTTATAAGGATGAGTAGACGGCAAATTACCTTGTAAAGCCCATTTCCATGCCAAATACCCCTCAATTATTTGTTGTTGGTAGGTGGAAAGTTGACGATTAAACCCAACCATTTCGTAAATAGCAATGTCACGAACTACGTTATTTTGTCTATTTTCTCCAAAAACAAATTGAGTGCCAATATTATTCGCATTTAGTAAAGAATAACCTGTATAAGAAGTTGATGTGCCATTCACAGATACTACTGCAGAATTACTAGATATTGTGAAACCTACTACAGCGTTTGTACCTAGAGTTACAACACCAGCTTGACCAACTGAGATTTCACTAGGAGCACCAATACGTAGACCCACCCCTTGCGTTGTTCCATAAGAAAAAGAGAAATGATATCTTATTGTGTTACCACTACCGCCAGGCGAAGTAAAAAACAATGTATTAAAGATATCCCAACCACCCGATGGTTGACTACTATCATTTCTAGCCACAAAAAATGCTGTGGTGCCGGTAGAACCAGTAAATAATGGCATATTACTTGCCGTTTGTGCTAGCCATGCAGTGTTAGACAAGACGATTCCAGCTTGCCCATTTAACAAACTGGCAGTGTAGACAGGTTGATTGGCGCTAGTTGCTTGGACAACTGAATAACCATTAACAGATTTATCATTCCATTGACTTACTGCGGTGCCAGATTTTGTAATCGTAGTCGCATCCGCTGCATCAAACCAAAGAGCATTACCGTCAATAGATGTTGGACTAACATTATTTGCGCTCGTTGTAATAGTTAGAGTAGAAGGACCTGTGCAAGCATTATTACCATAAATTCCGAAAACAGTTACCAAATAACTAGTATTTGCCGTCAATCCAGTAAAAGTTATTGAAGTGCTTGTCGCTGAAGCAATAACGTTTCCAGGTTCGGCAATCGCAACCCAGTAACTAGGAGTACTCATTATATAGTATTTATTTATTTATTTTTCTAAACCGTTTACGAATCAAACGAATTCGTAAACGGTGATGACTAAAATAATTTATTGACAAACAAGCCAATAAATTATTTCCATTTTTTTGTGTTTATTTTTATCTAAGCCAACTCAGCAACAACCTTCTCCTTGCGAGGAGGACGAGCACCCTGGGGCTTCCTGCGGCGAACAGTGGTGAACTCACCGTCACCAGCGCTAGCGCCAGGAGCCCTGGAGTCATCACCACTGGTCTTGTATCGGCGCTGCTCTTGACGAGGGGCACGAGGGACAGCAGACTCATCTGCACCGGCAACAGGACCGTCACGAACAGGACGACTGTTGCGGCGGGTCTCGCACATGAGAGCACCACCCTTAACACCAGAGATATCAATAGCCTGAAACTCATGACCGTCAGTGCTGGACTTCACCAAACTGAACTCAACATACTCGCCCTGGACAAGGTACTTATATTGAGAGTTGGTGACACGAATTGCAGAATAGTGGATAAAGATATCCTTGCCAGAATAGTCGCCGTCGTTTACGGTAATGAAACCATAACCAGCCTTGTTATTAAACCACTTAACTTGACCCAAAAGGCGTTCTGGAAGTAAGGAGGACAGAGGAACTACAGTTGTATCTTGTTCAGAACTCATCTCTAACACGATATAAGATATATCATGGATTGCTTTTATATTTGTTTCATAAAATAATATAATCTTATATATATAATGAAACCCACAGCACCCTACCATAAAATTACATCCATTATTTTATTAATTTTGTCTCTATTACTTTCTATTACTTTAGGCACGGGAAACCTAAAAGCTATGTGGGTCGGTTCTATTTTAAGCTCCCCATCAAGCCTCAGTGTCCCTGTATTCTCTATGTAAATAATTTCTTTAATGCATTGTAATCTGGTGGTCCATCGTATCGTAAATTATAACAATAATTCAAGAAATCGTACATTTTTTGATTTATACGCAAACATATTTCACTTAATTTAGTCCATGATTTCATCTCCTTTCTCTGTTGGTTTTTATAATGTAAAATATGTATTTCTTCATAACCGTTTGGTACTGTTTCACTTTTCAAAGCATCCCGTAACAACGTGTCCCTTAGCAAAGCATCCCAAGGCAATTCCCTGCAATATAAATAAATATACAAATAACCTAGAGAAATTAGGTCGTCACGACGACTATTCGTAATTCCATCATGAACATGATAACTCACATATTTTGGTGTTCCAACAATATTTTGGGTTTCTGTAATAGGCAAGTGTTCCACTTTATCATCTACATAAAAACATGCAAATCCAAAATCAATCAAAAAAATCTCTTCATTAGATATCATAAAATTCTGTGGTTTTATATCACGATGCAATATATAATTTTTATGAATAGTTTCTAAGATATCAATACAAACACACATTATTTTATCTATCTTTTCAGGTGTCATCGGACTTTGGTTACAATAATCAAACAGAGAAATATCATAGTAAGACATCACTAGATAACTCCATAATTCATCAACACCATACCAATAAACGACTGGACTACTACGTGAGCCGTGGTCATATAAATATTTCAAAATAGTGGTTTCATTTTTAAGCAACCGAATATCACTGTTTTTCTTCTCGGTTTTAATCGCAACGCTTTCTCCAGATTTCATATTCATGCCTCTATAAACAATACCAAATTTACCATTTCCTATTTTATCCAGGATTTTATATTTCTTACCGAGAACTTTCTCATTCATCTTTATTTATTAGCCAATTTGTTTATATATTATCTGAAATATAATATATAATGAATTTGTTTAAAATGAAAACCGATGGCTTAGATGATAAAGCTGGATTCTCATCATATTTATTATTAGTTTTATTTAATATCGTTTATTTTGGGTCATTGGTTGGAATCGTATTAATAAACACTGATTATATTAACGTTTTTAATATAATAGTTCATGGCATTTTGTGTTTATTTTTAATGTATAGATTTAATCCTATGCGTAAAAATATAGAAATAAATAGGTTTGACCAAACAATCATATTCAGTAGTGCGTTGTTTTTGTTAGTCAATTTAGGTCTAATTGAGTTAATAAAAACATTTTATATTGATGGACAAAGTAAAATAAGAAAAACAATACAAAATCTAATGCAATAATATCTATTATGACAGAAAAAATAGATGTTAATGAATTGTTTGAAAATGCAATGAAAGACCCAACATTGTTTTCAACTATGGATGTTGAGAAATTATTGGAGTCTATTGAAAATGATAAGAATGATTATTTACAAAACAAGTCAATGAAAATAATAACACAAGAAATTTACAAAACTATTCAAAAATTACAATTACCAGAAAAAACCCGGTTTGAATATTGCCAGAAATTGATTGGATATCGTTTAGTAGATGATGTACATGAATTGCATGTGGGAAAACATGTGAGATGGATTCGTGAACAAGTTCTTACGAACGGACTAGCACAAGTTCTTACGAACGGACTAGCACAAGTTCTTACGAACGGACAAGTACAAGTTCTTACGAACGGAGGTATAGTAACAACAATAAAGTTCCTAGATAACGGAACACAAGTCCTATGTAAATCCAATGGCTTGCGATTTATTCAATTCAAATTTGATGAATGCATTATATTTCAAAAGATGTCTTTAGAAGAACAATTGATTATGATGGCATACGATTACATAGAAAAGACCTAACTACGTTTCTTCTTCGTAAATCTCCCAATAGGATATTTAATTTTTTTAGTGCGGGCTTTCTTATTAGCAACATAAAAAAATTCTTTAATGTAATACATCATCTTCTGGGCAACAACAATATCTGTTTCTAACATCTTCTTAGTGACGTGACTATTATTAAAAAATCCCCTTTTAAAAAATTGTCCGTATAAATAATCGGAAAACAAATACTGCTCTGTATCAATAACCGAATTTCTGCATAATTCAGAACCCAAAAACCTATCCAATATAGTTTCTGAAGAAAGGTGATGAACATAAGACTTTGGTTGAATATAATAGACATTATCATTCACCATCTCATTAAAATGTGTATTATCTACAAAGCATAATCTGGTTTTCTTAGGTAATATAGTGCATTTAATGAAATCGTTATATGATTTATTATGAGAAGTCCTTCCCACTTCCACAATTTTGTTATTGACTTTAAACGCACAAATTATCTTATCAAATAGTTCTGTTTCGCAACCGAGTTTATAATCAAAATATTTGGCGATTAATCTAGACCATTCAGGGGAGCATTGATTATTAGTATAAATATATACATTATCACACACACCCTTTCTCTTCTTCTGATATAAAAAGGCCAATATTGGTAGTATTCCATATCTAAGAAATTCAGGATATAAATCAAGTAATTTATTAAAATCAACGTTACATTGGTTGGTATGAAACGATTTTATTGAGCTCCATAGTGTTTCTAAATCAGCAAAAGAGCCTAATGTTTCATCCAGATCAAACGCAATAACTATTGGAGTTTTCTTTTTTAAATTAACAGTAGATAAAAAATGCTTTCCCTTATAGAGTTGTATTTCTTCTTCATGTATCATTACAATATATGCATAAATAAATATATTATAATATAATAATTGTGTTTACAGTCCTACACCTGTAGAGCCAAATCCCCCAGCACCTCTTTCAGTATTAGAGAGATCATGCTCATTTACGAGAACCACATAAACTGGGCAGAGTGTAGGATGGCAGACCTGAAGTAAACGTGTATTCTGTTCAACTACGTAACTGCGCGAATCGTCGTCACTTGAACGAAGCCATCTAAAAGCACCAATAAGTGAGCCACGGTAACCAGAATCAATAATTCCAGTATGATTTGCCAGCATAAGAGGAGTCTTAGAAATACTAGAACGTGGATGGACAGTGTATGCGCAAGTAAAGGGTTGGTTCTTAGTAACATCACAATAAAGCATCTCACCCTTTACTTGGAAATCAATAAACTTTGACTCTGTGTCCTCATCAAACAGAGTGTTGTCAGGAACAAAGATGTCAAAACCAGAATCAGGATAAAGAGAATTCAAAATCTTTCCATTATGTAGATCAACCTTTTGTTGATAAATACTGGTTAGTTGGTTATTGTTTGGGTTTACTGCTAGTTTTAGTATGGCAAAATTATTAGCAACACTTCGGCAATTATTGCGCAAGCTGTTGAAAACATTAAGAATTCGGTCTTCAATAGGAGTCATCGTAATAGGATAATATAACAAGAATCTTTTATATTATTTATTTTCAATTTTTCAACCTTATAGAGGAACCTTGTTGCATGTCTTTTTCTGAAATAAAATATAGGATATAATAATATTATGTTTACTCCAAAAAGTTATACTTTAATAAACAAAATGTATGACCCGAAAAAAGATATCAGAAATTATCGTAATAAAGTGCGTGAATGGTTTGAAAAAATGTCTGATAAAACAACAGACTCAGAACAATACAACTCGGTATTGGATATTATAAATAAATATACAGACATAATTGAATTAGAAGACAAGAAAGATATACCGTTTTATGAAGAAATAGTGGAGGTAATGCAACTTTTAAAGAATAGCAATATTTTGGAAGAGAAATATCCACGACATTATAAAGAGGTTTTAATAGAAGAGAAAAAGGAAAGACTAGAACTATCAAATAAGATAACTGAATAAAATCATAACAATTTTCTAAATTGTAAAAGTAGGCTCTCTTCCAATTTTAAACTGAGCCCAGCTAATCTTCTTAGATTCCACAGGCGGAATTTTATCGGCCTCGTGCAATTTGTCAATATTCTCAGCACGTTTAACAGCAGAATCAATATATAATTCCTTTAGGATTTTGCCGACCATAACGGAACCCTCATGTTGGTCAACTTTATTATCCTCAATTAATTTCAATACAGTCAATAGTTTAGTCATAATAGTCAAATCCAATTCATTAGACACCATTTTATTAAAGATATCGGTGTAGTTATTAAAAAGAAAAGGGCATTCAGATTGGCACAACTGAGAAAACTCTTCTGCAGGCATACCTACGTTGGCCATTCTTAATGTGTCAATTTTGCGCACATCATCACGAATTAACGTGCTGTGTTTTAACTTACGAATGTTTTCAGTATTGTTTTCACAATCGGATTCGTCAATAAGCTTCTTAAGATTTAGTCGGTCTTGGATGTTCAAATCGGCCATATAGATAGTATTTTATTATTTTTCTATATTCTTGATTCACTAATAATAAAAAATCTTTAGCGAATGTCCAACCATATATTTTTATCTTACAAATATGTATACTAAAATGAAATCCACAACATTTAATATCATAATATCGGTTATTGTTATTTCCGTAATTATTTTCAGTTTGATGTGTTCATGCTCTAATGTGCGCCCATATTCTCCCGATACTATTTTTTCACATGAATATCCTTACGAAGGATTTGCTAATTTGGATTATTTAAACAATGACCCCAAGAACAACGATTTATTTATAAACAACCATTTGATGGCAAATCAAAATGCTTCTGATTGCAAGAAAGTAAATGGGTTTAGCGGACTTTTCTGCAAGCCTGGAGTAGCCGATACTAAAATTGACAGATTTTCAGGAATTAAGGGAGACTCTAAGTGCTTTGGTAAAAGCTCTGGATTGTCAAATTCTACGGGAAGCTTATGTTTAGACAATGATTTGGCAACATTATTGCAAACCCGTGGCGGAAACCAAACTGGCGGCCCTGACAAAATAGGTATGTAATTACACACGAATAAATTATACAATTATTGACCTAATTGTATAATTTTATACTATTCGTTTATGTTTGGTTTATTTTGATTTTATATTACTCGGTGGAAATGTTAGATAACATATTTCACAATAAAAAATTTTATTAGACGTTTCTGGTCCAGTATCAACATCATCTTCTATAACACAATGTTCGCAATTTTCATTTAAATATTTTTTGATAGATTCAATGATTGTTTTATATTCAGATGACTGATTTTTTTGTGGTAGAGAATTTAATGAACATAATGCACTAGACATCAAGACAATGTCGTGTTGCTCCATAAAAAATATTTCTGCTAATATTATTAGCAGCGTATTTTTATGTTGTTTTTTATTACACCTTTCTCATTTCAAACGCCGATTTTATATTATAATTTGTATATTATCAAATAAAATATTACACCCTTGCCATCCTGCTCTTTTAGCGGTTATAGATAATGGTTTTCTTGGCATAATACAATTGGAATTAATATTTTCACTTTTAATATAAAAAATATTTATAATTTTATAAGATTGTTTTTCATATAAAATAATTAAATAATCTATTTGGTCATTAATATTTTTTAATGTTGTTGAATATTCACCTCCAATTGTATTGAATGTATTTTTACTTTTTATATTATTAACCTGTTTTTGAGTAGCACGTTTTGCCTTTATTTGATATTTTTGATTACAACTAATACAAATCAAATCTTTTGATTGTTCATTTGTTTTACATTTTTCAAAATTGTTATCATTACATCTAACACATTTAATATTATTTTTTATATAGTATTCACACGCCTCACCAACTATTCTACTTTCGCTTTTCCAATTATTATTTTCTTTAACTTGTGAAATAAATTTATTTAATTCCATTTTATTTATAATATAAATAAAATTATAAAAAAAAATATTTCTGCTAACATTATTGGCATGAATATTTTAAGTTGTTTTTTTATTAAAAGGAAGGTTCTAAAGGAAACCGACCCGCAGAGCTTTTAGGTTTCCTTTATACGTACATAGCTAACAAACTCTGATTCTGTTTCTCATCATTCTTAATAAGCGAATCTACGACCTTCTTGGTTACAGTAATAGGGAATGTAACCTCTAGTTCAATATCCTTACCAAATATCTTGGAGTCAGGCTTAACGAGTCTAAATAGATTCAACTTTGTATAAATAATCTCTAAACAACGCTTCAAGTTACGAACACCTGCTTCCTCGCCAGTAAGAGCACTGGTACCAATGATATACTCCAAAGTTTCATTGGGAATAATCACATCCTCCTCTGTAAAGTTGACCTGCTCACGAATCTTGGGCAACAAGTAGTTCCTAGAAATCGTGACCTTCTCCTTCGCATCATAACCCTTAGTCTGGATGCGATACATTCTGTCTCTCAAGATAGGGTTCACCTTGCTCTCGTCATTATAACTAAAGATGAACAAGCACTTGCTCAAATCAAAATCCAACTCCGCAAAATACTTATCATGAAACTGGCTGTTCTGTGATGTATCCGTAAGATGAGTCAAGATACCAACAATCTCCTCACCCCTAGGAGTATCACTGATTTTATCCAACTCATCAAAGTAAATCACAGGATTCATGCACTTGCTTTCAATTATGATTTGAACTATTTTACCCCAAGTGCTACCCTCGTAAGTATAAGAGTGACCTTCCAAGAAACTAGAATCACCAGTACCACCAAGAGCAATGAATGCGAATTCACGACCCAAAATCTTACTGATACCTTCCTTCACAAGTGTTGTCTTACCAGTACCCATAGGACCCTTGATAGCAATAGCAGTTCCCATGGCAGAGGGATTAGAAATCCACTGGCCAACCATCTGCATAATCTGAATTTTGGCATCATTCAGTCCAAACACACACTCATCTAGAGTAGTCTTGGCAGTCTCCATAAACTCATGACAGGCATCTAGACCATCATCCATTTTGACAGTGAGGTTCTTATAGGTACCAAAAGGAATACGCATAAATGTGTCTACCCAATTCTTGATTTTATAGTACTCATTGTCTCCAGGGTCCATACCACGAAGCACATTGAGCTTTTGCATGGCAATTGCCTTGAACTTAGCAGGCATCTTGGCATCCAGAAGAGCAAGACGATAAGGTCTCTCCACATTAATATGGTTATTTATTTCTTTGAGATCCTTCATAATACGGAGCTGCTCCTTGTTAGAAAGCTTTTTTCTGAAGTAGTCAATCTCATTAGTGCGCTTCTTGTCGGTGTGGATAAGCTTATGGTAGGTCTTGGCGTTCTTGGTACGAGCTTTCTTCACAAGCTTCTTGATACTGCGGTTACATTCGCTCACAGCATTACGAAGAATCTTGCTCTTGGGCTTATTTTTGAGTTGTTCAGAGAGGCTCTTCTTGGTTTCAACTAACTCCAAATACTCTTGTTCAACGTCGGTAATCTCAGTTTCTTCCTCTGTATCAGCCTTCTTTTTAATGGCCTTCTTCTTGTCTGCTGCCTTTTGTCCATTCTTTTGTCCATTCTTTTGTCCATTCTTTTGTCCATTCTTTTTAAAATCCTTGGTTGCGACAGCATCTAGAGTAATGTTTTCAGGACTAGGAGTATCAGCAAGTTCAACCTTCTCATAATTTTCTTTCATGAACATCTGTTCATCTTCACTATCACAATCTGCTTCATCTTCCTCTTCATTGTATGCACATTCATCTTCTTCTTCGTCCATTCCAAAGACAATACTGTAGAAGCCTTTTTCGTCATCGCCTGCATCTTCGTCTTCATCATCTTCATCAGATTCAGGCTTTGATTTGCGCTTGTTTCCGCGGACTGGTTTCTTGTCAGACTTTTTGGATTTGTCTTGCTTCTTGGACTTTGAATCTTTCTTGACACGCTCATCCATGTACTTAGAAGGAAAGATGCGAGAAATGAAGTTACGGAGTTCAGTTTTGTCCATAGCATCTAATTCATCATCATCTATATCCTCATCATCTAAGTCATCATCGTCTTCGTCATCATCATCGTCGTCATCACAAGCTTGCGAATCGTCGTCTTCATCATCCTCCTCATCGGATTCCTCTTCAACTACACGCCTCTTGTTTTTCTTATTTTTCTTAGAAGGAGGAACATAAGTTGAATCACTATCCTCTTCTGACTCAGAATCATCATCATCTACCCAAACTTCAGACTCATCATCAGAATCAGGCTTATTCTTCTTGAGCTTGGTGTTCTTAGTAGAACGGAGATTCTTCTTCTTGTCAGAAATACCCTTTGCCATTTTGAAATATATAAACCCTAGTTTTTAAGTAAATTAAAACAATGTTTTTCAGAATCAATTTTTTGATTCTTTTCGGAAGTCCTTTCAAAAAATTGATTATCAAAGGATATAAAAAATATCTCCATAATATTATAGGGAAATTATAATGTCGTCTCAACGATCCAGAATGAATGATTACAAACCTCCCTCCAAAATTATTGGCGTTCAATTTAGTATGTTATCACCGGAAGAGATTCGTAAAAACTCAGTAGTTGAGGTTACGTCTCGTGATACTTACATAAATAACAAGCCAATTGCTGGAGGTTTATTTGACCCAAGAATGGGTGTATTGGAGCCTGGTCTTATCTGTCCTACCGATGGATTTACCTACATTGATACACCTGGTTACTTTGGTCATATTGAGTTGGCTCGTCCAGTATTCTTCATTCAACATATCAAGGAGATTATGAAAATATGCAAATGTATTTGTTATAAATGCAGTAAGCTTTTGATTAACAAAAATCAACATAAGCATATTTTGACAAAGAACGGTTCAGACCGTTGGGATTATGTTACCGCAGCTTGTTCCAAGGTAAAACGTTGTGGTGATTCATCAGAGGATGGTTGTGGTTGTAAACAACCAGATAAAATCAAGTTGGAGGGAATGTCAACTATATTTGCTATTTGGGAGAATATTGAGACAGATGCAGAGGGAGAAAGTAAGAAGATTACACATAAGCTAACCCCTGAGATTATATTGAAAGTTTTCAAGCGTCTTTCAGATGAGGATATTTCATTCATGGGGTTTAGTCCTTTGTGGTCTCGTCCTGATTGGATGGTTTGTCAAGTGCTTCCTGTTCCTCCTCCTGCTGTTCGCCCATCTGTCAAGCATGATGCTCAACAGCGCAGTGAAGATGATTTGACACATATTTATAGCAATATTATTAAAACCAACAAGGACCTTGCTGATAAGATTGCTAACAATGCTTCACCGAATGTTATTGAGGGATTGGTCACTGTATTACAATACTTCATTGCAATGATTGTGAACAATAAAGTCAAGGGTGCTGTTCCAATGGCGCAGCGTTCTGGTCGTCCTCTTCAATGCATCAGTGGTCGTTTGAATAGCAAGAATGGTCGTATCCGTGGTAATCTCATGGGTAAACGTGTTGACTTTAGTGCCCGTTCGGTTATTACAGGTGACCCCAATTTGTCTATTCGTCAGTTGGGTGTTCCTAAGAAGATTGCGATGAATCTTACGAAGCCAGTTACAGTGAATGACCGTAATCGTGATTTCCTGATGAAGATGATTCAGAATGGCCCGGAGGAATATCCTGGTGCTAAGATTCTGGAGCGTAAAAATGGTGAGAACATTTCATTGCGTTATGTTGACCGTGGTTCTATAAGATTGGAGAATGGCGACGTTGTACACCGTCACATGATGGATGGCGATGCTGTCCTTTTCAATCGTCAACCTAGTTTACACAGAATGTCTATGATGTGTCACATCGTAAAAATCATGAAGAAAGGTGATACTTTTAGAATGAATGTTGGGGACACAAAACCATACAATGCCGATAAATTTTCGCTGCAGTTATGCAGCGAGTTTTGATTAAATCATCAATGTTGGCAACAGGGAGCGTTAAAAGCGTGAAACTCCCTAGTGTCAGGGAAACCGTAGGTTTCCTTGATGCAAAACACCTTGTTGACGGGAATCCCCTAAAACAATCACTACCACTCCAACTTGGAAACATTTTGGAGGAACACGGTTAATAGCCGTACCCAATGGTAAAAAAGTGATTGATGAATCTATTAGACTACCAAAAAGTCTATCCATAGATGAAATGGGCAATCCGCAGTGGAGTATCTAAAGCCGTTTGGTAGGCCATGATACCCTCTCAGAGACTGCTGAGGTGTTGGTGAACAATGAAGGATTAGCCATCCTGAGTTTGCTTAAGGTACAGTCCGTCCCCACTGGAAACTTTGGGGGTGCTGCATTTATGCAGCCAAAATAAACATGATTCGTGCATGTTTATTTTGGCTGCATAAATGCAGTGACGTTTGATGGAGATGAAATGAATTTACATATGCCACAGAATGTCTTGGCAGAAACAGAGTTGAGACATCTGGCAGCTATTCCTTGGCAGATGATTAGTCCTTCTGCCAACTCACCTATTATTGGTATTTATCAAGATTCACTTTTGGGTTCTTACCGTTTCACAAGACCCAATGTAAAATTCTCACACAAGGATGCAATGAACCTACTTATGATGTTTGATAAAGTGGATCCCAAACCATTCCTAGAATTGCGTGATTCAAAGCAAGATATTACTAGTTTTGATGTGTTATCACAAATCCTCTCACCTATTACTCTTAAATACAAGACCAAATTGTTTGAAGAAGAAGAAGACGCCAACACTTCTAATAATGTTCTAGAAATCCGCAATGGTAAGTACATCCGTGGTCAGATGGAGAAGTCCGTGTTGGCTTCTACAACCAAGGGTATTATTCATCGTGTTTGCAATGACTACGGAAATATGCAGGCATCACATTTCATTGATGATTTGCAAAATGTGGTTACTGAATATATGAAGACAAGCTCTTTTAGTGTGGGTATTAGCGATTTAATTGCCAACAAGACCACACAAGATAAAATTATTCAAGTAATCGCAGAGAAAAAGCATGATGTACAGACATTGATTGAGAAGATTCATTTGGGTATCTTTGAGAACAATACTGCACAATCTAATATGATGGAGTTTGAGGGCAAGGTCAATAATATTTTGAACGATGCGAATAACCAAGCTGGTTCTATCGGTCGTAAGTCATTGAGCAAAACCAATCGTTTTGTGATGATTGTGGATTCGGGGTCCAAGGGTACCCCAATTAATATTTCACAGATGATTTCTTGTTTAGGACAGACCAACGTAGATGGTAAGAGAATTCCCTATGGTTTTGATAGCCGCACACTTCCCCATTTCAGCAAGTTTGATGATAGCCCAAGTGCACGTGGATTTATTGAGAATTCCTATATCTCAGGCCTCACTGCTCCAGAGCTGTTCTTCCATGCTATGGGTGGTCGTATTGGTCTTATTGATACTGCTGTTAAGACTTCACAGACAGGTTATATTCAAAGACGACTTATCAAGGGCTTGGAGGACCTAAAAGTAGAATACGATATGACAGTTCGTAATAACAAGGGTAAGATTATCCAGTTTGCTTATGGCGATGATGGTTTTGATTCTACCCGTGGTGAGAACCAATCTGTTCCTCTAGTCAGCATGACAACTGAAGAAATTTATTTGCATTATGATATTGCTGGAATTAATGATGAGCATAACAATTTGTTAAATATTTATAGCAAGGGAACTCAATCAAGACTCAAAAAACAACGTGCTGCAACCAAGGAAATCTGTCAAAAGTATATTGATAAGATGATTGAAGCCCGTAAGAATGTGATTGAATCCGTGTTCAACAATAAGAATGACAACAATGTCACTGTTCCTGTGTCATTTCAAAACATTATTGCCAATGCTCAAGGCCAGCTCAATTTGAATTCTAATTCCATTGTTGATATTACTCCGTTGGAGGCGTTTGAGCTTGTGGAGGAGTATTTTAATAAGCTACAGCGTTTGACATACGTGCAACCTAAGTCATTGTTTGAGGTTCTCTACTTCTATTACTTGAATCCCAAAGATTTGTTGGTAAACAAGCGTTTCCATCGTGCAGGTTTAATTATGATGTTGGAGAACGTGGTTTTGAGATACAAGCAAGCCATTGTTCATCCCGGTGAGATGGTAGGTGTGATTGCTGGTCAATCTATTGGTGAGCCAACAACGCAATTGACCTTGAACACTTTCCATTTGGCTGGTGTGTCGTCTAAGTCTAATGTGACTCGTGGTGTGCCAAGAATTGAGGAGATTCTCAGATTGACCAAGAATCCCAAGCACCCTTCACTCACTGTTCATTTGAAGCAGATTGATGAGGCTGAACAAGATAAGGCTACCAAGTATGCAAATATGTTGCAACACACCAAACTTGTAGATGTTATCAAGTCTGTTCAAATCTGCTTTGACCCTAATGACAAGACAACTACAGTTGTTGATGACCGCATCCTGATGGAACAATTTTATGAGTTTGAGGATATGATGGAAGATTGTTTGGAATCGGAATTGGACACCAATGTCCAGAAGTCCAAGTGGATTATCCGCTTGGAGTTGGATGCGGATTCTCTTCTAGATAAGAATATTACAATGGATGATATTCATTTTGCGATTACAAACAGTCATGGAAATGATATTTCATGTGTTTATTCGGATTACAATGCTAACAATTTGGTATTCCGAATCCGTTTGAACAGCAGCATTTTCAACAAGAGTAAGAAGCAGAAGGGTATTGCGGATACATTGGACCAATCCGATGAGATTTATATGTTGCGTAACTTCCAAGAGGCTCTTCTCAACAATATTGTGCTTCGTGGTATCAATGGAATTGACAATGTGAATCCTCGTAAACTCAAGAATAATGTTAGTCGTGATGAAGGCAAGTATGTTGCAAAGGATGTATGGGTTCTAGATACGACTGGTAGCAATTTGATGGAAATATTGGCCATGGATTTCATTGATGCGAATCGCACATACAGTAACGATATCAAGGAAATCTTTGATGTGTTAGGTATTGAGGCAGCTCGTCAAATCATTTACAATGAATTCTTTGAGGTGATGGAATTCAGTGGTGTATACATTAACTATCATCACTTGAGTTTGTTGTGCGACCGTATGACATCTACAAAGGGAATGGTCTCTATCTTCAGGTCTGGTATCTTGAATGATGATATTGGTCCTCTTTCCAAGGCAACATTTGAGGTTCATACGGAAGTCTTGTTGGATGCTTCTAGACATGCTGACTTTGACCATATGCGTGGTGTGTCTGCGAATGTGATGATGGGTCAAATGGGTGTATTTGGAACAGGTTGTTTCCAATTGGTTTTGGATATGGAGAAGATGAGAGATTTGGAGGACCAGCCCGTAGATACTACGGATTCCAATAAGGAAATTGAGAAGATGTTTGGTAAGATGGATGACCAAACCGACGTTTGCTCAAAGAACAATATTGAGATTAATAATAATTTGGCAGCGATTAAACCTGTAGATAATGATGAATGCACAGATGATAATTATGATATTGGATTTTGAAACCCTCCCTTCTAAAACTTCCTTTTAATTTATTTTTTATTATGACTTTTTATAATAAAAAATTAACGGCAATGTTTTTTTGTTTTATTGTTACGTCTTCTAGTTCCTCCTTTACCGTAACCTTTACCTTTACTTGTACTGCTAGCTCTAGTACTAGCTCTAGTACTAACTCTAGTACTAACTGGTTTAGGTAAAATTTTAGCACCTGTTTTAGCCGCTACGCTTTTAACCGCCCTGCTTTTAGCCGCTACGCTTTTAGCCGTCTTCGTTTTTGGAACAATACCCAACTTTGCATTGAACCAATCCTCAATATTTTCAAGACGAATTTTACCAAGACGAATATCATAAATTAAATCATAAACCAGTCCGGGAAAGAAATTCTCCGTTTTTTCTTCATAATATTCAGTAGAATAGTCCGCAAAAACAGAATAACTTTCAATGATTTGATACAAATATGTCATCAATATATTGTTTTTGATAACGTCGCAACAAGAGCCATATGTAGTAGTAACCTGATATAAAGCTTCTCTAATCTTTTGTTTTTGTTCTTCAAATGTAATAATTTGTTGGGTTGGTTGTTTTGGAATAGGACCGACCAATTGTTGTATCTTATGATAAATAAGATTCTTAGCTGAAAACATATCTTTGCTATCATATTGCTCAATTACTATAAACAATTGACTGGCTGTTAATAGATTTTTAATAGTTGAGTTCATGAAGCATGTTGCACATTGTTCTCTAGGTATTTCTACAGTTAAACCAAAGTCAAATAATTTAACATTACCAGCAACAAATCCAATATTCCCAACGTGACAATCCTGGTGTAAATAACCTTGATGCACCATTCCTTCTATCGCAGTTATCAATTGTTGTTGATGTTTTTTATTTCCAAGTTCATGCCCATAATCCCCTTTCCAAACAGAAGACAATTTATCCATTACGTAGTAACCATATAGTTGACGAGATGTTCTATCTTCGCAAAACCATGATTTATATATTTTTGGAGCAACACCTAAATCTCCGAGTTTAATTCCGATATTAACCTCATTAATAAAATCGCTTTTTCCTTTTGGGTTCATAATTGTAATTTGTTTCAATACATATTGTCCACTAGCTGAAAGAGCACCTGCTATGGCTTCATTTTGAGCACCAGGCTTTAATTCATATGCTATTCCAAAATCACCTCTTCCCAATTCTCCTTTTATTTTTAAACCATCATAACATTTTTCAGGACTATCTACTATATGTTCTTGAATCATGTATCTATAATATAATAATAAAATTATATTACGATGAATATGAAAATTATAGTTTTTATTGACGAAATGATATAGAAAAAATAAAACACTATATATTGTCCCGGGTTTAGCTCAGTGGTAGAGCTTTTGACTGTAGTAGTTTGCCGATATCAAAATGTCACCTGTTCGATCCAGGTAACCCGGAAAAGAATACGAAGTATTTGGAAAAAGAATACGAAGTATTTGGAAAAAGAATACGAAGTATTCGGAAAAGACCAACCAAAAAGCGTTAATGGTGTAGTGGTAACATGTAACCCTTCCAAGGTTGAGCTGAGGGTTCGATTCCCTCTTAACGCAAATATTTATAAGTTTTTTATTACGAAACTTATAAACATTATTATTTCTCTAAATTCTGTTCCCCAACCGGAACCTTATTAGAGAAATTTTGATAAAACCCACTATTTTTAGAAGGTGCCGCAATTTCATAAGTAACGTTCTTCGCATATTTATTGTTCTGAAAAGGCACTAAATCATCAAAATATTTGTCCGTCATAACAGAATTCAATAACAACACTTCATCCTCATTGATACTATAATCCACATTAGATATATTCAAATAACGCTTATTATCTAACATAAATAAACGAATGCGCTTGTATCTAATTAATTCATCGCAAACCCGCATAAAATAAAATCTATCATTATCTGTTTCTGGATTAATTAAATTATTTTTGGGAAAACAAGCTTTGCCGTGGCGTTTTAAGCAAAATGATTTAACATCACAAGACCCAGAATTACAATTAGATAATTCACCAACCTTTTGTTTTATCTCTTCATCAATATCTGAAACAAAGCTAAATGCGTTTTGTGTTAAATGTCTTACCAATATATCCAACTTTTTCATTTTCAATGAATACAAAAACTTAGGATTGTCTAGCACATGAATGACCTGTTCACGGATTTCTCTATAATTATAGTCGTTTAATAAATTTCGTATTTCGGTTCTAAATGCTCCGTAAAATTGTGTTTCTAATCTAATATTACGAACAGTATTCACACGTAAGTCATCTTGTTTTTTGCTAGTTGCCAATGTAAGGTCTAGATTACTACTTAGACCATTAAATACTGGTAGACCATCTTCAAATGTATCTGCTTCTGGTCCTGTTATTTGAACTAACTGATTTGTTTCCGTTAAAATGCCCACAATCATTTCGTCCTCCATAACTTTCATCATGGGTTTACATAAAATGCGGCCACTAGAATCAGAACTTATTTTATTGAGTGTATCACGACTTGTTGCGTAATCTGACCATTGAACTGTATTCATAAATATAGTTTCTATATTGGTGATTTGGCGAGATGGGTAGCAGGGTAAATAAACAGTAACCTGTTCTTGTGTTTCCACCATAAGTGCAATTACTTTGCCATTGTAATTTAATACCTGTTTTTTTACCGTCAATCCAATATCACTTGCGTTTTTCATTAAAACATCAATCGGTACGTTTTCTTTGTATGTATATGTTCGGGGTCTTGTCTGCATTGGTTTACATTTTCTACCCGATGTTTCAATTACCATATTAAGAACCTTGCGTAGAGTCTTTAATTCATCGGTGGCAGTCATATTCATAAATATTTTAATAGTTTCTTCAGATATCTTTGTTTTGGTATTTTCTTTCTCCTTTCCTTCATATAAATAAATAGGTTCGTAGAAATTATCATGTTTTAACACCAATATTGTGCCTCGGTCTTTTAAATAAACATTGGATGAATATGCATTTGTGGGACACAATAAATCAATATTATCAGTGGCATCATTATACAAAATTTCCATAATCACTAGATTTACTCCACCCTCAAATAAAACAGATTCTTCAGATGAAATAATATCCCATAAATAGGTATGGTCAATGATGGCGTCAGGGTCGCTCAAGTAGTTTTTAAAGTTCTCAAAAGAAGAAATAGATTCCTTTAAAAATGCATATTGGGATGGGTCATATAAATCTATTTGACTATAGAAAAATGTGTTTTTATAATTTTCTACTGAAACATCATCCACCGTGTATTTATTGGGTTTAAAAATAGAAGTCATTGAGCCATTATGTAATTTCAAATAATCATCTAATGTCAAAAGGGCAACTATTTTTTGACGCATCTGCTCAATAGTTAATAAATTAATTTCAGAATAACTGCTGTAAATATCCGCAATTACACCGAGAAAGGATTGATGTGGTGATTGTTCAACACCATAACGTAGGAGAGGGCGTTTACCAGTTTGAATATACACGACGCCTCCATTGTTCAATGCATATTTACTGTTTTTAGTTCGTAAAAATTTCTCAACGGGAAGTGGTAAAAACCCCCAGCGATATTGAGGAACTGGATAACGATCTATACCAAATACATTGTTTTTACTCTTTTGCTTTTTCTTTTCTTTCTCTTTCTTTGCTTCGTCATCTTCTTGGGGTTTTACTAATCCAACAGCTTCTTTATCTTGTGCACCTTCTTTGGGTACAGACTGAATAGAAATCTGTGATTTTTTACCATCAGGTCCTATTTTATCAGTATTTACATCAACTAGTCCGCATTGTTGACGCCTAGCTTGTTGCTGGCTTAATGCTTTGCCTTTTGTTGCCCATGTATTGTAACAACAGGGCAAACACAGTTTAGGGTCAGGATGTGAATGTGGTGGTTTAAATCCAGGGGAATGATAAACATATTTACCATTTTCGTCTTTGTGATATTTGGGATCAGTAAATTCAAAAATAAAATGGTCTGGTGGTGGTGGTTTGGCATTATCAGGTATGATTTTGCCACCACATTCACCACGGTTTACCTCAGCTTCAGTCATAGGTTTATTTGTTTTTAAACACCAGAATCTTGGACAGATATACCAGAATTGATTTTTAGGGTCTGAACCATATTTGATAGCATTAGTGTAAGCGCCTGAATGTTCTTTATCTATTTCGGTTTTCTCTTCATCTGTCAAAATAACCGGTTGCAAACTACCATTTGCTGGACAAATGCGTGAATAAGAAACAAATTTGCCTTGGGGTTTTGTAAGTATTAAATTGGGCTCTTTCTCTTTCATACGTTTAGTAAAGATATTGGATTTTTCTTCTTTTGCTTTACTCGCACCGCTTTTAGCCCCTCCACTCTTTTTTTTATTTGAACTATTTTCACTAGAACTAGCAGACGGCTCTTCTGGTAAATAACCATCTTCTTCTTGTTCCTGTTCCTGTTCCTGTTCCTGTTCCTGTTCCTGTTCCTGTTCCTGTTCCTGTTCCTGTTCCTGTTCCTGTTCCTGTTCCTGTTCCTGTTCCTCCTCATCCTCTTCTTCAGGCAAATATCCTTCAGTTTCTTCGCTTTTAGATACAGACTCAGGCTCATCTGTAGAAACAGACTCGGGTTCTTCTGTAGCAACTGGTTCTGTTACTGGTTCTGGTTCTGTTACTGGTTCTGGTTCTGATATTGGTTCTGTTTCCTCTTCAACGTCAGAATCAGAACTAGATTCTGAGTCCGAATCGGATTCAGAACTAGATTCAGATTCTGACACAACACCTGTCTCAAGAATTTCACCATCATCATCTTCATCATCTTCACCTGGTAAATATTTGTCTTCCTCATCACTTTCTTCTTCACCATCAACAAAACCTTGTGTAAATACAACTGGCTCAACAATTGTGGTTTTCTTATTTAAAATAATATTTTCTATTTTATCTTCGTCGGCTTTATTCATTTTGGAACATAACAAATTCATTTTACCAATTAAGCTTGCAGGAATATCCTGAGATTGTATTAACATTCTCAAGATACTATCCATATAAATGTGTATAATTTCAATAAACTCTATTGCGTTTATTTGGTCAACCTTTATCTGTAGTTTATTATCAAACGGAGATTTATAAATAGAAACAGGAAAACCTGGATTGTCTACAATATCAACTTGCTTATTTAAAAATTGACCGTGTATTCTCTGGTGCTGATTAAAATAATTAACTATTTCAGCCATGGCGGCATCCCTGGATAATGAAAAATTTGTAGACAAGTTCTCTATAATCTCTGCTTGACTATTAGTTCTTTTAAACACTTCGGTGATAGTAGATGCAATGGCATTCATTTTTTGATAATTGTCAACACGAATAAAATTCAATACAATTCCTTTACTAACATCCAAATCTGTATCCATAACATCAAACATACTGGTTAGACAACCCAGAACCTTCTTAAAATTAACTGTCTTGCTTTCAATAGAAGATTGATACTTTAAATTTATAACTTCAATATTTGGCTCAGTTAACTTATCAAATCTGCGCATTTTATATCCAGATTTTGCCAATGTTTTATTTATTTTAATAATAATAGGATTAACTACATTGTATATAATTGTTTCTACAGCCTTCACTGAAATAGGAGTAATCATATTTGAACGAACACAAATATTACCATTTGCGCTAAGTTCAATAAAAATATCCAACAGCTCTTTCTTAAAAGTACTATATTTAATATAAAAAATTATTTGATTTTGTTTTTTGTTGTCTCGTGATATCGTATTTATTGTTTTCTTAGGCAACCATGGTATTTTTCGCCCATCTTTAGATGTAAATTCTGAATAAAAACGGAACATAACTTCACGCCGTTTACCAGGATTATATTTTATCATAGGCGTAAATGGATAATACGGGCTATCCGACCCCCCACTTGCATGAATTTGTTTAAATATAATATCCAATGGAATAGGGATTTCTATTTCAGGGTGAATGACAATATTAAAGTCAGACACTCCCATTTCAATATAATCCAATTCACTCTTTTTACTATTATGAATATTATAAAATAAATCTACAGTATCATGCAATTGAAATGTGCCGGGTTTTAGCAACGTATTATTATTTGCAATGAATTCTTGCTGTTTCTCCATAAATCCATCTTTATTAGTTACATCAGCCTTATATAAAAGTGGGAAGTAGAGTTCAACTAAGAAAGAATGGTCAATTGCTAGTTTTTCTACGGTTGAATCATCTGCATAAGAATAGTTTGCGGCGTCTGCATAATCAAGTACATCACCGGCTCTGCAAACATAAATTACATTATCTGCAAGCTCGCCGTAGTTCAAAAGCAACTGATTTTCAAAAGTATATAATTCGTTGTTTTTTGCCATTTGAAATGCAGGAATAGGGTCGTCTTTTCTCAATTCAACATCATATGGGTTACCTGAAAATAACAAGTCATGATAGGTTGCAAAACGTTGTCCAAGGGGAATTGACACCTTATATTTATCTGTTTTATTAATATATTTTGTAAAATCCTCATAATAATAAGCGGGTTTTTCCATTGCGATAAGCTCGTCGTAAAATTCGCTTTTTAATTGAATGTTTATGGCAAATTGCGACATGAGTTTACCATTGAACAGTCCTTTCTGTTGGTCAATCACTTTAACATGGTCAACTGTCAAATATCTCTGACCAAAAATATAAAGTTCTTCGTAGCAGACTTCGTTTTTACCAAGCTCATGTATTATCTTTTTCTTTATAGTACGGATAGTATCATCTTTATGAATTTGTTGAGAACTATTATGAAATTCTGGTTGCGGATTTATAGCATCAAATATCGCACGTTCACCATCTTTGCTAAATAATTTTTGTTTGATTTGTTCATCTGTCATAGGTGTAGAATTACCATTAAAAACAACATACTTGGATGGAATACCTTGTGAATTCAACAAACATAATATATATTTTTGGCTCTCTGGAATTTCTATAGTTTCAGAAATGGGTTCCACTGTTTTAGATTCCATGACGTATATACAATAAACTTATAAAATATGTAAGTTTTTTATTCTTTATATTATTAAATGAAAAAGGCATTATTAATTGGAATAGATTATATTAAAAATCCTGAATATTATTTGAGAGGATGTATAAACGATGTTATTGTTGTTCGCAATATGCTAATAGATGCATACGATTATAATGCGTTTGATATTACAATTATGCGGGATGATTCGGGTGATTTTATAGCACCCACAAGAACTAATATATTACGTCAATTAGAACTTTTGTTTTCCCAAAGCGAAAATTTAGAGGAAATATGGTTTCATTACAGTGGTCACGGGTCTCAATTACAAAATCAGAATCGTGAAATGAAACAAATTATTATACCGTCTAATTATCAAGAAGAAGGTGTAATTCAAGATACCGAATTGCTTCAGTTAATACAACAGATATCAAATAATTGTCGTGCAATTATGGTATTTGATTGTTGTCATAGCGGTACTATATGTGATATGCCATGGACGTTTGAATATACTAATGCAAATAGTATGGAAACACAAACGCTTGTAACACACACACTGGCAACACACACTAATCCTATTGAAATGTCCAATCCAAATATTTATGTTTTCAGTGGTTGTCGTGATAATCAAAAAAGCTCGGATTCAATAAACACATTAGACCAATCAATAGGTGCTTTCTCAAATGCACTAGTAGAATCATTAAGGGCCAGTCGTCATAACATAAGTGTTATGGAGTTGTATAAAAATACATGTATTTTTTTATTGAAAAATGGTTATAGTCAAAATCCTGTGTTATCATCAAGCACAAAGACACCGTCCTATATTATTAGGAAATCATAAACTTTTTACACCATTTCGCATTGAAAATGCGCAATGTAACGTTGCCTTTTCACTAAAATCTGCCCATTTCATGGGCAGATTAAATGAAATAAGGTGTAAAACAATAAAATAAAGACATTATGTTATTATTTATTATAATGGGAGTTCATTTCTCAAAAAGGAAGCGTTTGTTAAATCAAAGAAGATGTCCAAAAATAGCAAATGAAACATTAAGAAGAAGAATAATGTTTGACTTAAAAAGAATGCACAACTGTTTGAATGAACTAAAAGAAGACGTTCACATAATAAAAAAAGAAATATCAGAAAATAGTAAAAATAACGAAAACAATAATTATACATCATAATAAGGGTTGTCGTGTATGCTCATGCCGCAATATTCACGTTTATCTTTTTTATAGTCTACAGGATTGTGGATACCCGCTGTTTTGGCGTTCTCCAATAGAAATTTGAAATTCTCCCAGAATTCACTCTTATGTCCAATAGATTTTGTCATAACATGAGAAAGTTCATGAATCGCCACAAATGTAAGGGTACTTTCATCTATTAGATTATCATTTTCTGATTTAGATTTATTTAAACAAAAAGCTAATTTCTCGCCCTTGTTCTCACTATACGCAGTGTATTCACTTGTAGGTAATGTTTCAACAATCTTTTGTGGGTTGTAACCAGCAACAAGGCGTTTAACACGCTCTTCATCAGGATAATTTTTATTCATGTATTTAACTAATGATTTACACTTATCAGTTACGGTTGCGAGTAAATCAGCAGCAGCTTGTAATTTTTCGCGCTCACGAACACAATATTTATTACCATCCACATTAGATATAATACATTTTAATTGAAATCCTTCAGAGTTTATGTAATACATATATCCGCATGTAGATAAAACAAACACAATGAGAAAATAACCTAAAGCATCGTATTTATCCATGACTATATAAATACGGTGTATTTTAATTTTCTTATATTTTTTAACGTTGTCTTTTATCTTTTTTACACCTTGGAAAATTATAATAGGTGTATATGCTTTCACAACTTGTTGTTTCATGCGACTTTTACATCTGTTGCGTTTTTAACGACGAGTTTTTTTCTGCAAAAAATATAAAGTTTCAACCGCTACTTTATACTATGCTGTAGCCAAAAAACTTACCTTTTTTAACTATATCTTTATCTATAAAAGCTTGTCCAATTGCTTCGTCAAGTTTACATAATTTTAGAATAATAGCGTTTTCAAACATTTTTTTTAAGTCTTCTTTATTATATTTTTTTATATCTTCTGCTAGTTTGTTTGTTAATTCTTTTGTTTTTATTGATCTTATTGCGTTTATTGCTATGCTTATTCTAACGTATTTGTAATGTATTAGATTTTCATCTAACCCGTAATTTAAAAAAGTAACAAGGTCAGTTACCTTTTCATCTAACCCGTGAGTATTAGCTGGATCTTCCATTAGGCCGTTAATTTGGTCCCGCAAAGTTACCCTTTCGTACTCTTCAGTTTTCTTGGTCAACTGATAGTTATCCGCCTTTTCTTTCTTCTCTATATCTCTCTCTGTCTTGTAGTCTTCTCTAATCATATCCATCTGTTTTCCTTTTTGTTCCCGCCGAAGAATACGTGCATTTTCTTCTTCTTCCAATTTTTTCCGTGCTATCCTGTGTTCTTCTTCCAATTTTTTCCATGCTCTCTTGATTTCTTCTTCTCCTCCCCCCCTTCTCTTAATTCGTCTTGTTTTTCTTGAATTGCGTCTTTTCTGTTTACCTGCGGTTCTTTGTCGTTTTGAAGGCATTGTATATATAATGTATATAAAATATATTTTAATTTAGATCCTTCAGAGTTTGTGTAATAGATATATCCGCATACAGATAAAATAAAGACAAAGAAAAAAATACCTAAAGCATCGTATTTATGCATAACTAAATAAATACGGTGTTTATTCTTTCACAACTGGTTGTTTCGTGCGACTTTTACATCTGTTACGTTTTTTCACGACGAGTTTTTTCTGCAAAAATATAAAGTTTTAACAGCTACTTTACTATACTGTAGCCAAAAAACTTACCTTTTTTAACTATATCTTTTTCTATAAAAGCTTGTTCAATTGCTTCGTCAAGCTTACATAATTTAAGTATATTGTCGCTATTAAATATTCTTTTTAAGTCTTCTTTATCTACTTTTCCTATATCTTCTGCTAGTTTGTTTGTTAAATAGCTTCTTTCTCCTTTATCTTTTATTGTGCTTATTGCGTCTATTGCTGTGCTTATTCTAACGTCTTTGTCCGTTATCAAGTTTTTTATTAAGTTTTTATCTAAATCTTCATTTAAAAAATCAACAAAGTTTTTATTTGTTACTTTCATTTCGTTCGGAAATTTCGTTTTAAACTTGTCAATAACATTATACAAGCGATGCTCATGAACCAGGGCCTCCCTACCCGCGTCTCTATCTTCCTTTATGATGTTTTCTCCTCCCCTTCTCCTAATTCGTCTTGTTTTTCTTGAATTGCGTCTTTGTCGTTTGCCTGCGGTTCTTTGTCGTTTTGAAGGCATTTTATATATATATATATAATACATTTTTACATGGAAACATGGCCAAGGAAATTGCTTAACAATTTCTGGCCGAATAAATATATATGATTAAATTCATATGTATTTGTAAGTAATGTTATTGCATTACATTAAAAATAATTATTGATCTTTCTCATGCTTTTTGGCAGGATGGGGAAGTCCGTCCATGCCCTCCTGGCGCATTGGCATACCCATAGTCATGGACATACGCCAGACAAATCCGGCAGTGAAGTAAAGGACGACTGCGAAAACAAGAGAATGGACGCCAGCAACCATAAACTTGCTACCATTGGAAGGTAAACGCAAGAGAACACCAGGAGAGAGAACGAAGAATAGAATAGCGGAATAGATCGCAACAACAAGATTCATTATATATATCTCACAGAAAAAATATGAACCTCCTAAATAATTATAGTAGAGTTTCACATTCTTTTTTGACCTTGTCTAAATTCAATGTTTTACTATTTACAACACAGACACACATATTTTGTGGAATAATATATTGGTTTATAACCCCATTCAAATCCGCCTTGGTAATATTATGATGGTAGGTTTTTATAAATAATACGGAAGCCATTTGGATATGTATGATGTAAAATTGGCATACTGATTACTTTTCCTACTACATCTATATCAAAAAGTAGTATTATAACAATTGTTTCTTATAATACTATTGAGTAAGTTATTTATTTGGCTCCTTGACCAATTTCTAAGGGAACACGGCCCAAATCTGGCTCAATTGTGCTTTGGTTCCAGGGTCCAATATCGGACTTTTGGATGACGGGGTCAGAACGCAATTGGAGGTTGGGGTTACGAAGGGATTGACCGATGGTGTCAAGACCGATGTGGTAACCAGCTTGCAATAAGTCAGGCATTAAGATATCACCACCATTCATTGTGTTTGGGTTTAAGGCGGACCATTGACTGTTGGAATCCTTGGGCAATAAGTCAGAAGGGTTAGCAACGGCTTGAGCAGAGTATCCAGCAGGAACAGAAGCAGAAGCACCTTGGCTGGGAGCGCTAATTACCGAAGGTAATACGGGAACAGTTGGCTTTGTAGGAGCACTGACACCAGCGTCAGCCATATTATCATAAATGTTCAATTTAGAACCAGAATAGGCAAAAAGAGCCCATGCAAGAACTAAGAATATAATCAACACTAGAACTCTTTCTTTGGTGAAAAACTTGGAAAGTCCACTTATGATCTCTTTGAACATCCTTATTATATATAAACGGATGATAAAAATATTTTTACAATTCGTTTTTAAATTTGCTAAATAATTTGGCTATTCGTCTAGAGAATTTTCATCATCATTGTTATCTTCATTTTCCATCTCTAAATCACTATCATCGCTATCATCAACATCATTAATCATATATGTGTTTTTTATTCGTTTTGCCTCTAAATATGCCGAAAGTGCTAAATCTCTAGCTACCTTGGCCTTTCTCCTAGCTTCACGATACATTTCATAATAAACATCGTTGCGCTTTTTAATTTGTAATGGTTCGGATTCTGGCAATTCTTCTAAATCAAAATCTATTTCTTCCAATCCATCTTCAGATACATGAATCACCTCTGTGATAATGTTGTTTTTTATAGGCTCTTCTTTAACTTCTGGTTCGGACTCTGCTAATACTTCGGTTTCTGTATTAATTAATGGTTCTTCAGCAACTGGTTCTTTCTCAATATTTTCTAAAGATTCTTCGGGTTCATCAGAAGTTTCAATCAACACAATGGGTTTATGTTCATCCAATTCTTCTTCTTTATTATCGCTATCATTTATGGGAATAAATTCGGGATTGCTACTAGACTTTATAATGCATTTCTCAAAAGGATTTGTAGGTTGGAGAACCATCATTTGCTTAAGGTCAATTTCAATCTGGAAGCTACGGGATGAGCACTTAATCCCTTGTATCTCAACAATAGTTACTACATTTGTGTTATCATTAATAGATTCCATGTCTACTTCGCTCTCGTTTTCGTCATAAATCTTTAATGCTGGTTTGTTTAATACGGTGTTAACGTTTACACGTGCAATATAGTATTTACCTGACTTATACAATTTAAGAGGTGATGTAAAATAGTTTTCAATATCATGTAACTCCATTTGCCCGTCAAACCATTTATCACGGTTTTTATAAATATACTGTTGGCAATGATTCTCTAAATTTTCCATCCACCGTATGAAATTCTCATTTTCATTTGTGAACATCAAATCACAAGAAAATTTTTTACCAGCCTTAGTAAACCCCTGTTTTGTTTTGCATTTAGGAGGTTGTATGTAAAGAGGACCATTATTTACTAAACAACGTGAAAAATAGTTACCTCCAGAAATTAAACTTGGTTTTGTGAGAACTAATTTACTAAAATCAAAAGAGTCGTTTGTATCGTAAATCTCCATCAAAGTTACTTATATTTTGTGAACAAAAATATAAATAATTGTAGACGCAAACAATTACGTTTATATGCAGAGTTTATTCTATGACAATTTTGTAATTATGATATGAAAAGCATTCGGGATACCTGTATAGAATTCTTTCAAAATGAAGATACTCGTAAAGATATGAAGGAGATATTAAAACCCTTAGCCAATATAGTTTATAATGAAGTTTATTTATATTTGTGGTTGTTGTGTTTTTATAACCTATTTTTATTTTTTATAATTTTAGCAATATTAGTTCTATTATTAAGGGTCTCTGGTCAACTTATGAATTTTAGCAAAATTAGTGGAACATGCACTCAAAAAATAAAATGTGAATAGATAGTATAATGGCCAAAGGAAGACATTCAAGAAGACGTGTCCATAGGCGTCGCAGTTCTAAAATGATGATAATGGGTGGTGATGGTGCAGCTGACCATGCTATAAGTACATACGGTGGAATCGGACAACAACATCCTGTTAGTGCAACTAACCATACAATTGCAATGAGCAATGGTTCGGTTATTGTACCTGCTGTAGTTAAGGGTGGTGCTCCTTTATCCCCTGCTATAGTAACTGGTGGTGCTGATTTAGCTCCTGCTCAATACAATGGTGGTGGAATTATCACTGACGTGGCTGTTCCTGCTGCTTTGATTTACACAAGAAACCTAATGGCTAAGCGCAGATTACCTGGGTTCCCTCGTTTCTCAATGAGAAAGTCTCGCCGCCATCGCAGACGCAGCAATCGTAGAGGCAGACGCTAAGAGTTTTATCTAAAATTATATTATTTAGTTAATATTATAATTTTTACCTATTTTAACCTATTGTTTGCTGCTGCTTTTACTATTTTAAAAAGTTCTTCACGTGTAAACAAAGGAGAATTTATTTTACTTCTTAGTAATTTAACAGCAGTTTCTACTTTGACTGGTTCTATTATTTTTAATAAAAATTCTTTAATTTTGTTTATTAAAGTTTCTTTTAGTTCGGATGTTAAACCGGAAATTACGTGAGCCTTTAAAAAATCACTAAGTGATTTAAAATCAATGTTGTTTTCACTATTGTGAGGTTCATCTTCAAAAACCATTTCAGAATTGTCGGGTGGAAGGCCACTTGGTGGACCTCTAAGAGAAGAAGGTAATTCTGTTGGCTCTAGTGACGTATCAATATCAATATTATGTGAGGGTAAATTATTATTAGAAAAAACCGGGTCTTGCCAAACACTTGAAGATGGACCTTGATGTTTTAAATACGGATGGGATTGTACCGGATTTAATTGATTTTTCAATACAATGTTATGACCAGGTGCAAGGTTATGACCAGGTGGTGGGTTAAATCCATACGCAGAAGACGCAAGCAATCCTGCAGCAGCAGTAGCGATGAGAGATTTAGCCTTGATTCCGCCCTTAGTTTTCTTAATAGTCCTACGATGAACCCTCTTCTTTTTTTTCAATAACTTTCTCTTTTTAGTAATGTGTTTTCTAAATTTATTCATTATATATTTACACTATATATTATGAGCAATGAAATTACAGTAAATCCAAAAGCACAATTTATTGAGGATGTTAAGAAATGGGCAACACTGGATAGTCAACTTAAAATAGTAAATGAGAAAACCAGAAAGATGCGTGATATGAAACATGAGTTATCTGAAAAAATAACAACATATATGTCGGAAACAAATAATGAAAAAATTAAACTAAGTGATGGAGAAATAAGACTTTATGAGAAAAAAGAATATTCACCGCTTACATTTGGTTATATAGAAAAAACTCTAGCAAATATTATTCAAGACAAGGAACAAGTAGAGTATGTTGTTCAATATTTAAAAGAGAATCGTGAAATAACAACTTCACCTGAAATTAGGAGGATAATTGTTTAGGTAAAATGTTTGTATAATGTATATGCCTCGTTCAATTAAAAAGTCTAGACGTTCTCATACTAAAAGTAAAAAACAACGAGGTGGATTATTGACTGGTGCATTTGATAGTCGCGAGTGGTACGATTATGAGGAAATACTTGATGGAACAAAGGACAAGGTTGGTAATGTTATTGACGAGGTAAAAGCAAAAAAAATCAGAAAAGAATTTCTACATGAAAATTTTGCTTTTTTTACAAGCATAATGGCTCTTGTTGCTACTAAAAATAAATTAGATTATGCACCATTTGGGCCAAATTCGGAAGAATCTAAGAGAAAACAAGATTACAAATTAAGAGCATTGTTTAAGGCATTAAGTGAATTAGATACAACGGCATTCGGTAAAACAGACGATGACATGTACAGGCCGGGCTGGCCATTAGGTGGTCATGGACTAGCTCAACAAAGTGCTTTAGTTTCTAGAACTGTTGGTTCAAAAATTAGTAGAATTCCAAACATAATTCCAAATCGTAAAAATATGGAAAGATTCGGGGAAGCAGTTTCGGAGGCGCCTAGTAAAGCTGCTAATAGGATTCTTGCCATCGACCCATGGGCCGATGGCAAAAGACCATGGTCCGATTAAACAATAAAGAGAACATACCACAAATAAATAACACATTAATATATAGAATGGAAAATATGACTACGTCATTAGTATCAGAATATGAATTTATTAAAGATGCGAATAATGATATAGTATCTGCAGTTTTCCCAATGCGCCGACATTTAATAAAAGAAAATAATAAGCGCATGATTTTAGGAGGAACAATAGAAGGTGGAACTAGTCGTTTTGATGAATTAGGAATACCAGCAGGATTATATTTAGAGCCTACTATTTTCTCACATGATGTTGTTCTCCCGAAATTCAATAAGTTCTCAATAATGGACGACCAATTATTTGATAAATTATTGGGGTCAGTATCTACAGTAAAACCATATTCGGGAACAAGAAAGAAATATTATAAGCCTAAAAACAGTAAGACAAAGAAAGCATAAAGGATTTATATTACACATTTTTGTAATATAAGTTCAGCATTATACACCGCTCAGTTTTATCTACCGCTAAGCTTCATCCTTCGGAATCAAAGAACAATTATAACAGCTTTTTCCATGAAAAAATCTTATGATGGAAAAGGCAAGTAATTATAATCTTCCCCCGAAGGACAGGGAGGGGGTAAGGGGGAACCGGTGGTTCCCCCTATTAAAATTCTGACCAATCATTCTTATTAAAAGAATTCAATACTAGCATTTTATCAGCATTCTCCTTCCAGAATTCCACTTTTCTATCAATAACAGAATCCTTTGGTTTCTTAGGATATATCTTATCATTTAACTGTTTCATACGAGCAAGCTCATCATCGGATGCCTTAGGTTTTTTTCCAAAACAGTTTACACCAAATTTAAGGTAAGGGTTACCGAAAAATCCACCATTAACACCTGGACGACCACAATCATTTTTATTATTGTCTGTTTCTTGCAACGCAGACCATGTTGATTTTTGTGTAGGAAAGAATGCCATTTGATTCGCTGACCAACCATAATTACACCATTCAGCTCCTTTCTTATACGAATCTTCTATCTCGTCATAATTTGCTAATTTAGCACCATACGCCTTGCAAATAGCCTGGGCATCATCATAAGTATATAAGTTATTAGAAATATTAAATACCTCATCTTTTTGCGTGGGCTGAGAGAATGACACATTCCCAACTAGACTAACATTACCATAAGCTTTCACATTACCGGTAGTGCGAGATAGTTCCACAGGTTTTGAAGGAACAGGCGCATAATCAGGTAATTTGTCCCAATTATAATAATTAGAAAGCACATCATATAATGAAGCACCTAATGCGTATTTAAAAAATACAGAAAAAAGTTGAATTATTAAATATAACCACATAGATGTCTCTATTATTGAAACTGTGATGGGCTTATTGTCCCTCTCCATAGGGACTCTAAATACAAAGACAATAGCATAAAAGATTGTAATGGATATCATTTGAACTATAATGGCACCAAATGACGTCATGTCCTTCTTAAAATATTCTGTTGTGTCTTCTGCATATTTTATTTGGTCGTCACTAGATAATCCACCATATCCAAACAATGCGGTTAGAACACATAATAACGCTATAATATCAATAGTTCTACTAATATTTAGCTGATAATTAACAACGGGCTCTGCTTTATTAAAGACAAAACCTAACAAATAATATGCAATGAAATATATTGCTAAAAACCATAAAATCATAATTATATTGGACTTATTAAAAATAGCATAAAAAAATCCTTCAAATGTATTTGGGTCATCATATACATCGTATTGTTTATTTTTGCCTGTTGTCTCAAATTGTTCATTCACATTATAATTAGGAGGTATTAATTGACTATAATCCATAATATATCTATTATATTATACCAAGTTATTTTTTTTACGATAAAATAAACAGTATGCCATTGGAGCAATAATTATTTCTGGGTTATGTACAATGTCTACATTCCTATCGTTGCAATGTAGCCATTGATTCTCTGAATTGCGAACGTATGCTGTATAATGTCCGCCCATTACTCCACCCATATGATTACATACTCCAAATAAATCGTATTTATAAGATTCTTTATTATAACCACGTACATAAGGTGATAAATCTAGATTTTCTAAAGGGAATTTTACTAATGAATTTAGTTTGCGTTGCCCGTCTGGACTAAATCTTTTCAATGTGATAACCAATACTTTTGGAAAGTTAAAAAATGATATTTGTTTCTTAATGTCTTCTTTTCTCTTTGTTTTTTCATTATACCATGCATTATCACCTTCTAAAACCTCGGGTTTAATATAATATTTAAAACAGTCATGTATATCACCTGCTAAGTTACCTCCATCTAATATTGGCAAATCCAATATAAAAAAACTTTCAGGTTTAACGACGTGTTGAACTAAGCCATTTATTGATATAATTTCAGAAACATAAATTCCATAAAACATATCCATAATTTCAGAATATTCCTTTGAATATGTGGTTTTTAACATATTATATGAAGCAATTGCCAACTTATCTACATTATTCTCAGGGTTGCCTGAAACTTTCATATTTACACCTCGGGAAATGCTATTGTGCAAACAATCCATAAAGAACAATAAGAATTCAGACATATCGTTTTGTGCCCAACCCGTAAATATATCACGACCTTTAATGCTGGCAATCTTGTGAACATTATGGACAAACCGATTCGGACTAACGATACCATTACCGCTCCACATAACCTTACGTAAATCATCCCATTCAATCAATATACTTGCGTCTGGTAGGTCCTCTTTAAACGTGCGTTTATGTTTTTCCGAATCTAAAAAATGGTTTAATTCGTAGGTATGATTTAGAACTTGCATACATGAATTCAAAAAACAGGTATTGCCCAGGTTTTCTAATCCTATCTTCCCTTTGTCTTTGTACTTGGATAAATCCATTTTAATTAATTATTGTTCTATAAGAATATATAGATAATTATCTTTATATTATTCAGATAGATGGATAACACCTTTAACGGTTTTAACGGTTTTAATGGACAAGATGAACTATATAGATTATTACAAGAGTTAACTAGACTCCAAAACAATAACCGAAATAGAAGCAATACGCCAAGAACTAGAACGGGAAGAACCAATGATAATGAAGAAATAATCGCTCTTCTTAGAGAAGTTGTATATTCATACAATACAAACATAAGAGATTATCAAGACAACACGCGAATAATATTGCAAACAATTCATTTATTGGCGAGCAATACAAATTCTACAAATAGAAGAGCTCCGACTAACGAACGTCGTAACGATACCGATTACTATTATTATTATTCTAGAATATTACCATATATAAATCGTGTGAATAGACAAGATACTCCAATTAACACTTTTAATGAAAATGTAATAGTTAGACCAACGAATGAGCAATTTCATTCAGCCACAATTGATTACGATTTTTCAATAGACGATATTGTAAACAATACAAATACACGTTGCCCTATTGTGTTAGAAGACTTTCAGGAAGGCGATCGTGTATGTAAAATAAGACATTGTGGACATACGTTTTATAGAGAACAGATTTATAACTGGTTTCAAGTAAATGTAAGGTGTCCTGTTTGTAGATATGACATTCGTGATTATTCTACAAACAATACACCACAACAAAACGACCAATCATTAACAGATGAAGAATTACAAAATACTCTTCGTAATAGAATATCTAATAGTTTGATGAGCATTATTGACCAATATTATTCTGAAACAGATTTATCTCAAAATCTTACTTTTGATTTTGAATTTCCTGTTGTTTACAACGACGTTTCTGGTAATTATTTACATCTTACACATCTTATATAAATTATGCATTGTCTTATTAGAAATTATAATACATAATTTTGCTGCTGGTTTCTCTTTGGAAGAGACAATCTTAATGAATTTCTTTGAGAGCCTAACTGTCCGCCCATTTGAGAATTTCTGTATGAAGGATTTGCAGAAATGTGTGGTGTAAATACAGGATTAGGACTTATAGAAGGTCTTGGAGTCCTGTTATAAAAATGATGTATATCATCATTTACTGATTGTATTGACTCTTGGTTTTTATTGGAATAGTGAGATGTCCATCTTTCAAATGGGCTTGGTTTAGTTGTCTTGCGGGTTAATATGTAAACACATACACTAATTAATATTATAACTACAACAATGCATGCTATAACAGCAGATATAGTTCCACTTGAAATCCCATTGTTTTTTGATTCAGAAACGCTTTTTGTAGAAGATGAACCCATGTCGGCATTGGTTGGTGACAAAGTAGGTGATATTGCCATGTTAGTTGCGACCAACGATGGAACCAATGTTGGAGATGCCGTTGGAACCAATGTTGGAGATGCTATTGGAACCAAAGTTGGAATCAACGATGGTTGATTTGTTGCTGAAATAGGCAAAGAAACTGAACGTAATAAAGTTGGTGTAGAAGATTTAAGAGCAGTAGGATTAGGTGTTGTCATAGTAAACATTGATAATGTTGGAACGCGTGTTGGTAAGAAACTTGTTGCAGGAACAGGAGCAGTGGAGAAAACAGCCCAACTTATTGGTATCATTGTTGGTGATTGTATGGTTGCTAATATGGGTTTATTTGTAGGAATCATTGTTGGTTGAACGCTTGGTCGTACACTAGGTAGTGTAGTTGGACTAACAGTTGGAACCCTAGTTGGACTAGCACTTGGAATCCTACTTGGTCTCATAGTAGGAACTAAACTAGGATGTACAGTAGGGTCTGAAGTAGGACCTAGACTAGGACGCACAGTAGGTATTTTCGTTGGAGGTACTATTGGTATTCGGGTAGGTCTTGTTGTTCGGACAACTCTTGTCCGAATAGGTATTTGTGTAGGAATCAAGTCATTAATTACGGGAGCATTTTTTTCACGAATAGGTCTTTCACGAAGAGGTCTTTTTGTAAGAAGAGGAATTGTAGTAGGAACAACATCATCACTTAGAGGTGCCCTTGTTTTATTAACACGTCTTTTTCGGAGAGGCATTGTGGTAGGAACTGCGTCATCGCTTACCTGTTTAACAACGGGTCTTGTACGAATTGGTCTTGTAGTAAGGATTGTGTCATCAGTCCCAGAAACAGGATGTTTGCGAAGAGGTTTGGGTGAATTGATTAAATGTGTCCTTCCTGGTTTAACCTTATTACGAATAGATATTGGTTCTGAAGTTGGTTCAGCATTAACAGGATTAATTTGTCTTATAGGTTTTGAAACTCTTTTAAAAGGAACAGGAGCGGGAGCGGGAAATCTGGGAAGTTGTTCAGATGGCGAATCATCAGACACTGGATTAGTTGGTGTATCGTCATTAGAACTTATGGGAGACGACCTAGACCCTCTTAAATTAGTAGGTTGCCTAGCAACATCACCTTTGGTAGGTCGCCTAATAACTCCACCGTTCATTTTTATTTTAACACAATTTGGATTATTTCCGCCCACGTTTTTCTTTAACCAATCTCTACCTTTATTAACTGCTTTGTTAACTACATGTCTAGTAACATTATTAACTTTATCTGCAATACTATCAAATACATTGCTACATTTTGCAGAAACAGGTCTGTTAGATGGTCGTTGGTTTCCTGGTTTGGTCTTTATATGCCTCTTTTTAATATTTCCTGCCTTGGATTTTCCCTTGCCAATGTCTTTTCTTTTTGTTTTACTAGACACTTTTGTCGGTTTAGTCTTGGTAGTTCTTTTTGGTTTTACAGGTGATTTTTTTTTGGTTAAGGGTTGTCTTCGTCGCGCATTCTTATTTGCCTTACTAACATGTTTTATAACCTTGGTCGCACCTTTATTAATAGAACCAAGTTTAGGTTTAATCTTTAGTTTTATTCCACCTTTCTTCTTACCATTGCAAAAATTGCTCAGACCATTCTTTAAACATTGTATTCCCTTTTTTATTGCCAGCTCTTTGGCCTTTGCAGCTGCTGCTGCTTTTAAGCCAGCTATTCCACCAGTTTTAACAATAGCAGCTATCTTTAACCCAACTTTAGCTATTTTTATAATTTTTTTAAACTTTTTAAATCTCTTTAATTCCCTAACATAATGATTTGTGTTGGAAACAATATAGGAACCATTTGATGATTCTAAATATTTTTTGTTTAGTTGTTCTGCGTGGTAAATATATCCATCACCCGGACATAGGTTCCCAGCAGGACAAGGTAAACATAAGTGTGCACCAGTATCTAGTATTCCACAATAGTTTCTAGTTAAACATTTACCAAATGTTAAACCAGAGCATTCTAATTGTGGTGTATAACAGATAGATTGGCCGCAAAACACTATGAACATTAATATTTTAAAGAACATAACTTCTTTCTTAATCTATATATAAAAGCCGACATATTTTTAACTCATTTATTTTGTAAAATACACGTTTAGTCAATATAATTAAAATAGTGGTTTATATATAATAAAATGGACCGCAAGGTTACGGTTTACATTGAGATTGAGAAGGACAGCAATATGAAATATGAAATTAATAAAGAAACAAATACCTTAGAACTTGACCGTGTTCTACCATACCCATACTATTATCCATATAGTTATGGATTTATAGTAAACACATTAGCTTTAGATGGTGATGAATTGGATGCACTTATTATAACAGATAAAAAAATAGAGAAAGATAAAAAATACGACGTCTACATTGTAGGAGTATTAATAATGAGTGATGAGAAAGGTATGGATGAAAAAATCCTATGTGTTTTGGAAGAAGATTATGAAACAATAGATGATTTAAATAGACTACCTGCAGATACACTTGACAATATTCTTTGGTTTTTCCGTAATTACAAATCAAAAACTCCAGGAAAATGGTCGCATGTTAATGGATTCAGAGAAAAAGAGGTAGCTATTCAACTCTATAGACGAGCGAATTTTTTATATGGGTCTGAAATAATGAAACAGTCATTATTGGTATAATATATATACAATATATATATTGTAATGTCTACACGTTACGATATCTTTTTCAGGTTATATAACATTGGTGCTCCAACCAATTTATTAACAAATAGTCCTGCGGAGCCACTTATGAAAAATTTTGCAAGCCCATATACTTATATTAATCCTTTCGCAACAAATGCAAATTTAAACCCTTCGTTCCCACCACAAATGTTCAATGGGTCACAATTACTTAGTTTGTATAATGTAGAATCAGTACCAGTTGCTTCTGGTAAAAAACAGGTTAAAATTGCTATTATTATTGCGTTTACATATCCTGGACTTTTAGCTGATTTAAAAACATATTGGCAAAACAATATTAATTTTGGTCCTAATTCTACACCACCAAAAGTAAATGTTTATACGATGCCTGGTGCAACATTTAATGCTGGTTGGGCACAAGAAGAATGTTTGGATCTCCAAATGGTCTGCACAATGAATCCAAATGCAAATATTTGGGTAGTAGAAGCCAAATCGGATTTAGTTAGTGATCTGATTGCCGCAGTTGATTATGCAACAGGAACATTACAAGCCGATGTGCTTTCTATATCATGGGGTTTAAATGATTCTACTGGTTTTTTATCATATAACAATCGTTTTACAAATACAAATATTTGCTATTGTGCTGCTTCAGGAGATTCAAATAATGCTTCATGGCCTTCTGTTATGTCTAACTGCATATCTGTTGGTGGAACGACTTTACTTTGGACACCCAACATCTCAACTCCTAGAACAGAGTATACATGGAATAGTGCTGGGTGTGGGTACGCAACAAGTGTATTTCAACCTACTTATCAGCAAAATATTATTGGAATTGAGCGCACAATGCGTGCTATCCCAGATGTTAGTATGGTAGCAAACCAAAATACGGGTGTTTATATTGTATACAAAGGAACATGGTATTCATTTGGCGGGACATCAGTTGCAGCACCATTGTTTGCTGGCATTTTATCTTTAGCTAATCAACAACGGTTCAATGCAGGGAAGGGTGCATTGACTACTGTATATTCAAAGACCCCTAACGTTTCAGTTCCAGCGTCTTATGTGCCTCCACCAAATAACGTTCAACAATATTTATATAAGACAATATATCCCTCAAGTAAATATGCCAATGATTTCTATGATGTTGCGATAGGCTCAAACAAGGGGTCTGTTGCTGGAAATTCAAACGTTTTAACAACCTATAATGCTGGTGCAAAATACGATTTAACAACAGGGTTAGGTTCTCCTAACTGCAAAAATTTATGCAATGATTTATTGAGTTTATAGAACATTGTAATTCTTCAATATTTAGATAAACACTGTTGAAAAATTTATTTATTAAAAATATATAAAGAATGTTAAAGTATATATTTTTATTTATTGTATTGTTGTTTATTTTATTTTTAATATTAAATTATGGAAGAATTAAAACAGTAATTGAGAAACAGGGTTTAGCAGATATAAATTCAGAATATATACCGCCAAAAATAGTACCCAATATAATAACTGAGAAACAAAATAGGGACATATTACAATTTGCAAGTACTAGATTTTCACCAAGCGTTGTTGGTGGTGGATTGAAAAATGTAGTGGACGGCGTAGTACGTAAAAGTCAAACAGCATGGATGCCAAAGGAAAATCCAGTTATCAAAGATTTAATACAAAGCATTTGTAATGAACAAAATTTAAAATTTGAGAACTGTGAAGATATGCAAATTGTGAAATATGAGAAAGATAATTTTTATAAAGAACATCATGATAGTTTTCCTTTTTATGACCCCGATTTTCTTTCTCAAGGAGGACATCGTGTTTTAACAACACTAATTTATCTGAATGAAGATTTTGAAGGAGGGGAAACATGGTTTCCACATTTAAATCTAAGTGTAAAACCAAAACGTAATACCGCAGTAGTTTTTCATCCATTGGATAAATCAAACATGTGTTGTCATCCAAAAGCATTACACGGAGGGAATCCAGTAAAATCTGGTATTAAATACATATGTAATATTTGGGTTAGAGAAGCACCATATCAATACGAAGTAAATCAATTGAGTTATGATTATTTATTTAATAGTACATTATTATATTTATACAGAAGTATAATAAACAAATAATAAATATATCTATTATTATGAGCGATAATACATATACTTACAATACGCATTTTGGTAAAATAACGCTTTATCAGAACGAGCTTTTTATAGGAACATCGTTTCGTGAAAACGAATATTGGGATGAAGATACATTGTGGAAATTGAAAGATTATATAGACCCTAATCGCAATATTTTAGAAATTGGTGGACATTGTGGAACAAGCACAGTTGTTTATGCATCCTTTCTCAATCCTGGTCAAAAAATTCAGGTTTATGAACCACAGAAGAATTTATACAAGCTATTGGTTCAAAATATTAATCAGAATGGGTTACAAGATAAAATTGTACCACATAATAAGGGGGTGTTTTGTTATGACGGAATAGGAAATATGAATGATATTGATCTTGATGGTTGGGGTGGTAATGTTCAAAAACGTTATGAAGAAGAGATAGAACAGGGATGTAATTTTGGTGGAATAGGACTTGGAAAAAACGGAGAAACTATACAATTAACTACAATTGATAGCATGAACCTAGAAAATATTGGTTTCATACACTGTGATGCACAGGGTTCAGAAAATTTTATATTTTCAAAGGGACTGGAAATGATTCGTAAATGCCGACCTGTTATTTATTATGAAAATATGCAATTTGAGAAAGGTATTGCTGCTAAAATTATGTTTAAAAACATTTGTGAACAATATCCTGAGTATCATGAAGAAAGTAAATTTGATATTAAAACATATTGCATGGAAGAACTTGGTTATTCAGAATGCATTGATAGATTTAATGATGGAATTGACTGTTTATTGATACCATAATAATTTTATTACAAATAAATAAAATTATTGTTTAACGTCCAACCTCAGTAATCTTTAACCATGTTGATTTATCACTATCAATATCTAATGGATCATTAGCTTGGTTAACAATTCTTAAAGAAATAGTAATAGTTGTTAAAGCTGAATTTGTGTATGTTCCAGAAATTGGTAACAAAGTACCACTTCTTGTACCACCACCAGGCTGATTAATCCAATATTGATAACTTCGCCCAACCATTGTATTGTCAACATATAAATAACCAGTAAAGCTATCACCATTGAATCCCTGTGTTGAATACACAGAGTTAAAATCAATTATAATGTTTGATTGTAAAGAAAGCGGAGTATAATTATATTCGAATACTACTTGCTCACCCGCACCAGTAAGGACTTTAAACTGTGGATTATTAACACTAGTCATGTAAGGCACTTGGGTATTGCCTAAAATTGCTAAGTTAATTATTTGTCCAGGTAAGAAAGTTTTGGCAAGAACATATCCGTCCACATTGACATTACCACCTACTTTCACATCTCCATCAACTCTTTCATCACCATCTACTGTAAAATCGCCTTTAATTCCACCATTACCAGAAACAACTAGGTTTCTGTAAACATATAAATCATAATTACGCATAACTGGTGTAGCAAACTCAGCTAAACGATTATTCATTTGGGTAATTCTGTTAGTTACCCTTCTGCTAACAAGACCATGCATTGACATTGACATTATAAAAAAATGTGTATATTAGAACCTTATATTTTATTTCTTGCTAAAGAATGAGGTAATCTGTTGAATATTATTCTTCTCATTATAAATCTTCTCCAAGACCTTATCAAACAAGAGTGCTTTTACTTTTGCCGCACAGAACTTCTCCTTCTTCTTCATAAATATCTCTAAATCTGGGAAGTCTTCTTCTAGTTTTTCTATCTGTTTCTTGTATTCTTTGATAGCAGAATGCTTACCCAATACCTTCCATATCTTCTCTACATCTAGTCCAAACAACTGTAATAGCGGCTTCATAATCTGATTCGTAATGTAGTGATTATAATCAATCGGCAGCTTGTTTTCTATAATAAACTCAGGTGTCTCCATTTTCTCACCTTGCAATGCCTTCCTATCATCATTCACAATAAATACGAATTTAATACGGTCACCTGATTTCGGCTTATTACCAGGGTCTCTCTTACCAATTCGCTCAGCCAATACATTGTGACCAATGGAATCGGGGTTCTTATAATCACTACGAAGAGCCTTAGTAATTGCTAATTTATCCATGCTTACTTTACCAGCAATCAAGTTATTCAGACTCGTATCTAAAAATTTGATTGCGGCACCCATGTCAGTGCTTTTCATCAGGATATCCAACACACCACCATAAATATCCTTCATTAAATCGCACGAATCACGACGTTTTAAAGGAAGTCCCATAAACTTAAGCTTGCCCTTATTCGGGTCTTCTTCATAGAGTATACCAACATAACGCTTCTTAGAAAGCAGGAAGAACGGCCAAAGTGTCTTCTCATAAGCTAGTTCCATAGGTGCTTTCAACCATTGACTGCATAATTTGGCAGCATCTTGTGCTATCTCAATTGTCATCTCTAGAGCTTGCTTTCCAATAATTTTCTCACCAGTTTCAGAGTTCTCTAGATTAAACGTAAAGAACACGGAATCTGTGTCACCATAAATGTACTCGGCCCTAGTTCTAACAGGACCAGCGCATTGGGTATTGTAAACCATATTACCATAAACCTCCTCAATAATACGTTTCGCATAGGTAATCATCATACGACCTGTTGCTGTTGTTGACGCAGCAACATTCTTCTCATAAAAGGCGGATGTTCTAGAACCACACTGTCCATAAAGTGAGTTCGCAGTAACCTTATAAGCTAGCTGACGCTTATCCAAGATATTTTGCATAAAGGGGTCCTTTATGGTCTTAATAAGTTTACGCGTATCAGAACGAGCTTTCAGTAGCTCCTCCAAAATAGCAGGCAGAATAGACTTTTTATTATCAGGAAGCTGTGCCCATCTGCAGACAAACTTACCCACTTTTGTCTTTTTAGCTACTGCGCTTCCAATCTTGATGTACTTGAAATTGTCATATTCAACATCAATATATCCATATTCGGGCAGATTATCATAAATAAATTTACCAGCAGCATTCTTTTCACCCTTTTCCCGAACGAGCTTTCCTTCCAAGTCATACTCCTTGGTCCATACCAAACTATCGTGTGAATAATTTTGACTGATCATAGCAGATGGATAAAGTGATGAATAATCAACGCAAGCTACGGGTTTATCAATGTACATTCCACATTTGGGGGGCAATACAATTGCACCCTCATATCGGTCAAAATCATTGGACTTTTCCAAATCAGGCATAAGTGTGTTGTTTTCACGGCATTTCTTAGCGACGAAACTCATCAACTTAACACCTTGACCACGGAAGATAAGGAAGTTAATCGGAACACAACAAATACTAGCCATCTCAGAATAACCAGTAATAGAATCTATTTTGTTTATCAGGTGATGAACGAGGTTACAATCCTGAATACAGTATTTTGCAACAATAGCTCTATCTGAAGAAGAGCCGTTGGCAAGTCGGAAGATATCCTTAGGTGACACATCATCCTTTGCCATAGTCCATTTGATAGATTTACCCTTTTCAAAGTCTTCGTGACCCTGGATAACCAATACATTATATTTATTAGTTTTCTCTTGGCCCTTTACCATTTCAACAACTTCTCTATCTCGTTGAATGTCCAAAACACGGAACTTCTTTCCTTTCTTGTGGTATTCTGAAGTATACCCTGTAATCTCAATGTGAATGAAATCGTTGGTATTGATTCCCATCAAATTTTGACTATAAAGCTCAGTTACTTCACCGAACCGCTCGTGGACTACGTGTTCACTGCGCTTAATATCGTCGCTAATAAACAACCCCGCCACATCATCTAGTTTATAAGACGATAGAATAAACTCACGTCTGAAACTGGCAAGCATATCTATCTGTAAACGTCCAGTCATTTTAAAATACCTTAAATTATATTCACCACTCGCAATAGCAATCTTTGTTGTTTCAATATCATATTTTCCTGGCGAATCTTTTATTGGTTTGGCAGCTAGCTCACCAATCTTCCTAGATAGTTGCATAAAATCATGCACACATTCATTCTCTTCAGCACGTCTGAACAAGAATTCATAATCAAAACCAAATATATTATAACCAATAACAATATCTGGATTCTCTTTTTGCATCAACTCTGTCCATCGTAACAGTAGTGTTTTCTCATCATTAACCGGTTCAATAACAGCACCTTCTACTGGGTCACATGAGCCAAGAACTATACAATGATTTAAATAGGGTTCTAACTCACCATATCGCATAAATGTTGAACCAATAAATGTTACCTTATCACCTTCTAATCTAGGAAACAGACGTGTTAGCACATCGTTTGTAATTTGGATTTTTTCATCTCTGGCTAATCGGTTCGGGTCATCTTTGTTTGTTGAGAAATTCATCAATACATCAAGAATCTTTTCATTCGCTACCTTCTTAGGCTTCTTATAATTAAAAGCCGATTTGCGAGCATTGTCTTCATCATCGGAACCAGCATCTTCATCTTGTACCATGAGAATCTCATCTGACGCATTTTCACTAACCTGATTTTGCGCTTCGTTCATATTCTCAAACATATCATCAATCCTGAGCAACATAGTATTGTCTTCCTCTGTATTTGCCTTTTTCGCATTCTCAATGGTTTCATCCATAAGAATCTTCATAAGATGCTTTACACGCTCTTTGGAAGGCATGATTTTAGGATAAACAATATCTATGTCTTGGAATTTATCATATCCAAATGCTGTTAAGATAATCTTTTCTAACATTACCTTTGCTTGACCTGCATCATTGACAAACTGTGCACGTTTTGTAAATGTATCCACAATGTTTGTTGAAAGACGTTTATATGTCTTTACGGGAACAGGAAAGTCACCGTGACTACTGCTCATCTCACCATCAAAACTACAGATTTTAAATGGAACACGGTCTATTTTGGTTGGCTCTGGAGTGATTTCTTTAAGAGGACATATATATTCAAAATTGCAAGTTGTTGTTTGCATAGGCGGGCGAAGTACTTTGTTCAGATAAAACGAAATCCATCCACTAGGACTTACATTATGAACATGGAAGTACCGAAGTAGAGGAGGAATGTTACCAGACTCATACAGTTCTAAAGAAACACCTTGAAACATAAACTTTATTTTCTTACGCTCTTGAATCGTGGGGTCCGTTTTATTTGGAACGTAAGTATACCACAAGTTTTTTACACGATTCATTACTTCCGTGTTTTTGAAGGTAAGCTGAACAAATTTATCTTTTTTCCCAGCAGTAAAACCATAGAGCTTGTTGTATTCTACGAGTTCATAGGAAACAATAGAATCTGCATACTTTTTATCTAGCTTGCCTTGGATCTCACGAACCAGAGCGCCTGCGTCAGATTGTGTCCATTTTTCCCCAACACGAATAAAGAAGAATGGTTGGAAATCCTTAATATAGATACAACATGTCTCTCCAGATTCATTCACACCGAACATCTGAATAACAAATACCTTATCATCTTTGCGCTTTTTAAACTTACCTGGCTCACTATCCGAACCAGAACCAGAATCTTCTGATACTACAACTTCATCATATGAATTGAAGTCAAACAAACGAAAATACTTTTTCACCATAGGCTTAGGTTTTTTAATAAGTTGCTTTGTGCTGTTCATTTTAAGTATATGTCTTATTACGTTTATTAGGTTTGATTTAAATAATTAAGCTGATTATTTAAATCAATTTTTTGAGATTTTTAATAATTGTTATTTGTTGTAATAAGTATATTTTTTTAATCACAGCGACTTCCGTTCCAACTACCACCAGCTTCATAACAATTATAAGCATCAGTTCCAGCAGGATAAGGATTTTTACCACCACGAATTCTCTTTTTCATCTTATTATTCTTTTTAGTTTTGCCACCAAACATGCGTTGAAATATCCCTTGAACTCCGTTGACAGCAGGTTGTTCCATTTCTTTTTCATTTGATTGATGATTTTGTCCCAAAAACCAACCCTGTAGGCCATGTGCATTACGCTCTCCCTCATAATAGTGTACTTTACCACCATGTATTTTAAAAATAGTGGGGTATCCATTTGCCTCTAATTTCCCGCCTTGTAAACGAGAATTAATAGCATTAATTTTTGAGTCTTTAGATTTATCCGCATCCTCAATCTCCATAAATTTGTAATTGCCACTTTTATAAGATGGCGTTTTCATAACATTATATTTCATCTTCTTCCATTCAGGCTTCAATGATTGACAATGACCGCACCAATTAGCATAAATTAATCCAATTGTTACTACAGCAGCGTGTTTCTTTTGTGTTTTATTACTTCTATTTTTTCTTGTTTTACGTTGCATATATATTAATGCTAGAAATAAATTGTTTTCTAAATATCATTCAAATTCTTTTTCCTAGTTATTATATATATCACAAATCATATATGAAAAGTATCCGATTATTATTTTTCTTATTTTTAATCATTGTATTTTTAGCAGGATTATATTGGATTTTTAATTCTAATGTTAAGACTACCTACGATAAATACAATGGCAAGATAACTGTTGAAAAGATGGAGAACCAAAATTCAAACTGCCCGGATATGTTGATAAAGAAAGGAAACGCATTATTATTATACAATTCATCTAAACCTACTGATGAGACAAATCCTATACCCTTTGCTAATTTAGATGAATATATTTATTATTTAGAAGCGCAAAGAAAATTAGGAAACAAATGCCCTGTTCTTTACTTACAAGAAGAAACAAACGCCCAGGGTCAGGATGTATACCGGGTTAGACCAAGTCCTTTTGACCAACAAGGTGGTCTGCCAACAATAACCGATATTAATAAGAAAAATCCTTTCCCCCCTTTATCTATTAGTGACACAAGCAAACATTATTCACCACCCCCATCTGCTATCAGTGATATAAACAATTCAACATTATCTAAACAAATGCCTTTGAATACGAATATAGTTAAACACGATAACTCTAATGACGATAATCCTCCTTATAATGCTGGCAATTATTCTAGTTTTGACCCCCATGGTCAATACGTTGGTGTATTAACAGATTTAGATGTATTACATTACTCTACAAATAAAACACAATTTAGTGACAATCCAATGGACTCTAATTGGGGTGGAGTAGAATTAACACAAAAAATGATAGATGTTGGAAAGTACGATGAAAATGCTGTAACAAAACCTATATTGTTTCAACCAAAGACAGCGTTTATGCCTATAGATAATAATGGACCAATGCCCAGAGATATTATATAATCATTTACAATCTTGTTTCAATAAAATCAATATAAAATTTTCATTTATAAATACAATAAATGAAAATAACACGCGAAGATCTTAAAAAAATGTATCTAGAGCATATGGAAGCCGAAAGAATACGTCTAGCAAAAATGATAGAAGAAGAATTTAAAACAATAGTACAAGAATTATTAAATGAGAATTTATCAGGAAGGTTTTTGTATCAGAGGAAATGTTATGAATACAGCGAAACGTATTTAAATTCGTTATTAACTAGGTTACAATCTGTTTTTGTAGATAGTAAAATACAAACAGCTTTTATAACAGACGACGGACCACAAAAATATGTATTGGTTAAGATTGAATGGGCCTAGTTTTTATTGTATTGGCCTAGTTTTTATTGTATTGGCCTAGTTTTTATTGTATTGGCCTAGTTTTTATTGTATTGGCCTAGTTTTTATTGTATTGGTCTAGGTTTCTTTCCCAATAAAAAATTTATGAATGTTTTCAATAGACGACTTACTTATTTTACGACTCTTACCATTCGCAGTTTCACATGCCATACCATCTAAGCATTGGGGATTTTCTTGTAACGCCGTTATTAATTTTGGAAATGTTCCAAACTGTTTCATAATTGTAATGGCAGTTACAGAACTAATACCAGGAATCTGACACAACATAATTTCACCAATGTTTTCTGGGGTGATATTATCTTTTTTCACTTTCTTAACGAAATTGCAATAATTCGGTGGTTGTATTTCAACATTAGATGTTTCAACTAATTTGTTTTCACTAACTTGGTCGGGTACAATAAAATTTGCAGGTCTTACACAATCAACATAATTATTGTTTCTAGTAGCAGTATCCGAAATAAACATTGTTGCACGTTTTTCTTGTTTTATTTGAAATATATTCATGAAAGGTGTACTAAAATAGTAAGGATGTTTACCTTTTTCCAATTCTTTATCTAATTTAGCTGCAGTAAACAGTAACCATTCAGCAGCTTCCTGAGTGCTAGAAACACGATAAACGCTAAAACCCTTAAAATAATTCATACTTGTCATAGCAGAATAAATAACTTGTTTATCTCTAGAATTGTAGACTTGAGAAAACATTCCTTCAAGCAAATAAATAATAGAATGGGGTGGAAGGTTGCTTGTGTTTAACAGCCGATGTGATTGTTCTTCATAACGGCCATCCTTAATAGATGACAACAAATCAGCAAATGATTTTCGCTCTATCAATAGAATATCGTTTTCATCAGGTGTTTGAATTAAAATATCACCTATTTTTAATTCTTGTTGTACTAAAACTAATTTAAAAATAAACGTCTGTTTGCTAAGTATTTCCCGACACTTTTCATAAAGTGCGTGCTCTCGTGAATCAATAATAATACGCATAAATAATATAATGTAAGTGAAAACATTATATTGTTTCTTAAAATATATTATCTAATATATTAACGTGTTCCGGGAATATGGAAATATCTGTTATTGGCGGTAGTAGAACCAATTGAGCGGGATTGGCTTACATTGGGGTTCTTGGTGAATTGCAATGATCTTAATGAGCAGCAACCACCATTGCTTAAAACGGGTGCAGAGCCGTTAATGAAAATATTAGACCATGACTCGCGGCCAACTTGGTAAGCAAATCCTGCCTTCTTGCTTCCACCACCTTGTTGTTGAGATGTATATACATTGCTTCCCATGCTGGAACGATTTGATGAACGAAAAGCGCTACTAGGTGTTGACATATCTAGATTATATATTTACTAAATATATTTTTATAAATTCACGATAATAATAAAAAAAAGAATATAGAAAATTGATTCCATTATATACTAGTTCAATATTCATTTTATTTTAAAAATAACATGAATATGGATGATGACATTCGTATTGAAAACGGTGCTAATGGAGCAGAGATTTATGTGTTTGATCCATACAATCCCCTAAATAAACCAATCAATGATTCCGGCATTCAACAGTTCCTAAAAACGTATGGTCTAGGCGTTGAAATTAATAATTTTGAACTCTACAAAAGAGCATTTATTCATCGCTCTTATATTAAACGTCCAAACCTAGAAAATGAACAAAACAATATTATAATTGCGCCTAAACCTGATGATTGCTTGCCACTTTATACTAAATCTAATGAGCGTCTAGAATTCGTTGGTGATGGTGTACTAGAGTGTATTACTAAATACTATTTGTATCGCCGTTTTCCAAAAGAAAATGAAGGGTTTATGACAGAGAAGAAGATCGCACTAGTTAAGAACGAAGCTATTGGTAAGATTGCTTATGAAATGGGACTTCATAAATGGTTTATTCTCTCTAAACACGCAGAGTCAAAACAGACACGTACTAATCTTAAAAAGTTAGGGTGTTTATTTGAGTCGTTTATTGGTGCGCTATTTTTAGATTGTAATAAAATTAAAGTAAATGATGAGGATGGTTGGTTTAAAGATGTATTTGTTACAGGTCCTGGCTTCCAATTAGTTCAGATATTCGTAGAGAATGTATTTGAGAAGCATGTGGATTGGATTAATTTGATTAAGAACGATGATAACTTCAAGAATATTTTGCAAGTTAAGATACAGAAGGAATTTAAGGTTACTCCTCATTATATGGAGGTTCAAGAGCATAATGCGGATATTGGATATCATATGGGTGTTTATCTGTGTTTGGGACAACCAACTCATAGTGTAAACCATTCCAAATCTGTACCACTAAGTCAGTTTGCGTCATACAATGAAGTACACCAATATATGTCAGAAAATGGTAAGATATTCTTGTTCCTGGGTGAAGGTAAGCATAAAATTAAGAAGAAGGCAGAGCAGATTGCTTGCGATGAAACAATTCGTCAATTAGAAGGGTTTTAGGAGAATTAATTAAAAAAAATTAGAACGTTTATTTAGTTTTATCTCAATTATATATATACATTCATGTCAAATCGGCGAGTTAATCTTCGTGAAGAATTGGCAAAAGAATTTATAGATGATGTTACATCTAAAGTTGATTATATATTTGGAAAAGGTTCAGTTGGTTATGCGGCAAATAAAATGGATGGTGCTATTAAAAAAGCACAAGCAGTAAGAGAAGCTTTTAATGCTGCAGTCGTTAAGTCTAGGGCTGTTTTAGAAGAAATATTAACAAAAGAAACAGATATTGAACGAATAAATAGAATTGGCCTTGAAGGTAGTGGTAAGAAGGGAGGACCACCGATGATTACCAGGACAGACCGTATTACTGAAGATTATGACAGTCCACGTAATGGTGGTAAAAAAAAACCAACCCGCAAAATCTTAAGGGGTGGTAGAAAAAGAAATAAACGACGTACTCTATATAAATTATAATCCATGCTCATATTTTGTGTAAAAGTCTGTTTTAATATGAGGCTCCAACCCTTGAATCTCATTATCTGGTAAAGTGTATGGCGCAAAGTCCATTTTTTGACAAACATACGGAAATCCTATTTGGTCTTCGGTTGTATATTTCAGTGTTTGTAAATACCAATTATTTAAAAACTCTTTCACGAATTCATCATTATTTAAAAACGCAACAAAACACGTAATCCACACACCAAAAGGTTTGTGTTCAGGATATTTATTTCTAAAATATAGGTTATCAAAACCATCATCAATATATGAATTGTATTGTCCAACTACATCTTGAAACGGTTGTGCTTGGTTATTCCAGAATGTAGAATTATATCTTTCTAATTCTCTGGATTCTAAAACTTCACCCACCAATATACCATTTCTCCATTCATGATTCCAGCCTATAACCTTATGCGTATAAATTTTACCAGTGAGCCATTCACTCGTTTCGGGATTTGTGATTTCTATTGTCCCGTCTAACCAGATTATAACATCATATTGTTTTAATCTCGGTATATTTTTAAAAGCCTGTTTATAATATTTTGTTTTATTGAAAGAATGTTTATTATTTGATAAAGAATTTACATAATTATCTGTGTCAATTGGTGATTTATTTTCTAAATGATAAGGAGTTGTGTCTATTATCCAACCATTGGATAGTATTTCGGGGTTATCTGTAAAACAGATAAAATCTGTTGCTATAGTTTGCTCTATAAATTTCTTACAAGTAGATTCATAATTTCCATAGATAGCTGTTATGAAACAAATTTTTGTATCCATATATTCTAAAACTTTATTTTGAATTTTTATATTAAACGTATTTTTTGTTATTGTAAATGCAGTTGTATTATCTGTAATATTTTAATTATTGACTGCAAATTTAGGAATATATTAATAAAATATATAATGTCTATTATTCAACCTGTTTTGACAAGCGACCAAATCGTTGAAATAACCACATATGTTAATAATTACAGAGGTTTACATCAAGCACAACCTTTAGTTTGGGATACAACTATAATGAATGCATCCGACAAATGGTCAAAGTATTTAATTACAAACAATTTATTTCAACATAGTGGAAATCCTTTATACGGTGAAAATTTGGCTTACTTTCGGGGATACGGTGTTGATGTTATGATACTTCTTAAAAAATCAGTGGATTCTTGGTATAATGAAATATCATCCTACGATTTTATGAAACCAGGATTTTCGTCAGGAACTGGACATTTTACATGTTTAGTTTGGGGTTCTAGTACGAATTTCGCAATAAGTATTTCTATAAATACTGCAACTACTTCTGCAGATATTGTTTTTAATACAAGTCCACCAGGAAATGTACAGGGACAATATCAAACAAATGTGTTACCAATTAACCCTTCAGTACCTGTTCCAAGTCCTGTTCCAAGTCCTGTTCCAAGTCCTGTTCCAAGTCCTGTTCCAAGTCCTGTTCCAAGTCCTGTTCCAAGTCCTGTTCCAAGTCCTGTTCCTATATCAAATTCATCAAAAGTTGTTATGATTATAAATGATTTGAATAATATAATTTTTTCTATTAACCGAAGACAACCTGTTTATTTTATTGTTGCGTCTATACAGAAAGTTATTAATGAAATATCTGATGTAAATATAAGCCCTATAACTAATTCTGTTATCAATTCACTGAATGGTCTTATGTATGTCTTGCAAAAACGTAAATACAATGCATTTGCGATAACAACTATTAATAACATAATAAACCAGTTGAAATTATATTTGTAATATTATAATTACTAATTGTAAATACAATACGATTAAAACGCACTGCATAATTTAGCAAAGAAACAATGTATTATATATGAAATATAAAACATTGACCGTCATCACAATACTGTTAGTCCTATTTTTATTATGGATAATCATTACTGCATTTTTTTCAGAAGTGCCGCTCTATAAACCAACCCACAACGATTTGGATAAAAATGGCTTTTCTATTTATAAAAACGTATTAACAAATGAAGAAATATATAAGTTAAATGTCCTGTGTCTAGACAACAATTATAAAACAACCAAGGATGTTTTATTAACTCATACAAGATTAAATAAACTAATAAAATCAATAGGTTCTGATTATATATTTCAAGATTATATTTGGATAATAAAAAAGTCGTCGGTGCATACTTGTCATCGTGATAACAATGGTGATTTTTTTAATGAAGGACAAAAACATCCATCCTATACAATGTTGGTTTATTTGGAAGATATGGATAAATGTTTGGGTGTTGTTCCAGAAAGTCATAAAAATCAATATTCATACTTTATTGATTTTAATGGTAATCTTGTAAATTTGCCTTGTAAAAAAGGAGATGTTATTGTATTTAATGCCAATTTAATTCATGTTGGAACACTCAACGCAAGAGATGATAATTTACGTGTGCAATTAAAAGTAACACATAAAGATGATATTGATAAAATTGCTTATTATCAAAATTTTAATAAAGTATTAAACAAAGACAACACAATACCTATGCATATTAGAAAAGCACAGATGAATGTTTCATGTATGTTTCCAGGGTTCTCTAATTTAACACAGTCAGAAAATATAAGAACGTCTAGAGGCACAGATAATGGTGCAAATATAGGCGTTTTTCAAAAATGGTTCTCTTATTTGTTTTATGGTAATGTTGATTTTTATGATTTACCCAATGCATTTTAGTTGTCTAATGTTACAAAATCACAATTCACTGTTGCCTTTATTTTGTACATATCTAAAAACGGGTGATATTCTACAATACGCATCGTGCCAGTTTGATAATAGTCCATAGGTTCACTATGAATCCAACCATTCCAATCTCCAATCGTAAATGTAGTAGGGTCATTAAGAAAAATAAAATCTTCATTACCAATTCCTTTAGATTTATATTCCATACATCTAGATTCCTCATTATTTTTATTATCCATTAAAAACTCTTTGAATCTATTTATTATTTTTTGTGAATATACACCCATATTCATAGAAGAATTTTTATGAATTCTCATTGTAGTAATATTAGAAATGTTTATTTCTCGGAGTTTATTATAAAATTCTGGACCTATCCTGCATGTATCGTGCATATAGAAAAAATAATCGTCAATGTTTTCATAATTTAATTCAGCTAATGTTATCAAACCTGTAAAATCAATACTATTGTGGTTACATTTAATATACATAATATTATCATCGTTTGATATTTCATATTTTGGAATATCATAATAACCGCCAATAATAACTATAATTTGAAAATCTTTAAATCCCTTATACAATCGCATACTTTCTAATAAATGCGACAAAGCTCGGTACCCTTTAATATGTGAGTTAATTACTATTCTCATATAATACAACCATTATGTATTATATAAATTTAATAAACGAAATTATATATCTATCTTCTCATCAAAGAGTGGAAATACATCCTTATCATGGCTAATAATTATAATACTCTTCTTATATTTCTTGAAATCACGAATTATACCAATCAATTCACGTTTTAATTCAATATCTAAAGCATTTGTAGGCTCGTCCAAAATTAATATTTCCGTAGGATTAATTAATCCACTAATAATATTAATAATTTGACGCTGGCCACCAGAGACATGCTCTCCTAATGAACCCGTCATCTTAGAATAAATATCTATATCACGATATAATTGCGCTATTTTGGGATATTTCATTATTTCATCAAAATGGGATTGACATTGTTTCTTATCTAAACATCCATAAAACATATTATCTATTATTACTTTGTCAAATAATTTTGAATTTTGATTTACATACGTAATATGCTCACGAATATAGTGAGGGTCTACATCTTCAATATTAACATTATCTATATAAATGGTTCCTGTCGTTGGTTTATACATTTTAATAATTATTTTTGCTAATGTAGATTTACCATTCCCCGAAAGTCCAGTAATTCCAATGATTTTATCATTTAAGTCCAATGATAAATTTAAATCATTTAATACATTTTTATCTGTTTTTGGATAAGAATAAGAAACGTTTTTAAATTGAATAGTCTCAAAAGAGAGCTTTGTTGTTTGATAAATCTTTTGGTCTAATACCTCATTGTCGCCCAACATTTTTTTAAACTCTTCAACGATATACACTAATCTACTCATAAATTCCATAACATTAGGTATTTCAGAAAGCACAGTATTCATTCTATCACGGTAAAAAAGCAATATTGTCAAAAAAGTAACAAAAATTGTAGAGTCTATTTTCTTTTGAATACAAAGAAATATAAGATAAAATATGCAAATAAACAAAACTATATGTGTAAGAAGATTTACAATAAATGAATGTTTATTCATGTTACTATGAAAAATCATTGATGCGCCTACACATTCGTCTGTTTTTCTTTGGTAGATATCCATTTCATTAATAGACTGACCTCTATAAATAACCTTATCAATATTGTTTAATAAATTAATGATATATTTCTCATTCTCATTCACTTTTTTCTCGTGGTTAATTTTGCTATCCAACAGTGAATTCCAAAAGTAGTATACATAAAGTCCTATTAAAATATTTGCAGCAATAAAAAAGAGTCCTAAAGTCGTGTTTTTATAAAGAAAATAACCGGCTATTGCTAACAAAAATATAATTATTGGAATAAGTGTTAATAAAACAGTGCTAAATATAATATAACTTGAAACTGAAATACGAGTGATAGGTGTTATAAATTCAATGAAATTAGCATCTTTATAATTTTCATCATTGGTCATCAAAACTATTTTAAATATTTCTCGCTTTACCCACTGTGTCATTTTCGTTAATAGATTCTTTTGGAAATAGCTAGAAATTCCATACAATAATACAAATACTAATGATATTCCAATGAAGTAATATAAGTATTCGTAAGCAAACTTATAATTTTTATTTTCAACTCCTTTTATGATATTAGCTGTTATAAAAGATATACCGTTAATTTTCAAAAGGGTCTCTACTAGATCTAAAAATATGACAAGACCTGTGTTAATATATTCTTCTTGAAAAAATTTATTAATCAAGTAAAGAATAACGTTCATATATATTTTGTCATATATATTTTTATAGACATTGGTTTCAATTATAGAAATATTTTATATAAGAATATATTATATTGTTAATGGAAAAAATAGGAATTCCTTCTTTAGTGACACTTGAAAATAAACCTGCCATAACAGAACAAACCATAGTTAAAATAAATTTTCAAGGCATAAAACCTAAAGTACATGAACCATCTGTGGAAGGAGAGCCTGCAAAAACTGGCGTTAAAATAGTGAATAAGAGAAAAGGTGCTGATTATAGGGAAAATGTTCTTAAAAGACTAGCTATGCAGAACGTTCATACAGGAAATGCGGTATTAGCCACTGAATTAAAAGAGCAAAAGCGTCTAGTTGTAGAAGAAGAAAAAGAGAAAAGGGAAGAGGCCGAAGAACAACCACGAAAAATGGCCAAGAAACTAGTTATTCGTAATGTTGAATTTAAATTGCCCGATAAATCTTTGCCCGATAAATCTTTGCCTGAGAAACCACCAGTAGTAGAGAAAGAATCAGAGAAAAAGGATGAAGCCAGTGAAGAGACAAAATCTAGTGGGGAAGAAGAGGAAGATGAGTCCGAAGAAGCCGCATTAAGAAGATTGGTTGAAGATACTGAACAAGAGGCCGTTGTTGTGGAAGAGAAAACTGAGAAAGCAAAGCGTGGAAGAAAACCCAAAGGAAAGGGGGAAGCAGAGCCAGAAATGCCCGTTGATTTAATGACAGCAGTTATTGACAAAATGAATGTAAAAGACCGTTTACCTAAGGAGCGTGAGAAGAGAATATTAGCCACATCTACTTTTTACATGAATAATCGTAAATTATTTATTCAGAAGTTGGGTGAGCTATTTAAAAAGTATCGTGAAGATCTTTCAAAATCGGATGATGATGTATCTTGTGAACACCGTTCAACTAGTGATTTTGATTTACTAACACATCAAAAAGTTGTCAGAGATTACTTAAATTTATATACTCCTTACCGTGGATTACTTATATACCATGGTTTAGGTGCAGGCAAAACTTGTACTTCTATTGCTATCGCTGAGGGCATGAAGAGCAGCAAACGTGTATTTGTTCTTACACCAGCTTCTTTAAAAATGAATTTCTTCAGTGAAATGAAAAAATGTGGTGATGAACTATACAAAAAGAATCAGTACTGGGAGTTTGTTTCCACAGATGGAAAACCAGATTACGTTGGAATATTGTCAAAGGCCCTTTCTCTATCTACTGATTATATTAAAAAATACAAAGGTGCTTGGTTAGTAAATGTAACTAAAGAGCCAAATTATGGCTCTCTTTCTACAGAAGACCAGAAGCAATTGGATGAGCAATTAAATGAAATGATACGTACGAAATACACTGATATCAACTACAATGGATTAAATATGAAGAAATTAAATATATTATCGGGCGACCAAACACATAATCCATTTGATAATGCAGTTGTTGTTATTGATGAAGCTCATAACTTTGTAAGTCGTATAGTAAACAAAGTAAAACAAAACAAGTCCAAAACGATTGCGGTTATCTTATATGAATATTTGATGAATGCTAAGAATGCCCGTATTATTCTTTTATCAGGAACACCTATTATTAATTATCCTAACGAAATTGGTATTTTGTTTAATATTTTGCGTGGTTATATTAAATCGTGGGCTTTCCCGATTAATGTAAAAACATCTGAAAAAGTAACCACAGATTCTATTCTATCTATGTTTGATAAAGAGAATTTCAAAACATATGATTTCGTAGAATACAATGGCAATACTTTAACTGTTACTAGAAATCCTTTTGGATTTATTAATGCGAAAAAACGTGGAGCTGCTAAAGGTGTCGCCCGAACTACTAAAAAGAAGGACGTAAATATAGGCGCTGAGAAATTAACAGAGGGAGGCAAAAAAGAACATAATAAAACTAAGAAAGTTCGTAAGACCAAGAAGGACAATGAGCAATTGTTGGTCTCTGATGAACCATTAAAAGCATTAGAATCATTTGAAGAATACGACGAGGATGGAAAACTAATAGAAAACATGACAGAACGTAACTATCGTATGCCTCAGGACCTTTACGAAGGTGGCGCAGGAGTATTTGATAAATATGATGGTGTTAAATTAGATGATACTGGAAATATCAGTGATTTTGAATTCCAAGAGAGGATATTGGCAATATTAAAGAAGAATGACCTAGAAGTGCAAAAAGGATCAATTAAAGTTACTAATTATAAAGCTCTTCCAGATAATCCCGATTCTTTCTTGGGTCATTTGTCAATTCTGAAACAGGAGAAGCTAAAAATATAAATTTATTCCAACGTCGTATATTAGGATTAACCTCTTATTTCCGTAGCGCGCAAGAGCAATTGCTTCCTAGCTTTGTAAAAACAGATAAGGGTGAACTTTACCATGTTGTTAAATCAGAAATGACGCCTCACCAATTTGGTATTTATGAAAAAATACGCAAAGATGAGGCAGATAGAGAAGCCAAAAATAAAAAGAAGCGTCTTGCAGCGAAAGACCCAGAGGAATTATATAAAATATCTTCTACTTATCGTATTTTCTCTAGAGCTGCATGTAATTTTACTTTCCCATCATCTATTGAACGCCCTGTTCCTAATGTTAAGGGAGATAAAGAAATAAGTGAAAATGTATTTGATGCAGTCCCATTATCAGAGCGCAAAAACGTTGACGTCTACGCAAGCGTTGATGACGAAGAGAACAAAGAAGATGCAGATGAAGAAATATCACAAGTTGACGAATCAAGATATGAAGATAGAATTAAGAAAGCATTAGAAGATGTTAGTGTTATGGATGATGAAACAAAAAGGAGTAAATATTTGGATAAATCTGTATTGAAAACATACAGCCCAAAATTTGTTAAAGTGTTAGAGAATTTAATGGATGAATCAAACAAAGGACTGCATCTATTATACAGTCATTTCAGAACAATTGAGGGTATTGGTATTCTCAAATTAATTTTTGAAGCAAATGGTTTCGCCGAATTTAAAATAAAGAAAACCGGCAGCGCATGGGAACTTATAGAATTAGAGGCTGATGCCAATAAGCCAAAATTTGTTTTATATACAGGAACTGAGACACCCGAAGAGAAAGAAATCGTACGTAATGTTTATAACGGAGCTTGGGAATTTGTTCCAGTAGAAATTGTAGGTAAATTACAAGAGAAAGCTGAGAACAATAATTTGGGTGAGGTTATTAAGATTTTTATGATTACTTCTTCAGGTGCAGAGGGTATTAATTTGAAGAATACGCGATTTGTTCACGTCATTGAGCCATATTGGCATATGGTAAGAATTGATCAGGTCGTTGGTCGCGCTCGGCGTATTTGCAGTCATCAAGATTTACCTGAAGATATGCGAACTGTGAAGGTATTTTTGTATATTACATCATTAAGCGAACAACAGAAGAATGATGAAAAGAACATAGAATTACGTATCCGTGATTTAAGTAGAATAGATGGGAAAACACCTGTTACAACAGACGAAACTCTTTATGAAATAGCGAGTATTAAACAAAAGACAAACAACCAGATATTGAAAGCCGTAAAAGAAACTTCCATTGATTGTCAACTCTATTCTAACATTTCTAAGAAATCCAAGGATAATGAGAACCTAGTATGCTTTGGTTTTGGTAAGATTGAGTCTAATCAATTTGCTTCGTATCCTTCGTTTGAAAATGACCGCTCTACAAAAGAAGGGTTGGATGTACGTGCAATTAAATGGGAAGCACGTGAAATTAAAGAGGACGGTGTTAAATATGCATTGAATGAACAAACGATGGAGGTCTATGACTTTGAGAGTTATCAACGTGCCAAGGAATTTGGCGCAGAATTAGTATTGGTAGGTAAATTAGTAAAAGAAAAGGGGAAATATGTAATAAAACGCGAATGAATAATTTATTTTATTTAGCCATTATATATGCCAAATAAAACTATTAAAATACGTCGCAAATGGTCAGCTAAATACAAAAAGAGCATTAATTGCAAGAGACCCAAAGGATTCTCTCAGCGTCAACATTGTAAATATGGTAGAAAGAAAACAAGAAAAAATATACGCTAAAATGTTATAACCTAATCAATTTCAAAACCATTAATTGGTAATGACATATTTCGTTGTATAAAACATCGTGCATTTTCACCACATTTATCTTCTTGTTGCCGAATTATATAAGCATATTCGTATTCAATTTCACCAGTTGTTATTTTTATAAACTTACCACATTTTCCGTAATATTCTTGCATTTCGTACCTACCTCCGTAAAGAGAAGGTATAAACTGATTACAATTTTTACATAGAGTTCTTAGACGATAACCCGAGGAAAAATAGAGCAAACCATATAAAATGAAAATGAGTTTCATATGGTTATTATTGCGAAGATGTTTTTAAATGTTTTTAATTAAACGTTCTAGGTTTAAAAGCAATAGCAACAATACCATAATATACGGTATCTAGTTTATCTGTTACTTTTGCTGTTGTTCCGTCAGTAAAAGAGAAAAGCAAGAACCCATTTTCTACCTGAGATTGGTCTTCATTATTATGAGGCTCTGTATAATTAAGATTAGAAACAACCTTTCCAGAGAAAGAATTACCATCTGAATCAACAAACAATTTTGTTCCAGCGGCATCGGAATATAAACTAATATTGGGAGTTGACCCAGTACTCAAGGTTACTGCCAAATCGTTGGTGACAGAAGTGTAATCAGTTTGCTTAAAAGACATTATATAATTAAGTATGAGATTATTTTTCTATATATAATTTAGTGTTAAATATAAATGTCTATTCCAGTTCGTTATATTCCAAAATCATTATCACAAAAAGATACTAAAAAACAGAAGAAAAATATATTAAAATCACGTAAATTATACAAACAGGGTCTTTATTTTCAAAGGCCTAAAGTTAAATCTTTTCATTCAAAGCCATCCGGTCATGTTTATAAAGCAGAGAAGTATTATGGTGTTTCACATATATTACCAAATAATCAATTAGCCAGAAAAACGAAATGTTCTCGCAATGCTTTAGAGAAAATAATAAATAAGGGTCGTGGTGCATATTACTCTAGTGGCTCGCGTCCAAATCAAACTGCGGAATCATGGGGTCGTGCTAGATTAGCTAGTGCGGTTACTGGTGGTCCAGCAAGCACTATTGATTATGGAATTTTATATAACGGTTGTTCTAAAGATAGTCCTGCGCTTAAAATGGCAACAAGAACATGTAAACAAATGAAACGTTGTCAAAAATACACGCAAAAAAATAGAAATCCATAAACTTGTTCGTAAACTTGTTCGTAAACTTGTTCGTAAACTTGTTCGTAAACTTGTTCGTAAACTTGTTCGTAAACTTATTCGTAAACTTGTGCGTTCATAATCTAAAAATATGTATTTATCCAAATAAAATATAAAAACAAACGCGTATTTATTTTTATATTTCCGTCAATGAACGAAGAAAACAACGTTCTAACCATTAAAACTGTACAGATTCAACCTATCCGTAATATGATTACGGCTATCAAGGATATTTTAACAGACGCAACCATTACTTTTACTAAAGATGGTCTTAAAATCATTAATTTTGATAAGACGCATACAATTTTGGTAAATGTAATTTTGAATTCTCATAAGTTTGAGCAATATTCATGCGACCCCGACAAAATCATCGTTTGTGCGAATACACTTCATTTATTCAAGGTGATTTCTACAATGTCTAATGATGATACTCTTTCAATGTATATTGATAAGTCCGATTATCATGATGGTATTGTTTCTCATTTAGGACTTCAATACGATAATGGTGATATCAAACAATGCTATAGCCAAAAGTTGCGTCTTATTGAGCCTGATATGGAGGAGCTTATTGTCCCTGATGTGGAGTATTCTACTGTGATTAACCTGCCCACTTCGGATTTTCAGAAGATTATTCGTGATTTAAATGGTGTGTCTGACCGTGTTGAAATTAAATCGGTAGGTAATGATTTGATTTTTTCTTGCGATGGCAATTTTGCTAGCTCTCGTATTTACCGTTCAGAGTCAGATGGTAATATGGAGTTTATTCAGAAGTCAGATGCTTCGGTAATTATTCAGGGTGAATTTTCTCTAAAGTCATTGTCCCATTTTATTAAATGCACGCCTTTATGTTCTCATTTGGAGATGTATTTGGGAAATGATTTACCTTTGATTGTTAAGTATGATGTTGCATCATTAGGTGAAATTAAATTGTGTTTAGCGCCATTGCCGCCAGCTTAAAATAAAATGTGTGATAAATATATAGGTTATAATGGCGTACCAAAAAAAGAAAGTAGGTGGTGTAGTTATGGCTGCTAATGAACCTAGTAATGTTACTGTTGCTTCTTACGGTCCTTCCACTATTACTTTTGATGATATAAAAAACAATACTGGTAGTTACAAAGGGGATAGTAGAAATTTTATGATTGGACCTCATAAATTAGGAAACTTTATAACTACCAACGGCGATAACCTAAAATTTAAAAACGGTGAAGTTAAGAAAATCGTTGATAACACAGGGACAGTTAAGAGTCTTAGTTATGTTCCAGATGTAGGAGTCACTGTTGAAAATCTATCAAACAGTTTTGTAGGTGGAAAAAAACGTTCTCATAAAACATCAAAAAGAAGAAATAAAAAAAGAAAGACAGTGCGTCGTCGTTTTTTAGGCATTTTCTAAACATTCATCTGATTAAATAATTAGGGTTTTCTGATTCAGAGCAATCACACAACCTACTTTCTCTGTCTTAATGATGTCACTGATTCGGGTATAAATAATCCTCAAGTTCTTCTGTGATGCATACTTTGAATACTTCTTACATAACAATGCGCCCTGAGTAGCAATCTTCAAAATCTGCTTCTTGTCTAGGCTTGTCCCATCTGGAATAGAAGCAACGACATGCTCTGATGGGTGTCCATCCAGATGAAACCAAATGTCGTCTGGACCAGCAGCGTCTATGATGTCGGAATTTTCTTGCGCATTTCCACCAATGGTGAATGTAATATCGGCTTTGACAGAATCAATATATCTAGTAATTTGCTTCATTGTGATGGTTTTTGCTGATTTATATACATGCACAAAAGTATTCAATTTTTTGAAGGGTATCGGAAGCCATCTTGGCTTCCAACCTTATGACGCTTTACGCCATTTAGGAACCTTAAAGCTCCGCGGGTCCGATTCCCCTCTGACCCCTCCCTTTTTATTATTCTTTTCTCATTTTCTTCTTTGGTGGACATACAATGTCAAGACATGGTGTAAAAGTGTCTTCGTCTACAACAGGATTTTCTTCCATCGCTTGCCGAATAATTCGTTCTAGCTTGGCAGTTTTCTCCAGCATCTCCCGCAATTCCATCAGCACAATTTCCTTTTCAATACTAAACACAAGTTGCGCGGTTTCAATCTGAATATCAGACAACATTTTGCCAAGTTTTACGGTTTACGTTGCTTTTTATGAACTACTTAAATTCATAAAAAGGATTCAATTTTTTAAAGAGAGGTTTTCTTCTTGGTTTTTCTAAGTGAGACTGAACTCCTCTTAGCTGTAGGTTTTTTTTTAGCCTTAAAAAGAAAAACTCTATATGGTCTTTTATCCTTGATTTTTCTTACTCTTATTATCTTTTTATTATTTTTACTAGTTTCTGAAATGATGTAATCTTTTTCTATTTCTATGCGAACTATATCATCCGCAGGGACTTCTTCTTGTTTTAATCCTACTTTATCAACCATTGCTATTTTATCAACTATAGCCTTTAATTTTGTAAATTTATCATGCATCGGTTTATCATTTGTAGAGATTTCAAGATTGTCAGCTATTAATTCGGTAGAAGTCTTTCCGTTTTCATCTTTCTTATCTAAAATATTAAGTTTACGTAAGTTATTAAACAACTCTTCATCATCCATACTGTCATGAACACAATTAATAACTGAATTTATATCATCGTATAAGCTTCTAAAGAAAGTTTGTGCTCTATATCCTGATACCAACACATAACTAAATTCATAAATAGCTAATATATGTAAAGCAGTAGAACCTTGAGGAATACCATAATTGTTAGCACCAACCTTTTTTTTTAATAAAGATTGATTATCATGTATAAATTTTAAAGTTAAGTTACATTTTTTCGGGTCTACACCACTAAACAATTCTTCCAATAATTTTTTATAATCACTTCCTTTATAAATACTTGTCATATATGTTATATATAGATTATAACAATTCTTCATTGGTTTAAACCATTGAAGAATTAAATGGGACTTGTCACATTTTGTTCTTAAAGGGTCGTGACCGATAACCACTTAAAATATGACACAAAGTGTCACATTTTACACCATTGCGCATTTAAAATGCGCAATCAGCATCACCTCGCTCACTCATAACTGCCCACGAAGTGGGCGTTTTGAATGTGCAAAGGTGTAAATATTCATCGGTTTAAAATTCAGGCTCATGTTTCTTAAACAAACACCCCTGTTTGGATAAATTAGATATTTGAATAATCATATTGGGGTCTTGTAAACTAGACGTGTCTAACCATATTTTTATAATACAAAAATTCTTTTTAGGTGAAATAGTTATTCCATTAATGTGCTTATTATGTTTATCATCAATACATAATGATTCTCCACACAATGCATAAAACAAATTATGCCATACTTCAGGTACAGCTTTATTAATTACTTTATATGAGAAACATCCTCCATTTCTATTCCGAGGATCTTCCCACATAGGCGTAATCCCATCCCTCATAACAAAGAGCATACAATTTTTAACAATGTTTTCATTAATGGCATTATTCAACGATACGACCTTCTCAACAGTATCTATTGAATCCATAATGATGGTGTAACCAGACAATGCCCAGTTTTTGTCGTGTGGTAAATGGTAATATAAATTCCATTTATCAAGCAGATTATGTTGTGGGGTAGGAGTACTCACCGCATCCATTGTGATTACGCCCGTACATTATAGCGAGATTTGTTTCTAAATTGTTTTTTTGTAGTGTATTTATTTATGTTTGCGGGTTTTTGATTTTCTGGATCTCTTGGATTTCTTTGTTTTGATTTTATTACAACTCCCCCCAGTTGTTGGTACTCTCCCAGTTGTTGGTACTCTATTTCTAGCTCTACTTGCATTTCCGTTTAAATAACAGCCTTGTTCTTCATTAAAACATGGTAGAATTATATCTCTCAATGTTATTATATAATTACTTGTGTCAAGTGGACGCCACTCATATCTTTTGTTAACTCTAATTTCATTTTCAATATATTGTTGTAAATTATTCAAGTTATCATCTGTATAATTTATGATTAAATTTCTTGAATTTGGATGTAAATTAGTAAAATATGGGTGTTCTGTGTTAAATGTTCTTATCCTTTCTCTTTCATGTCTAGCAAGAAGAGAGTTTTCTTGTCTGTTTTTAATTGACTCAGTTAAAGCCGAACCACTTCTACGACCACATATGTCTGTAAAATATAGTTCATGCAATCTAATATTTATTAATTCTTTTTCTAATAAAGAAAATTGATCATCTAGTACATTTAATTCTAAAAAACAATTCGTGTATATATTAAATTCTTTCGCATAATTTTCTCCACATGTTGATAATTTTTTAAATTTCGGGGGTTCAATAGGGGGGGCAATATTAAATCGGTTTGAATCTGCATCATTTTCATCATCAATTTCACCTATTGTCGGTAAAGGTAAAGGAGCAAATAGATGTTTTTCCTTTTTTTTTTCTTCCTCTAATTGACGTTCTAAACCATTTTTTACGCAATTAACAATAAATGATGCCACAGTCGCCACAGTGGCAACAGCAGCAACAGTAGCAGTAACTGCTACGCCTACTGGTGGTGCGATTAACCCAGCAACAAGAGTTCCTGCGCTAGCTGCCGCAGCTGACGCACTGACACCAGAAAGTCGCAACACTGCTATTTTAGCACTATCAATCTTTAGGTTTAATTTTTTTAGTTTTTTTAGTTGATCGCCAGTGAAGTCACTAAGAGTTAAATCGTTTAGTTCAGAGCGAGTTAATAAAACATGATTTATTTTTTCTAAAGTTTCCATTCTTTTACGTAGTCTATTGAAATTTAGCCGATCAAAACGTTTGAAATGATTATTGCATTTTTTTATCTCATTATAGTTTTTTATTAGTTTGTTTAAGAGCTCAATAACGGTTGTTTTTTGTTTATAATAAAGAATATGTTTATTTATTATGTAAACCATATATTTACATCTATTACTATCCACACCACAATTTAATTTATTCTGTTTGTGGTTTAAATTTTTAAATTCAAACATAGAATTACGTTCATTCCCACTAGGTATCCTTAATTCATTCTTAATTTTTTCTGCTACACTAAAAGCACTTACTTTTCTAACATCTAGAGTTTCACTATTGTAATAATCGTCATAACTTTTATCTATGATGTTTATATATTCCGCAATAACATTTGTTGAATTGTCGGTATTAGTAAGATACACATTGAGATTTGTTTCTAAAAACAACTGAAATTTATTTACCTGATCTTCTGTGATTATCTTTTGTTCAACAAGTGTAAAAATTTGATTACTTGTTAATTTTCTGTTATATAAGCGCATATATAATAATTCAAATTTATGACAAATTTTTTTATCAGTGGCATTGTGTTCTTCATCTATTATTGGGACAGATATTGGGACAGATAAAACCATTAGTATACATTGTTATAACAAAATAATTATACAATGATACTATACCCTTCCTCCGTGAAAACCACCGATCTATCAAACCCCAATTCAAAACTATTAATATCACCATCCATAATCTTCAACACATAATCCATATCAAAATGATAAAGTTCTGATTGATATTCTAGATAACTTTTAACAAACGTAGGAGATAAAATCTGATTACCCACAAAATATACCGACTTATCCAATTCAAAAACTATTCCCATCTTCATAAGTGGATGCGTATATTCAATGCTCAAAAACTTTGCTTTACTAGGGACCAATGGCAACTTAAAATCATCAAATTGTCCGTTAGTATTATCAAAAATCCTAAATACATAATTGTCACCCACCTTCATCTTTACCAACCCTTCAACATAACTCTGACTGTTCAATACAACAGAATCTACTGCGTCGCATATTTCATTATAACTTGTTTCAAAATTGGTCCTTCCTTCATTGATGTCCAACGGACTCTTAATAAACTCATATGATTCCAAAAGTGTATATTCCTCACCAACAAATCTGTTTTTATCACGCTTGGACAAAACCAAACTAGAAATCCAATATGATGACATAGGCTCAATCTTTTTACCAATGACTGATGAATAAAGATAGTTAGCACCATAAACTGAATGGTCAATTACACTCCTGGCTATCAGATTGTTTTCATACAATGACTTATATTTACCCGAAACTACATTGACAATTTTACTATAATAAATAAGAAAATATGTTAATGCATTGGCTTTCAAAGCATCAATATCTGGACGCTTGATATTGATTACAGGAAGTTTAATGCTCTCCAACAATTCTCTTAACCCGTACATAATAGTAAATTATATACGAACTTATTTTTTATATCTTTTTCTAGTTTTATTAATGCTACCACCTCTTGTAGCATATCTGGTTTTACTACCACCTACACTAGGTGTCTCAGGCGTTGCGTGACGAGCAATAGTCCTTTCTGTGCGGGCGGTAACCCCTTCTTGTTTTTTACGAATAACACTACACGTAAGGTCAATTATAATAACTTTTTTAATTCCTCTTCTATTTAATTCATCAATTACGTTTCCTAATCTAGTAATAGTATACCCTGAACGTTCATGTGCTGTTCTAGTCTTACCAGCATTTGGGTTTAATGTATCCATTAAATCCTCATCTGTTTTAACGTTAGTGTTCAATAAATTCAACTTCCAATTAGAACTCTCTAATTTTACATTCTCACCATCGTAATCTTCTTTATAAAGTAATTTATCCTCTCTTAAAAATTCTTTATTTGATATAATTCTGTTAGTGTATGTTCTAATACTGTATAAGAATTCATGAGAAGTGCGATGATACGCCATGGTTTCATCATCGTCTGTATAATTTACATTCTTTTTATTAACTTCTGTGGCTATTTCGACAGGTTGGTCATCTAAATCAAATATTTGTTGTTTTATTTGTTTTACCATTTCTTTCATATCCTTTTTTTCGGTCTCGTCGTTAAAATCTTCTGTTGCAGTACGAACTATTCTTATAAAAGGTTTTACATTCTTCGGAGGAAGCATATTGGGTACACCAGGTTTTACTGCGTTTAACGAGACAATTTCCATTCCTTCAGGAATCCTATATTTTTCTACTTCTTCTGTTAATTCGGGATTCTTAGAGCTCCTTACCTGGACATCTCCATGTGTTGTAAATACCAATACAGCTGTTTTTAATTTTCCTACTTTTGATTTTTTGCTTCCTTTAGATGACATTTATAATATATGCTTAGAAAACTACGTGCTAAACTAAATATAAATTAAAAAGCGGATGTTATAAATATATATAACTAATCTCTTTTATGAAACACATTTGATAGTCGCATCCTCAAATAATTCTCTATAATTTTACTTACATCTGTCCAGTGTTCTTGAAAATCAAAAGAAAAATATTTCAGCTTCTCTGTATCTTTTCCCCTTCTACCATGCCAGCAAAAATAGACAATTTCTATATTTTTATTTATGGGATAAATCAAATCATAAATTTTAATTAAATATTCAGCAGCGTCCACACCATATTCTATATCATCTAAATAATAATTAAAGTATGAATTAGCTGCGTCAGCATAAATAAAAAGAATATGATGTGAAGACTGAATATCACTCAATAATCTTTCAAATCTAGTTCGTAATTTAGTTTTATATTCTTCATTGATTTCAAAATGTGTATTTCCCAATCCAGTTTCTATATTCATTTGACATTCTGTCTTTTCATTCACTGATTCATAATGTTCATTTCCAAGATATTTATAGTAGGTGTATCCATTTGTCATATACTCTACGGCTTCTTCTATTCCCTTGTTTATTAATATCTCCAAAATATGAAAGGTTGTTTTGCTGGGAGTCCATAACCAATCAAATGGATAAGAATATTCTCGCAAGTTAGAATATTTAAGAGCCTCTGGAACTGAACACTGTAATCCCAATGGAATTACTTTCATTTTAATAATATATAAGATGTATTTTATATATTATTTGAACTCTAGATATCCAAGGAAATAGTATTCTTAGCAGAGCCATTCTTTCTGCGATTAGAACGTTTTGGCATACTTGAACCATCAATTCCTTTCAATGAAGAAATAGAAATCATAGAATCATCCTCAGTTACTGTCTCAACGTTTAAAGATTCGCGTGTTGGTTGCTCGTGAATATTAACTGTACGTGTCTTTAATCCAGACAAAATGTTATCAATGTCAGTGGATTGTGGGCCACGCATCTCGGGTCTAGCTTGTTGTTGCTGCTGTGGTTGATACATCGGTCTTTGCTGCTCATTCACACTTCCATACCCACTAATATCAGCACCTTGCTCACGGAACATAGCGCCACGTCCCGCATTTATATCAGGACGATTACTTGGTGTCTCGGTAAACACCATCCCAGGGCGTTGAGGAGGTGGTTGACTCTTGGTTTCTACAGGAGCTGGGGGTGGCATTCCACGTGGCTTATTCATTTGCTCCTGCATCAAATTATTGGCCATCGCGAAACCAGGTGATGCCTGGCTCATGCTGCTTACAGTGGCATTAGTAAACATCTTCATCAACTCTGGACTCTGCTTAATAACATCATTGAATGCTGGTGTAGCACTAGATAATGCCTTGTTAGAGAAATTGAGAACGGCAGCACTAAACCCCACACGTAATAAAAGAGAAATCTCAGGAGCCAATTTGCCACCCTTGTATTTATCATGTAACTCGGCGAAAATCTCTTCATAACTATCAATGTCCTCACTTACTTGCTCACCCCAACCATCCAAATTTAAATCAAATGGATTAAATGCAGCATTGGCATATTCCATAGAGTTAATAAATGTCATAAACCACCAACCTTGTAACTTAACACTATCCTTCTTACGTTTATCTTCCATTGCACTCTCATACTCATCCTCTACCTCTTCATAATTAGAGTCCAAATCAAAATGAGAATTATGTTTGATTAGTCCCTTAGCATGCCACTCTTCCAATTTCTTTATCATATGTCTCATTTTACGTCTTCGGTCTCTGTCTGACATTTTCATATTGGATGTACTAGACGACACAGGAATCTCATTCATTTTACTAAATCCATCCCATGTCTTAGTGTTACCAATACTCTCACGTGTTGCATTTCCAATATTAGAATCTGATGGCTCATGGTCAAATGCCACTTTCTTAGATGTTTCAGGAGCAGAGTTACCAAAACCAAAGAAATTGGTTGCGAAACCACTCAATGACTTAGTTCCGTCACTGCTACTGTTTCCCCCACTGTATGAACCAGAACTAGCATTCGCACCAGAAATTTCATTCAATTCACTTTCTAAAGTATCTAATTCTCCTAAATCAAGGTTAATACTAGAAGCACGCTTTTTATCATTCATTAATAATTCAATACCCGAACCAAAATTTACACTAGGTTTTGATTCATTAAAGTTCAATGAAACAGGCTCTAAATCGCTTAATCCAAGATCAATGACTTCCATGTTTATGATAATTATACAAATATTATTTTTAAATCATCCGCATAAGTTATTATATTACGGTTTTTAAGGTACCATATCCCTTGTAAGAAACAATCTGCTAAATCATCTGCCTTTTTTATTTTTAATGCGTCTTTCCAACCAGTCATACAGCTATTGTTCTCCAAAATTTGATTACAATAGTATAATCCATCTTTCTTATGTTGTTTATAATCTGGGTTCGTAATTAATGTGTTAGTTAAGGAAGATACATTGGTCTTCTGTTTACCCTTACCGAACTGCGATAATTTATTAGAAGAGGATACAAAATCAATATGAATATCCGAATTTTTCATAATAAAATATTGAGCCAACATCCCCTGTATTGTCTTCATACGATTCGCAATAGGTGAAATTTGATTTTCTATAACAACATGTGTCAATTCATCAAAATTTTCACTTGCGTTTAATAATTCCTTCATATTTTTACCTATTGTAATCAAGTCTATTTCTGATGCGTTTTTAGTCTTTTTTTTAACTATTAGTTCAAAGCTATTTTTCTCATAAAACTCACCTAGTTTATCTAAAATATCTTTCTTGAGTTTGGGTAAGTTTACTAGGTCCATGAATAAAAAAAGAGAATGTCCTAGTTTGATGAGTTCATCTACCTTTAGTTTTTTCAAAGACACCATTGAATTCTTCTTATTTGGGATAATAAAAGTAGAATTCTTAGTATGTTTCTCACAATAGCATTGTCCATTCTTTTTATATTTGGCAAGTTTTGTACAGGGTTTCGGTAACACCTTTTTAGTTTTACCAGGTATTATTTGTGAACATATTTCTGTAAGAGGCTCTTCTTCTAATAGATTCAAAACACTCCAACCCGTGATTGAAAGCTGACCTGAAATATCAAAAATACAATACGCCATGTTTTTTATACCTACATCAAAACTAATGAGTTTCATTGTTATAAATATGGAATACTTGTAGTTTCATATTTATCTTTATTTATTTATTAACACTATTTAACAAATCAGCTTGGGTTATAACAGGGGAAATCTTGCGAGCATCCAATTGCTCCCTGGATAAATACATCTCTTTCAAATCACTAGTTTGATAACCAAATGGTTTAGATTGGTCCAAAACAGATGAAAAGTTATAAGGTGTTCCGTTCATATTAGATACTAAATTAGACTGAATATTAGGTAAATCAATCGGACGTTTGTAGTAACCAACATCATTAGAAGATTCACGGAAATTGTATTCCATAATGTCCTTAGAATTATTAGTTAAATATCTGCGATATTGCCAATTAGAGCGAATGTTGTTGCTTTGAAGTAAATCATCATTAATTACAGCTTCAGGTTGCCATGTTGTAGTTATGCTTCTACCATCGCTCATCAATGGAGGAAATTGTGGATATTTATTATTAGTAGCATATCCTAAAGAAGAACTTGGCACAGTTTCTTTAATTACAGGGTATGCGGATTCTAATTTTTCATACTGAGGATAAGAAAACATGAATAATATATAATACCAGTTATATATTATTTTACACCATTGCACATTTAAATCGCCCAATATTGTGCTATTTATCAGTGGAATGGCAACGTTACCATTCGCATTTGAAATGCGCAAAGGTGTATTGAACCTTAATTTTCTACTGCCTCTAACATTTTTAATAGTTCATTCTTCTTCTTCTTACTAGGGTCGCTTGACAAACCCTTTGTAATTACTAGTGCCTTCAACTCTGAAACGCTCATCTTATTATAAACATCTCTAGAATTTTCCTTACTATCGTTATCTAGTTCGCTATTCTCTAAAGCAGCTGATTCATTCAACTTCTCTACATGAATCTGTTCATCATCTTCTAATTCAATAGGCTCTAATCTGTTATCTTCTCCATCTAAATTTTCGGATTCAACTTCAGTTTCAACTATATCAGCTTCAATTATATCGCCAATATCAACATTGATAACTTTTATAGTTGAGTTTAACAAGGGTTCTTCTTCTATGGTAAGAAGTGGTGGTGTTTCATCATCCTCCTCCTCATCCTCATCCTCATCATCATCATCTTCTTCCTCATCATCTTCCTCATCATCTTCAAAATCTTCATCAGATACCTTAATCTTACCATTTATTTCGGTGTTATGAAAAGAAGGAACTATATTATTAGAAGAAAAGGTGTTAGAAAGATGTTGTATTTGGATTTGTCTGATATTAGATACTTCCTTTACTAAATTGGTAATGATTTCATAAACAGTATCGCATTTATTTTCAAGAGTTGTTAAACGCTGTTTAAAATGGTATACCAACAATAATATTAATACAAACGTAATGCCTAAACTTAAAAAGAAAAACGTCTCAATAAAATTAAAAAAACCCATTTTACTATACTTTTATAAAATATAAGTAATATTCAAACGAACCCTCTAAATCCTTTCCAACTCTAATTGGAAAAAATAATATACTATATTATATAATTAAAACAAAAAATGGATAACGTTTCTTCACAAGCTCCCATAACAAATAATGGAACGAGTATCTTTAGTAACAAAAATTTCTTAATCGTAGTTTTAGTATTGTTACTAGTATTATCATTTTTAGGAATAAATCTTATACTTGTGGGTGGCAATGTTTTTGAATACATTGTTAAAATATTAACACCTTTGGTTACTCAGATTTTCTCTATCTTCGCTCAAACAACAGGAACAGTTATTAACAAAACTACTGACGTAGTAACTGATACGGCAAAGGTTGGCGTTGATATTGCTGGCGGCACTCTTCATTCTGTTGGCAATTTGTTAAAGAATTCTAGTCAACCGATTGAGATTGCAGCTTTAAAGTTAGATAATCCTACACAATTGGATAAATCAATAAATAATAATCCTGTAAAATCACATGAACCCGCACCCGATAAAGCAGCCAATCCTATTCAAAATCCTATTACCGCAGCGAAAACAAACTGGTGTTTGGTAGGAGAGTATGAAGGACGTAGAGGATGCATAGAAATAAGCGAATCAGATAAATGTTTGTCTGGACAAGTATTTCCTAACCAGAAAGCATGTGTAAATCCTACACAAACTAACAACATGGATTCTAGACCAATCAAGAAATAATATATTTAGTTATGATATAGGTTATGCTAAAATTAAGAAAAACACGCAGATTCAAAGGCGGAATACCTAACTTTAGCGAAATTAAAGATGGATTTAAAAAAAGATTTTTTAAACAAGAGTCGCCATCCAAACAAGAGTCGTCATCCAAACAAGAGTCGTCATACAAATCTAAATTTATACTTAAAAACGGATTTGTTGAATTAAGACCTCCAGAGCCTTCCGATGAAGCTGTTAATAAAAAAGTTAATACCCGTTTAGATGAAATAAAAAATGAATTTAAAAAGGTTTTGCCTGAAAATGAGGAAAAATTCCAAGAGTATGTTGAACATGAATGGGATAATTGCAATTCTAATGAAATTGTTAAAGGATGGTTAGCTAATTCTACTTTAACAAAAAAATTAGATAATAAAGCGGATTTTATAAAAAAAATACAAGCGGATAAATCTTATGACACCACCAATTTTACAGATGAAGATTATGATAGATTATTTAGTAGATGCTCATCTGCAAACAAAGAAGAATTTTCAGATAAATTAAGACAAACAGATGAGGGTAAATTTATTCTTAATCCACGAACTGGTGGTAAACGAAACAAAACCAGAAAAAACAAAAGAAAATCCAAAACTTACAAGAAAGGTCGCAAATAATAGATAAGCAACATGATATAAAAATAGTATTCGTGAAAAATATATATAAAATAACAATTCCATTATATATATTTAAATAATGACATCAAACTATAATATATTTGTTATTCAATTAGAGAACGATAAGTGGTTTCTACATACATCCAAAGAAAGCCAAATAGACAGAGTGTTATTTGAATCACAAGTTATTTATGACTTTGTAAGAAAGAACCCACCAATAAAAGTATATGAAATTAGTAAATCCACCCATTATTTTGATATTAATACACTAACTAAAAAATATATGAATTTCATAGGAATTGAAAATGTGCGTGGTGGAATATATTCTGACGAAATATTACCAGAGTTTTTATTAAAAAGCCTAGAATTAGAAATAAATTCAACGGTTGAAGTTTATAATAAAACATCTATTTTTGATAGCATATCAAATAGAGAAAATCTAACATTAGATGATTACAAAAAACGAGCAATTGAATATAATCAGTTGTTATCTACTGGTTACAAAAGCATTACACGAGACTTTTTTACTAATCTGGAATGGTTAAATAACAAAGTAGAATCTTACGATTATGAAAACCAAATGCATTGTGCAGATAAATTTAATAAAGAAGAAACCGATAGATATAAGAACTTATTATCTGATATGGATACTGTTAGAAACTATTATTACAAATTAGATGAAGATAAAATTAAAGTTGACATAAGCGTTTCTTTAAAATACCCAGGATTTACACTAGATTATTTTACATATCATCAATATTGGAATAAAAACTTGGAGACTGAAAAAGTAATTGCCTTAGACATTTTGAGAAAATATAAATTCATGGGATATACGTTAATAAACATAATAGATTGTATGGAGTTTGATTTTTATAATCCCAATCAATAAATAAAAACACAAATTTAGTTTTATTTATTATACTATTATCCTGGGTCAGTACTTAAATTAAAATAAGCAGAATAAGATGGTGCACCACTTGTGCTGTACGATGCTCCTACTTGTACCTGATATGTTGTTCCTCCCGTTAACCCAGTTAACAATAAAGGTGAGCCACTACCAGTTACTGTTGATACAACAGTAAGGTGATTTGTATCAGATAGCGCAAACGCATTTGCAATATAATTTAATGGTGCAGACCCACCTAGTGCGGTTACAAGCGTAAAACCTACATACATACTGGTTGCTAATGATTGATTGTAATTGTATAGAGCAGTAGGTGATATAGTAGATGTCGTTACTTGCAAATAAGTATTTGATTTTCCAATTATTGTGCTACTGTAGTAAGCACAAACAAAAATATTATAAGTATAATTTGTTATTAGATTAGTTAATGTTATTGAAGTTGCGCTAGTAGTTGTTGTTCCATTACCACTTGTGTCCATTACGTATACTCCTGATGTTGTAAATGCTTGCGCGAAATATGTTAATCCAGTAGTTGCCGGTGAAGGAATTGTAAAAGTAACTGTAATTGAGGTTAATGCAGTTGAACCCAATATTATATTTGTGGGCAATGGTATCAAAGTAGTAGCATTTGAAGCTGTAGAATTTACTGTTATGTTTGGGAATAGTGAATATATAATTATACTATTGTATAGTGTTCCTGCAGTTAATCCAGAAACTGTTATAGAAGTACTTGAACCAGAAGCAGGAGTACTAATAGTTGATACGGTTTCTTGACCTAAATAACTTGATGTCGGAATAGCTACTGCATAATATCCAGTAGGAAGACTCTGTACCGGACTTAAAGAAGGAGCAGTAAAATTTACAGTTAAAGAATTATTCGCAGAGTTTATTGAATTAATATTAACCGGAACAGCAGTAGTATTGCCAGAAATATCAACTGTTGAAAGATTTCCTGTTTCATACGCTGCTGTAACACGAACATTGTATGAGAATCCTGCATTTAGACCACTAATCTTAAATGTTGTTCCTGATTGTGTTGATACATTTGTATAAGTTACACTTGCACTTGTATTATAACTTGCAAAATAATTAATAGGAGCACTTCCACTAGGTGCAGTAACACTAACATTAATATAATTGTAAGCAACATCTGAAGTTTGAGTTATGTTTGTAGGCGCATTAGATAATGTATTTACTGATTTAGATGTTGACGCTAGATTACCTGTGTCGTAAATAGAATAAACATAAACATAATAGGTTGTTCCAGATATTAATCCAGAAATTGATATTCCTGAATTCGTTAAAGATGATACTATCACATTTCCTGTTTGGACATTAGGTTGACTGCGTTGACCACTTTGAGGCATAGCGTATGCATAAAATAATTGATTTGTATTACTCAAACTATATGTTGGTAAAGCAAAACTTACGTCCAATGATGTAAGAGATATTGAACTTGTAGTGAGAGATGTTGCTGCATTAGATAGTGTGTTTCCTGTAACGGGACCAATTGTTTGATTATTATTAGTATAAACGGCTGCTAAAGTGATGCTATAAGGTGTTCCTGGAGTCAATCCAGATACTGTGTAAGTAGGTGATGCAGAAGTTATAGAAACTGTTCCTTGACCATAAATTTTTGTTCCTGTTGGCGCAGCAGTTAATGAATAATAATTTGGAGTTGTAACTGCGGGTGTATAATCTACTGTAATGGTTGTAGCAGTTGCCGATGAAAACGATAAATTTGTTGCCGCTACACCATAGGTCGTTCCAGTAACGGTTGCAGAAGAGTTCAACCCTGAATAAGTTGTATTATAAACTGCTGTAACTGTAACAGTATAAGTTGTTCCAGCAGTTAACGCAGTTGTTCCTGTACCACCAATAATTACAGTTGTTAACGCCGTTTGATCGGTTGTACTAACGGTTGAACCACTCAAACTAGCCGATACAATATAACCTAATGGTGCTGTTCCTGAAGGAGCATTAAAAGAAACAGTTAATGTAGTTGTTGTCATAGCTGTTATTGACAAACCAGTTGGTGGACTAGAATATGTATTACCTGATACACTAATTGATGCGTATCCACCTAAATCATAGTACGCAGTGACAACACAATTATATGTTGTTCCAGAAATTAATCCAGTTAATGTTATTGGGTTTGTGTTAATATTGTTTAAAATAGATGGACTAACAGGATATGTTACTGTAGACTGAGCATTATTGACAATAGGTGTTGCTATTACGCTATAGCCAATAGGTGCCGAACCGGGGTTAGGTGCAGAAAATGATACCACTAATTGTTGATTTAGAGACGAATTTGCAACACTAGTAATTACTGGAGCATTTGCTAATGTAGTTCCCGATAATATAGTTGTTGTCCTATTTGTGGCTATATTATAAACTGCAGCCATACTAACATCGTATACTGTTCCTGAAATTAAACCAGATACTACAAAACTAACATCAGATATACCTATTGTTGTAACAGTTTTTAAATTCTGATAGTTATATTTGGTTTGTGGTGTTACAGTAGCTAGATAACTCAATGGTAGACTTCCAACAGGTGGATCAAAATATACTTTTATTGCGTTTGTGCTTGCGTCTACTTCAGAATCCGTATTTACACCAGTTAATGTAGGAGCTGTAGATAATGTGTTTCCAGCCAAGAAATTCGTTGTAGAATTCGTGCTAATGTCATAAACAGCAGACATACTTATATCGTAAGTAGAGCCTGAAATAAGATTTGTAAATTCATAAAATGTTGCATCACGACTAATACCTATTATGTTAACTGTTGTTTGTGTATTTGTTGTTTGTTCTGGTTTTGCGGTTGCAGAATAACTCAATGGAAGAGACCCAATTGGTGGATTAAAATAAACTGTTATTGCATTTGTACTAGCGTCTTCAGCTGTGCTGTTTAATGCCAATAGGGTTGGGGGTTTTATTATTGTGTTTCCAATCAAAAAATTAGCGGTTGAATTTGTACTGATATCATACACCGCCGACATACTCACATCGTATGTTGTTCCAGAAACAAGACCTGTGAATTGATATGATGTCGCACCTCTGCTAATCCCACTAACATTAACTATCGTTTGAGAATTTGTTGTTTGTTCTGGATTTGCAGTTGCAGAATAACTTATTGGTAATGACCCAATTGGTGGTGTAAAATAAACAGTTAATGCGTTTGTGCTAATGTCTGTTGCGCTATTATTAATTGCAACAAGTGTTGGAGGGGTTATTATTGTATCACCTGTCAAAAAGTTAGTGGTTGAATTTGTACTAATATCGTATACAGCAGACATACTTACATCATATGTTGTTCCTGAAACAAGTCCAGTAAATTGATAAGATGTTAAACTACGACTAATTCCAGTAATATTAATGGTTGTTTGAGTATTTGTTGTTTGTTGTGGTTTTGCTGTTGCCGAATAACTTACAGGTAGAGACCCAATTGGTGGAGTAAAATAAACAGATAATGCATTTGTGCTAACATCAGTTGCAGTGCTATTTATTGCCAGAAGCGTTGGTGGTTTTATTATCGTATTTCCTTTAACGTTTGGACTAGATGTTAAACTTCCTGTGTTGTAAACACTTATTACATTGACATCATATGTAGTTCCTGATACTAGATTATCTATGACTGCTGTTGTAGATGTCCTAGATAAACCGGTAACATTTACTATTTGTTGCGTATTGGTCGTTTGATTTGGTGTAGCTAATACAGAATAACTTATTGGTAAACTACCAATAGGTGGTGTATAATAAACAGTAAAAGAATTTGTACTAAGGTCTGTAAAAGTGTTTGTATTAATTAATACATTCGTTGGCGCATTAGATTGTGTAATTGCACCTAAGTAGACAGTTGAAGATACATTTCCTACATCATAAACTGTTGCCATACTAATATCGTATGCTGTTCCCGAAATTAAATTGCCAATAACAACCGACGTTGCATTCTTTGAAATACCGGTGACATTAATAGTTGTCTGTGTATTGTCGGTTGTTTGTGGTAAAGCTGTAGCGTTATAAGTAATAGGTAAATTATATCCAACTGGTGCTACAAAATAAACTGTAATTGAGTTTGTGCTTAAATCAACTGGATATTGGTTTACCTGTGTAATTGTTGGACTACTTAATAATGTTGTTCCAGAAACATCAATAGAAGTTGCATTTAATGCTGAATCTGTGCTATTATATACAGCTGTTACAACAATACCATATTTACTACCTGAAATTAAACCCGATATATTAATTGTATTTGTAAATGATGACGACGTTGGTGCTTGTACACTCGTTGAAACTATGGTTTGACCATTTGCACGTTTATTTGTATCTGGTGTAGCTGTAGAATTATAACCAATAACAGGTGTGTTTGTTGCTGGAGGAGTAAAATTTACAGTTAATGAATTGTTGCTACCAATTATAGAAGTAATGGTTGGTGCATAGGATAATGTTCTGCCTGTTATATTTGGTGAAGCTACATTTCCAGACATATAAACAGAATTTAAAGTTATAGTGTATATTGTTCCAGATGTTAATCCTGGAATATTCATTGGAATTGTACTATTAGATGTCGGTATTGAAGTTGTTGAAACATTCACAGGATAAGTTATTGTAGTCTGACCATTCTCTGTAGTTTGAGGTACAGCACGAGCAAAATAACCCAATGGCGCATTTTGTTGCAAAGGGGCTGTAAAACTCAAGTCTATGGAATTTATACGCGACGTTGTTAATAAATTTGTTGCCATATATCCCAAAGTATAATAATTTATTCCACTAGAAGCCACTATTCCACCACTATAAACCGATGTTACTGTTATTCCAGTATAATATGTGTTTGGAATTAGATTAAAAATTGTAATTGTTGTCGCCAATGATGATGCTGTTCCTGCACCACCTTGGTCTGTTGTTGCTGTATAACTATTTGGTAATGAACCACTAGTTGGTGTAAAACTTACCGTAATGTAATTTACACTTACATCAATAACTGTTAAATTAGTTGGAGGCAAGCCAATAGTAGATGCAGTAATACTACTTGATACTGCATTTCCACTACTATATATTGCCGTAATAGTTATTCCCGGATAGCTAGTATTTGGTGATAATCCTGTAATAGTAATTTGAGTAGCAGAAGAAACTGCTGTTCCACTACCACCCAATGATGTCGTAGCCAAGTAACTTGCTGGAGTTGACCCAAGTGGTGGTGTAAAACTAATTGTAATTGAACTTACTGTAGCTACTACGAAGGCAAGTCCCGTGGGTGGAAAAGATGCTGTTCCAAATACAACATTATTTGATGATACGTCTCCGTTGCTATAACGTGAATATGCAGCTATTGTATAAATTGTTCCAGATACTAATCCAGGAATAGTTAGATATAAATTATTTGTTGGTGTACCAATAGTGCTGACAGTAACCTGATTATTGTTTGTAGAATTTGGTGTTGCAACTGCATAATAAGACTTTGGAGTATTACCTATAGGGGGAAGATAAGCGATGGAAATAGAATTTGTTAATAAACTTGTTGCAGTTACGCTAGTAGGAGGATTTGAAACTGTTGCTCCTTGCACTGTAGTAGTTGAAATTACATTTCCTGTATTATAATAAGATGTAACGGTAACGTCATAAATAGTACCTGAAATTAAATTGTTTATTGGTATGGATGTTGATGTTGTGATACTTGTTGTTACGATTGATTGGTAATTATCTCTTTGTAATGGCGTTGCAGTTACATAATACCCTATTGGTGGACTACAAATCGGCGGCGTAAAACCCAATGTTAATGAATAAACTGTTGGTGTAGACAATATTAAATCAGTTGCATACGTAGATGTTGTATTTCCAGCAATACTATTAGATGCAATAGTACCGTTATTATAAACTGCACTAACTGTGACATAATATTTTGACCCCGAAATTAATCCATAAACTGTAATCGGTGATATAGAATATACAGAACTAGTTACCGCTGTTTGTTGACTGTTATTAGTTGTAACTGGAACTGCTGTTGCATAAAATGAATTTGGAGTATTACCAGGTGGTTCTGTAAACTCAACAGTTAAATAATTATAACTTGCGTCGGTAATTCCAGTTATTGTGGGCGGATTGGATGGGGTGCTCGTAGTAATAAATGTTGATGAAGCGCTTGTGTTGCTATATGAAGCACTTACTGTTACATTATATGTTGTTCCTGATACTAAATTATTAATAGTTAATGGATTTGAGAAAGATGTACCACTATTCGTTGATGCACCAGATGTTCTGGAAGTCGCCGTAGCAAAATAACCCAAAGCTGTACTGCCAGATGATATTGAATACCCTATTTTTAAATAATTATAACATATGTCAGTTATTATTAGATTACTTGGAGGACTGGATAATGTTGAACCTTGAGCCACTGCTGATATAACATCGCCTGTATTATATACTGAACTAACATAAATATCATATGTTGTGCCTGAAATTAAACTTGACATTACGATTAATGTAGAAGTGGACTCACTTGTTATAACAGTTGTTTGACCATTATCAGTTGATGTCGGAATTGCGGTAACATAATATCCTATTGGTGTGCTACCTAAAGGTGGTGTAAAACCCACAGTTAAAGAATTTACATTAGGATTCGTAACAGATAATCTAGTTGGTGGAGCGGCACTTGTATTTGCTGTAATTCCTGCTGATATAGTATTTCCTAAGCTGTAAATTGATGTTATATTTATAGTATACGTAGTTCCCGAAATCAATCCAGTAAATGTTACAGGACTATTTGTTGATTGTGTTTGTGAAACAACTACTTCTTGGTCATTATTAAATTTACTAGGAGTTGCAGTTGCATAATAACCAATGGGTGGACTACCTACTGGCGCATTAAATGAAACTGTAATATAGTTATAACTTATATCTGTAACTGGCATTATATATATAATACTATAATTCATTTTTCTAAATTAGAACGTTGCTGCATTAAATAATGTGTTTCCTGTTAATACATTGGACCCAGAGTATCCGGTTGCATAAACAGCAGACATACTAATATCATAAGATGTCCCTGAAATAAGATTTCCGATTACAAATGATGTTATATAATTGCTTAATCCTGTAATATCTACAATAGATTGTCGGTTATTGGTATAATCTGGTACAGCAGTTGCATTGTAAGTTGTAGGTGATGTTCCTGATGGCGGTGAGAAATAAACAGTGATTGCGTTTGTACTTGCGTCTGTTGAAAATCTATTAAGTTCTGTAATTATTGGTGGACTAAACAAAGTACTACCCGAAACAGATATTGTAGACATTTGATTTCCTACACTATAAACTGCAACCATACTAATATCATAAGTTGTTCCGGCAAATAATCCTCTTATTGTAAGTTGATTTGAAGTAGTTTGTGAAGTTGTCACGTTTGTTTGACCAACTGAAGTTGTAGTTGGTTTTGCAATAGCAAAATAAGATATGGGAGCACTACCAATTGGTGGATTATAACTTAAATCAATACTTGATGCGGTTGTTCCTGTAACAATAATTGAAGTAGGTGGATTAGATGTAGTTGTGCCACTAAAACTTCCGGTTGAAACAAAATTTCCTATATCATATACAGCTATCATACTAATATCGTATGTTGTTGCTGACACTAGATTTCCAATAGTAAAAACTGTCAAATTGTTTGCTATACTACTTACAGTAATAATAGATTGATTATTGTCGTATGAGTCCGGACTAGCGACAACAGTATAGTTTATAGGAAGACTACCTATTGCTGGTGCTGAATAATTTACTGTCAATGAATTTACTGTTGGATTTGATATAGAGTCAATGGTTGGTGGATTAGCTAATGTAGTTCCAGAAATAGTTGATGCGGAAGTTTGATTTCCTGTATCATATACTGCGACTAGGCTTACATCATAAACTGTTCCCGAGATTAATCCTTTCATCACATAAGAACTAGTTAAGCTTAATGGTGTTATATTAGACAACGTTACTGAAACTTGACTGTTTCTCCTTGTGTCTGGATTAGCAATTAAGTTATAACTATTCGGTAGCGTTCCACTTTGTGGAGGTGAAATATAAACAGTAATAGCATTTGTACTAGGGTCGGTTAATGTATTCGTATTAATACCTGATATTGTTGATGGACTACTGAATGTAGACGCAGTAAGTGCTGATGAATCATATGTTCCTGTATCATAATACGAGCTGATAACTATGCTATATTGAGATCCTGATGATAATCCACTAATAATTATAGGGTTTTGAGAAACATCAAAAATAGAAACTGCTAGCCCATTTCTAGTTGTAGGTGTAGCGGTAACATTATAACCAATTGGATGACTCCCTATTGGTGCTGTAAAACTTATAGCTAATGTATTGTATGTTTGATTAACTACTTGCAAATTAGTTGGTGGATTAGCCAATGTTGATCCATTTACTGGGTCAGAATCTTGATTACCACTCAAGTAAACACTTGTAACTTTTACTGAATATGTAGTACCAGAAATTAATCCAGGGACTGTTATTAAATTTGAACTAGACAATGTTGGTGGTGTTGGATGTACTACTGTCGTCTGTGAATTAAGTACCGTAGTTGGCGTTGTGGTTACATAATAACCTTGAGGTAAATTTCCAGAAGGAACATTAAAACTAACATCAAAACCATTAATTGTTTGATTTTTTATAAATAAAGCACCAGTCTTTGAACCTACGGTTGTAACTGTTAACGGTGAAGAAGTTACTGTTCCTGCTGTATATAATGACGATATTAATACAACATAAGATGTTCCAGACGTTAATCCTGTTATTGCGTATGGATTTGAAAGAGTAGTAATACCGCTTTTTGTAATAACTGTGTCTCCATTCGTTGGTGTAATTGTAACAGTATAACTATTTGGAGAAGTTCCTGGAGCTGATGTATACCCAACGTAAAAACTTACGTCAGTTATTGAACTTGATCTTAAATTTGTTACAGAGCTAAAATATGTTCTTTGTGTAAGACTTGTGCTGTTTGCATTAAACGATGAAATTACTTTATTGTAAATGGCTGTCATAACTATTGTATATGTTACCCCTGTTAACAATCCTGATATACGAACTGGATTCGGTGGATAAGGTATATTAGATAAATCTGTAATTACCTGTGGACCAACAGAAGCAGTTGAAGTTATTTTATAACCTATTGGTGTTGAACCAGTTGGGACAACATATGATAAGTCAAATAAAGTATAACTAGCATCTGATATTGATAATCCGGTTGGTGCTGGAGAAAGTGTTGTACCAGAAATATCATTTGTTGGTAATCCAAATCTACCAGTGGACAAATACTGTGACAATAGTAAATTATATTTTGTTCCTGAAATTAACCCATTAATTGTAATTGGTCCAGACTGAACAATAACATTATTCACAAATGTTGTTTTTGTCACCTGTTGATTATTTGAACTTGGGTCAGGAATAGCTATAACATAATAACTTGCAATATTTGGATTACTCCCATTAATAAAATTTACAGTTAATGATGTAGATGTTGTATTACCACTAACTAATGCATATTGACTGGGATTAAATCCTAATGTTGTACCACTTACTACTCCAGAAGATGTTGATGTTCCGTTTCTATAAACTGTTGTAACGTTTAAATAATTGTATGTTGTACTAGCAGTTAATCCTGTAATTGTTATTCCATTAGCAGACGCACTTGCTATACCGCTTCCTACACCATTGGCCGATGCAGTATAACCAATAATAGAATTTGTTCTATTTATTGGCGCAGAAAATGATACATCTATACTTATATCTCTTGATTTGGATACTGATAAATTTGTAGGAGGCAAAATGTCTACTGTTAATAATGATATATTTGATGTCAATATTGAATTAGAGTAATTTGCGAATATAGTATTATTGGTAAATCCTGCTGTGTAAGATGAATTTACAGTATCTATGTTTACTGTCAAATAAAAATCGTATACATAACCAGGATTTGTAGTTAATACAATATTAGAAACATTTATGGTATCTATATATGCAAAATAATTATAACCATTTACGCTAGTAGACAGTTCGCTATACGTTACTTTTATTGGCGAATTGGATGAATAATTAGATAATGATATAGTTTTAGACTCAGGGACGACGTTCCCACTATATTTAACATCTAAAAACAAACCATTAATAGTGAATGTGGCTGTGCCATTTTGACCCGAAGCATTAGTTGCATATATGCCTATTGGTGCCTGTAATGTATAGGTATATTGATTATTATCTATAGCAGGATTTATTAATAATGAACCTATATAACTAGAAATGTTCGTAGACATTAACACATTTTTACTAGCGCTAATTGACCATAAGTTTGTATTTGCTATTTCAGATTCACTATATGCTGCGTTATTAATAGTAGTGTTTGTAAAATTATACAGTGGCACCGTATCGTCATATATTAAATTAGTAATAGGGCCATAAATTCCAGATGACGATGTTGGTGTTGGAATTAAATTATCTGCTGCACAATTTACTATTAGACCATCTGGTATAATCGTATAAGTAAAATACCCTTGATAACCAGTTATTTTTACAGCATTTGTGTCTAATTGAGAAGCAGCTGATATAACTAATTTGTCTGGATATTTTACAGTTACTGTACTATAATTACCATCTGTGTCTAAAGTGGTAATTACTTTATTCTGAAATCCCTGCGATTGAGAACGTCCACTTAATATTTGTGATAATTTCTGTGTTTGTGTTAAATTATTTGTCTTTGATGTACTATTTGTATTGCTATATTTTAATATTTCTGCCTTACGTCGCATATCCAATTGATATTTTGTAAATGTTCCATTATAAGGATTGGATGGTGTATATCTAGATTGCGGATTGTTAAACAACATCTGTTTTCTCCTTTGGTCGCATAAAACGTCTAATGAAATATTGGTTGTTCCTGCCATTGTTATATAATGTGACTTTACATTATATAACTATAAATATCTCAAGTTTATAATTTGTTTGAATACCAAACAGATGACAAATAATTGTAACTACCTGTTGCTGTCGCATCAACGCTATCCGAACTAGGACTAGTATTTGGTCCCCAATAAACAATATTATTAATTTCTATAATACTCAACGCATGATTAAAATATCTTAAATCGGAAAGATTTCCATTAAATCCACCACCCTGGCAAACATTAATATCGTTGTAATTTTGTTTAGGCACTAAAGGTAAATTTAGACGGCCTGAAATAGTGCCGTTTATATAAACGTCTAACATTGTGTTTTCTAAACGAATAATTACATTTACCCATTTGCGAACAGGGATATCTTTTACTTCAATATTACTCTTGGTATCATTCGCGTTTGCGGTATTCATTATAACTTTTAATGTTGCTACTCCATTTGTGTTAGGAACAATATATAATCCAGGACCATTATTTACACTTGTAATATTCGTTACTGAATCAAAATTCAAATCGCCTTTATTGAATATAAATTGATGTTTTGATGTAGAACCTAAATCATTTATGAACAACCATACTGACCACGTAAATTCCATGCCGGTACGTTCATTGTTTGATAATTTTACTATTTTTGCTTTATTTCCTACACTAGGGTCTTGTGAAAATGTTTTTCCTGTTTGACCAGTAATAAGACCCCTAATAATAAATGGACTATCTGATGGATTTAAAAAATACCCTAAGATTATTACTCCTAAATTCATAAGAAATAAAAATCCTATTATCACTAATATAATAAATGCGAACTTGGCAATAATAGTATTAGATTGTAAAAATGATGAGGATGCTCCAACACCGGCGGTAGCCTGGTTAGAAAAATCATCAAGACTATTATTTACACTTGATTTCATATCATTTATACTATTTCCAAAACTTTCTGATGCCTGTTGAATTGATTCTGGCATTTTAATATCGGGAGGAGCCATGTTTTGAAAATTCATTGTATGGTTATATATTATATATATAATAGATTATAACCATTCTAAAAACTTTATTTTATTAATCTTCTCTAAACCCCCTGGAACAATCTCTAAAATAAAGGGCGGTTGTTAATGATAGTAATGTTGTCTTTTAATACACTGTAATTTATACCATAAGCTCCAAATAAACCAGTGAACTTGCTCTTACCATTACCTTTCATGTACCAATCCCATGCCATTTGAGGGTCTACTGGTGTTGTCCACCTAGTGAATATTAATGCATTAGCGCTCCATCCAGAACCAATAGAAATTCCTGCAACTCCAGAGCTAAAATTGGGTGTGCCCGAGTTTCCTAAATACAATGGAGATGTTGTAGAATCAACTGGTTGCTTGGGAGGAGGTATTTGTTGAGATATCACCAATTTTCCATCTAAATAACAATCTACAACTTGGTTATCAACACTAATGATGATATACACCCATTTCTGTAATGCAAAAGTATTAGTTATAGTCATTGTTTGTGTGGTACCATTAGCTAAGAATATATCACATTTTAATGTAGGTGTATTTTGGTCTAAATATAATTTAATATTATTAGGTCTGTAGAATATTGTTTTTTGGGCTGAAGGGTCCCAGTTTTGAACATATAACCATATTCCATGAGCATAACTTAAATTTGTAGCACCAGTTAAATTGTCGCCTGTAATTGTTGGTATAGCTTTTGTGAAATCGGCTACAGGACTTAAAGTTGTGGCAGTATTAGATAAATATTTGAAAAGTAAGTAAATAAAAAATACAATTACTATTCCTAAAATTATTATAAGCGAATTCATTTATTTGTATATCTAATACTCACAAAATAAATATTAATGGTGGTACTTGTCTTTTCAATATCAAAAACATCCTTTATATTCTTGATATTGAAACGCCTATATTATTACACATTTGTACAATTAAATTTCGCATGGGCAATTTATCAGTACAAAGGTGTAAAATTGTTCCAATAATATAATTAACATACAAATATTAAAACAAATCTTTGTTTATTGAAGTTGGTAATCCATGACCAAATAAAATCATATACACAAGTACCAAAGCTGCTAACAAAATACTTCGGTTTTCTGCAACCAATTGTTTTTGCCCAAGTACAAAAATCATAAAGAGGTATAATAAAATACCAACTATTATTGAATGAAATAACATAATTCGTCCGTTTTCCATGTTAGTTCTATACATTATTACATATAAAATTTTCATTTGAAATGTCTAAATTTTTATTCTTGGATTATATTGAAAATTCTATATTTAAGTTACAACTGGGGGGTTTTTATACATTAATAAATTGTATGTAGATGTAATATGCGACATTGATAAATTGTATGGGTAATATCTAATGTTACATATTGCGCCATCTAAACCTTTCTCCTTACCAATCATAATGTTATCACTTGCTTTATATGTTGGACGGTTATCTGTAAATTTAAATACTTTTACTAATTCTCCATTGATAAACAAATCTACTTGTGATGATTTGTAATTAAATACAAAATTATTCCATTTTTGATTTGGCAATGTGACTTCAAAAAAGTTTTGGCTTGTCCTTGCATCTGTAAAATAAATGATATATTTATTTTTATTGACATCATCTGTGATGTTATTGTGATATGATATTTTAGGTTTTCCCCTGCCAAAATTAAAAATTGGCATTTCTTTGGTATAACTAGCGAAGTTCGTTGGTTGAACATTCAAATATATCCACATACTGAATGCGAAATTTGTTTGATAAACAACTGGAAGATTTGTATTTTCTAAGTTATCTTTTGATATTTGTAATAATTTACTAGAGCCAATTGATTTGGGAATGTCTAAAAACGCACCATTATCCAATAATACTGTACCATCTTTCTTATCAATAGCGTTAACTATTTTTGGAACATAGATGTATAAAAGTATTAATAATAATTCTATAAAAAACAATACATAAACCACTTTAGATGTCATTTGGAATTCTTTCAATATGTATTTTGAAAAATCAATAATTAAACATGGTATGTAAAATATGAAATAAATAATAAAACCTGGCAATCCTGTAAATGATTTTAAATAATTACTTAACATATAAAATGATAGTGCTAGTCCTACTAGAATTATACTTAATATTATAAATCCGGATATATATGCAGTTGCTTCAAGTGCTACTGAATTCATATTGATATAAAAATAAACTGCTGTAAAAAACATGATAACTGCCATTACTATTCCAGCTAATTTGCCATAGCCACTACCATTATCAGAACTTAATATTGGGACAGCGTATGAAAAAGCAAACATTATTGGTATTAATATAGTTAAGATATAAACGTAGGTATTTGTAGTTAGTGATTTCTGATCATAGACTGCAGTGTATAAAACAATTAATATAACAGCAATTATTCCAAATAATAAACCGTAATTTGGTATCATACTTGCTTCAAAATCATTGAAAATAAATCCAGCAGTTGACCCAGCCGATGCATCAAGTGACCCACTAAGCGCTTTGTATACTTCTTTAAACATCCATAAAACTATTGATAATGCAATAATTATTATGTAAAATGCAACGTTAGGTACAAAGTCTAACATTGCTCCCCAACTAGATGATAAATATTTAATTATAAATGTAACAACTATTAATGCAATAAATATAATAAAAACTAATGTTACTGTACCCTCTTCTGTTTCTTGTCTTATTCCACCTGGAACAAAAAAATCTATCTCTCTTTTGGGGTCACTTGGGTGTTTTTTTTTAGTATAATATCCTTTAGAAAACATCTTATCATGCGATTTTATATTCAACCCTATTATCACAATGGCAAAAACTATCATCTCTATAATTCCATTTAAATACGAAACATCAATCTGCATACTTTTGGCATATTCGGGTATAATACCTGATATGTTTTTTAAACCATCTATAAACGGTATCAAACTCAATATAGTAAATGCAATTAAACAAATCAAAACTATTGTTGTTACGCCCTCTTTCGTATCAATTCTAACTAAATTATGCTCGTCATCAATCATTCTACTGTGCATTTTTGAATCCATTACACTAATAGAAATAATTAATGATATTATGAAAAGAGCAGATACAACAAATGCTATCGGCTTTATAATTCCATTTATAGTATCCGAGTCTGGTTTTAATGATTCTAACATTATGTTTATACTAATATATGTTAATAAAAAATATTATTCATGTTTACTATTTACTACTAAACATGAACATTACAGGTTCTCTATAGCTGTTTTTTTACCATGACAATCTCTACATAGAGCTACTAAATTATCTACATGATTACTTCCACCATATTCTAAACGGACTTTGTGGTCTACCTCAAACCATGCAGGTAATTTACATCCACAGTCCCCACATTTCCAGTCTTGATTAGATGCCACATATTTCTTCTTTGTTTCACTCACAGAACGCTTTGTCGCTTTCTTTCCTGATTGCAACATGCGGTTTTCAGATACAGTGTGATTTTGATTGGGCATTGGTATGACAGGATAATTGTAGGCATCCCGACCATTTTGCGCATCACCGCTGAAGTCTTGTCTAGATGTGAAATCTAAAATAGGAGACAACATATTGGTCGTATTTTTATCTATTGGTAAATACTTTATGTAGTCGTTTGTACTGGAAATCACTTGTTGTGCTCTCATTGGATTACGTTTTAATAGAATATATAACATAAATGCACCAAATGCTACACCAATCATCTGATAATACTTCTTAAAGGATAATAATTTTTTTAGGACTTTTCCTTCGGTGTATATGTTTGCAATGATTAATCCTGCTATTATAAATATAAGAATTTCTACACGCATAAATTATTATTTTATTTGTTTACTATATTACGAGAAAATAAGGAGGGTTCTAAAGGTATACATAAATCAAAAACAACAAAGTCAATATCAATACAGCATGAATGTAATGCTTTCTCATATTAACCCTTTCCGAAAAGACATATGGTTTGGGCTTATATTCAGCACGATACTTTTCTAAAGCCATAGGTAAAGACAATTCTTCCTTACCTAATTTGACGTTAATTTTGTTATGTATAAAATGGACCCATCTTACAAAGGAATCTCTATTATCTAAATAGGGTGTTACAGGATATCTATCAATCATTCTACTAAATTTATCACCAATGTCTGGGTCTGGTATAAAAAGAGGCATATTCGTAATCAAATCATAATATTTACGTTTCGTGACATCATTAGGTGTCATGGGATACGATTCTGCTACTGTGTGCAGGAAAAACCAATAATGTGGTCCCCATATACTCGCATCAAACTGCATTCTAATATATTCAAAATATAATTATATAAAGATTATGGAAGATTATTAAGGAGGATAATCTTATTACATATGAATAATTATTGCAACAATTGCGGAAAATCTGGACATTTATATCATCAATGCAAATTACCTATTACCAGCTTTGGTATCATTGCGTTCCGTATTCATGAAAATCAATTACAATATTTAATGATACGACGTAAAGATACTCTAGGTTATATTGATTTTATGCGTGGTAAATACTCTGTATTCAATAAAGATTATATTATTAATATGATTAAGCAAATGACAGTAGAAGAAAAATCTTTATTGGCATTGGGTGACTTTGATTTATTGTGGAAGCGAATATGGGGAAATCATAATATTTCCAACCAGTATAAATCAGAAGAAAACGTATCTCGTGAGAAATACAACTCGTTGGTAGATGGGATATTATTTAAAAATGAACTTTTTACATTGAAAGATTTAATTGAAGAGAGTAATAGTTTTGAGAATGAAATATGGACCGAGCCCGAGTGGGGATTTCCAAAAGGGCGCCGTAACTATCAAGAGAGTGATTTTGATTGTGCTTTGCGTGAGTTTTCTGAAGAAACTGGGTATGATATTAAATACATAAAGAATATTAAAAATATTTTACCATTTGAAGAGATTTTCACTGGCTCCAATTACAAATCTTATAAACATAAATACTATTTAACATTTATGAACTCTGAAGATACAATGCATACTAACAACTTTGAACCAACTGAAGTTAGCAAAATGGATTGGAAAACATATGATGAATGCATTCTATGTATTCGTGGTTATAATTTAGAAAAAAAGAAACTATTAACAAATATTAACAATACAATAAAAACGTTCCGTTTATTCTATTATTAATGAGGTTTGTCTTTGGATTTTGTTAAATTATACGAATAAATATATACGTATAAGTTAAGTATCATAAATATATGCCAAAAAATACAGAAACAAAGAAAAAAGATAAATCCCCTAAGAATGTAAGTAAAAAAGCTCATATGCAACCACAAACTTCGGCTATAGGGAATGTTGTTAATGAAGCTACTAAGGCAATCACATCTGTGATAGGAATTCATCCTGTTGAAGGAATAAGTAAAACTAATAAAATTTTAGACGCTATTTTTGATGGTAACCCTAATCCAGTAGATGAAAACGTTGTAATGAAAAAAGGAAAAATTGTTTTAAATCGTGACAATGTTAGTAAGTATATAAAAGAATTGTTAAAAAAAACAAGGTGTGATCCAGACTTTCAACATGGACCTGATCAACAAAAACGATTTATTGAATTAACTAAACTACCAGGTGCTAGTAATGATCCTGATAAAAATAGCCTTAAAAAAATATTGGCTGGTTTAATGGAAGTTCCTCTATCAGCACTTGATAGTACTAGAAAATATGGAATTCCACACCAGAAGGATTTTGTAGGGGTAATTTTATGTTTAGAAAACTATTTCAAGGATAAACAAAATGCAGATGCTACCGTATCTATTAAAGAGTCTCAACAACAAAACGATGTAGAAAAACTCGTCTTTGCACAAGAGCCTGCCAACTTAGAAGAGCCAGTAATTGCACAAGAACCAGTAATTTCACAAGAACGAGTAATTTCACAAGAACGAGTAATTGCACAAGAACCAGTAATTTCACAAGAACCTGTAGAAGAACCCATTCCCGAAGGCACAGAAGAAACTAGAAAAGTTTTTGAGGACGAAGAAACCGTTGTAGATAGTGTACCCATTATTGGTTTACCTGATATTGAAAATGTTGCCAAGAATGAGTTGGAAACCGAACAGGAAGAAATAGAACCACCAACAGAACCCTCTGAATACAATAGTTTTTTGTTAAACAAAGAAATACGTGAATCAGAAAATCTCAGAAACGACGAGAGTTTCCAATTTCTCTATCCTGAAATAAACGATCCAAATTTTAATATAAAAATTGCCAAACATAAAGAATTTAATGAAACTAAATATGATGGCGACACCTATGACATTGAAGAACATGCCAAAAAACTATGTAATACTGAATTTGAACTTACACCACACCAACTGTTTGTTAAAAACTTCCTCTCTATGCAGACACCCTACAATTGTTTACTACTTTACCATGGTTTAGGTACAGGCAAAACGTGCAGTTCTATAGGAATTGCAGAAGAGATGAGAGCATATATGCAGCAAGTTGGAATAACACAACCAATATTAGTCATCGCTAGTCCCAATGTTCAAGAAAACTACAAACTGCAACTCTTTGACGAACGTAAATTAAAAATAGAAAATGGACTATGGAAGTTAAATACATGTATTGGTGAGGCTCTATTAAAAGAAGTAAATCCAACCAATATTATTGGTGTGCCAAAAGACAGAATTATTTTAGAAATAAACAGTATTATCCATAAATATTATCGTTTCATGGGGTATGGTGAATTGGCAAATTATATTAAACGTGTTATGCAGTTACCAGAAGGCGGTAAATTTAAAATGTCTGAGATTAAAGAATTAAAAATAAAGAAAATAAAGAAATACTTTGATAATCGTCTTATTATTATTGACGAGGTTCATAATATTCGTATTTCTGACGATAATCAAGAACAAAGCAAAACCGCAAGTTTACTTATGGAGGTTGCCAAGTACTCAAATAATTTAAGATTATTGATGTTATCTGCAACTCCAATGTATAATAGCCATAAGGAAATTATTTGGTTAACAAATTTAATAAATATTGTGGATAAAAATAGCACAATCCGAGAAAGCGACGTCTTTGATAAAAATGGAAATTTTAAAGAGAAAAAGAATACCAAAAATTCTGAAGGTGGTAAAGAACTTTTAATACGTAAATTAACTGGTTATGTTTCTTATGTTCGTGGTGAAAATCCTTATACGTTTCCTTACCGTATCTACCCCGATGTTTTCTCACCAGAGAATTCATTAGAATCTATTGCTGATAATTATCCTTCTATACAAATGAATAATCGCGAAATAGATGACCCAATAGAGAAAATTCCCGTCTTTGTTACGCCCATAGGTGAATATCAAGCCAAGGGTTATGATTTCTTGATGAAGCATATGAGAAATAAATCTTATAAAATGGTTAATAAATTTGGCGAAGAGCGTGAGCTTCCTAGTTTTGAGAACATGGATTCGTTTGGTTATACCTATTTGTTGAAACCATTAGAAGCATTAGATATAGTATTTCCTAATCCAGAATTAGATAAAAAAGGAGACAGTTCTGATACTGGTACTAGTGCGGATGAAGATGCTAATGCAGGGGATGATTTTGAAGACCAGAAGAACGAAGAAATTGTTAATAACTACATAGGTAAAAAAGGACTATCTAATACTATGTCGTTTACATACCAAAAATCTCCCTATCCTAATGTATACGATTATGAATACAAACCCGTTATATTAAATAATCCTGCTCATGGGCGAATTTTCAACCCCGACAATATCGGTAAATACAGTAATAAAATTGCCAAAATATGCGAATGCATTAAAAAATCAAAGGGTATTGTTCTTATCTATTCGCAATACATTGAGGGCTCAATTGTTCCATTAGCACTTGCTCTAGAAGAAATGGGTATTTATAGATATAGTTCTGAATCATACGCAAAATCTTTATTTAAAACACCACCTACTGAACCACTTGATGCTCTTACTATGACACCTAAATCACAATATACTGGCTCTAGTTTTTCAGCCGCCAAATACATTATGATAACTGGTAACAAAGCATATTCACCAAATAATGCCGCCGACATCAATTATGCAACAAACCCAAGTAATAAAGAGGGAGAAAAAGTAAAGGTTGTTATTATATCTAAGGCTGGTTCTGAAGGATTGGATTTTAAATGTATAAGACAAGTCCATGTATTGGATCCCTGGTATAATATGAATCGTGTTGAACAAATTATTGGTCGTGGCGTTCGTAATTTCAGTCATTGTATGTTGGAAGATTTCAAAGACCGTAATGTAGAAATATATTTACATGCAACTTTGCCAAGAAATAGTGAAGAGCCTGCTGATTTATACGTTTACAGATACGCAGAAAAGAAGGCGCAAATTATTGGAAAAGTAAATCGTTTATTGAAAGAAATCTCTGTAGATTGCCTATTAAATATTGGTCAACATAATTTCACAATAGACCAATTAAATACTCTTGCTAACAATCGTGACATGCAGATTCGTGTCTCTAGTAAACCAGAATTAGTAGATTTTCAAATAGGTGATAGAGATTATTCTGATATATGTGATTATGAGAAATGTGCAAAGGAATTTAAATGCTTACCTCATGCAGAAATTACCGATGTAATAACTAATACGTATAACGATGATTATGCAAAAATGAATAATTCCACGATTACCAAGAGAATTCGTGACTTATTTAAGAAACGCAATGCTTATAAACGTCAGCAATTAATACGTGAAATTAACATAATTAAAGAATATCCCGAATCTCAAATAGATTTTGCACTATCTAGATTTATTGATAATAAGAATGAATATGTTTATGACGAATATGGGCGTACCGGTTATTTAATCAACAAAGATAATTATTATGTGTTTCAACCCATTGAAATAACTGATGAAACCGCTTCTATGTTTGACAGAAGTGTACCTGTTGATTATAAAAGGACAGTTTTAGAATTGGAGCTAGGTAATGAAAGTGAATCTGTTGCAGAAGTTATTGAGGATGAACATGAGTATGTGAGAAATAAATACACAGAAATATTGGCTGATATTGAAAATAGTTTATCAAAAATACTTATAGCACGTTCTAAACAAAACGAAAAACGAACCAATAAAGAAACGGATTGGTTTATAAATTATGGTTACATTTGCTACTTGCTTTATGAAAAACATCAAATCAGTGATGAGTTAATAACCAAATATGCTATTTGCCATTATCTTGATACCGCCCAACACAATGATAGATTATTAGTCCTTCGTTATTTATATTCTGGCGCAGAGCCTACATCAACTTCTACTGAAAAGGTTATTTATAATTATTTTAATGAGAAAGTTGTCAAAGTGAGAGGATACAATGCTATTATTTTAGCACTTGATAAAGATGACCCACAAGTAGAGGGACGTAAGAAAACGTATATACAAGACCAGGAAGATAAATGGATCTGGTCTACTGCTCAACCTACTGATGAAATGGAGACGAAGCGCCAGAGTGCTAAGATTATTTATGTAAACTTACAATCGTTACATAATATTTTTGGGTTTATGCAAGTTATGAAAGAGAATATTGTCTTTAAAATATTAGATAAATCTGCGAAAACTAAAATTGGTGCAAATTGTGGTGGCGAAAGTAAGAAAGATGTTATTAAACGTATTAATATGGTTTCGGATATTAAATATAATTATAAGGACGATGAGGGTGAAGAAAATATTAAATCCACTGATATTGTGAAGATAGGATTATGTATTATTTTAGAGACGCTTTTCAGATATAATGATGATATGAAAAAGGATGGTAAGCGATGGTTCTTGAACTTGGAACAGGACCCTTACGAACAAAAAGCCTAATAAATAATAAAAGAAAGGGAGGGTTCGGAAGGGAACCGACCCGCAAAGCTTTAAGGTTCCTTTCCAAAAAAATTGATTTAAAATGATATAAACATTATTTTATATCATTATTAGTATATTGTAACAATGGCCGACCGTAAAATGCAACGTGACGACCGTAAAATCTATGGGGTTTACCTTCAATCTGTTCTTACTATGAAAGTAATAGTGCCAATTACAAGCGTTGGAAAAAACATGAAGCAGAATTTAGAGAGAATCATATCTAAGAAGACAGAAGGAAAATGTATCGCAGAAGGATTTATTCGCCCTAATTCAGTAAAAGTAATCCGTTATTCTAGTGGAAACATTAACAATGAGAACATTGAATTTCAGACTGTGTTTGAGTGTATGATTTGTCATCCAGTAGAAGGTATGTTAATTGAGTGCGACACTAAGACTATTACTAAGGCAGGAATTCATGCTGAAGTTTCTGATGAACAAGGCAATATTCCTATTACTGTATTTGTTGCTCGTGACCACCATTTCACTGACCGAAAGTTTGCTGACATTAAAGAGAATATGAAAATTATTGTCCGTGTTGTTGGTGTTCGGTTTGAATTGAATGACCCCTACATTTGCGTTATTGGCAAGTATATTGATAGAAAGACAGATGAAAAGAAAGGTGATAAAAAAAGAGGTGGTGAAAGTAATATTGAAGGTGAAAATGTTCGTTTAACTATTGGAGGGGATGATGAATTTGAACCCGATGATGAGTAATATTATAGTACTAGAGCCATTCCATTTTTGATACGGACAATAGAATTTCTTTATCTATTTTTATTGCAGGTGACCAATCTCTACCACAGAACAATGTTGCTTTTTTCTCCTCATCTTCTTTCTTAGAAATTCCATTTACGGTATATTCTTGCAAGGTCCATAGTGGTTGTTCAAATGGATAGCTTAGAGGAAATTTTATTACATGGGTCATTTTTCTTATGTCTACTAGGAATGAGTGAATATAGTTGTTTACATCTCTAGGTAGTCCATTTATGTATGTTTCTAGAGGAGATGCTGTGCGTTTATGGCTTTCTATATGAAGAGTACATTGTCTATTATTATCTTGGTCCATGGTCAAACTTATTTTACGAATGTTATTTGAAGTATTCGTAAAACCAAAGTATTCATGCATTTTTTCCTTATCACACCCAATGTGTCTCAAATGACTACGAAGTCGCAACATGTAATTGTTGTAGTTAATAGTTTCGCTCATTGTAGATTGTTTCTACATTTTAATTAGCTATAAAAGCAATCAATTTTTTAACGACGCATAAGACATTCCATAAATTTATCAGGATTTTCGCGGTTCAATACATACCAATTAATAACTTGTGCGGGCGAATAAAACTTGTCTTTAACCTTACTTAGTAATCTCTCATCTACATCAGATTTATAGAACTGTTTATACATTTGCCTAATCATATTTCTGGTACAATTATCCAAACATAATGTAATATCAATCCTACCGGGTCTAATTAATGCCGGGTCTAATTTATCATAATGATTACTACTAATTCCTAATATTCTACCCGGTGTTTCCTTAATTCCATCCCACAAATTCAAGATGTCATCTAGAGTAATAGGGTCTTCTTCTTGTGGTTTACACATTTCTATAAAATCCTTCTTTTCGTCATTATTGTTGTCTATTAGTTGCTGAATAACTGTGCTTATTTCGTTTTTGGGCGATGTGTTCTTTTTGGATTTTCCCTTTTTATTACTGGGGTCGGATTCTTTGTCACGTTTCCATACTATTTCTCCCAAACAATCTATATCTTCTATTATAATAATCTTTTTATCAAATCCCATACTGTTTTTCTTGTTGTCGTAATTATAACGGCATTCAAAAAATGCTTCTTCCAGTTGTTGTTTGGTTTTTATTTGTTTCAATGACAAAATAACTAGATGGCGTTTAGTAAGATTTGCTAAGCTCTTAAAAAATGATGTCTTACCTGTTCCTGGTGGGCCATATAGTCCTATACCCAATGTATAAGGGATTCCGTTTTCATAGTACCAGTCTTTGTTATTGAGAAAAAAATCTATCTTCTCCATCACAGATTCCTTTCCTTCAAAAATCATATTATTGAAAGTGCGGGTACTCTCAAATGTAGTTTCATTCCATCTTTGAATATTGCCTTCATCATCCTCTTTGGATACTTTCTTTAAACTATAAACAAACCGCTTACCTTTGCGGTCATTTTCAATATGTTCTAGATAACGCACTTTGACTTTCTCTACAAAATCTTGTATTTGACATAATGTAGATTTGTAAGAATACAATGTTATCGTGATATTGTCTGTTTTTATAGTTGTTTTTTTATCACCATCTCCATCTTCTTTGTCAACAGTTGTATATGCGTATATTTCTAACTCTTTGTTGTATAGGATAGGTAGAGTTTGTGTAATAATATACATATCAGCCTCGATCTCATCATTGTATCGTTTATTTGAACTCGTAATATACTCTTGGATATCATAAACGGAATTATTGTTTCTGGTTGATTTTATAATATCATAGAAAAGCGCTTTAAAATTGTCCGAAAAACATGCCGTAATTGTAGGATATGGCTCATATTTAGTTACAATAAACGATTGTCTACCTTCAAAACAAATAGAATGCTTTCTGACAAATGTTGATTTTATATTGTCATAAAACAAATATATATTAGTGAACTCAATATTGTGCGGTGATATCTTTTGCATAACATAAGACACAGCGGTTATTAATAATGTTGAAATGAGTGTATCTATGAATATGTTGTTTGTCTTGAAATTATGAAAAAACGACATTTTTACTGATTCTGTAAACGTGTTATGCATTGTGTTAGATAACACATCACTCATTGTTTGTATGTATCTGGTGAAATGTTTATATTTGTTTTTGTAAACTTCAAAAGTAATATTTGTAAATATATTAAATGGTTTTCAATATATTTACTTATCATGGGAGCTGATTATTACGTTTTTAAATATCTACAAGTAAATCATATCCATGGAGTTTCATACATTGAATTATCGTGTGTTAGAGGTTATTATTGTGAGTGTTTGGATGCCGGGTATGATAGTGACACAAATAATCCAAGAGAATATGAAGAAAAAATAGAAAAACTCATAGAATTATATTTAACACCAAGCATTCGTCCTATATTAATATATAACAATAGCACCTTTATTAGCGATAGATTTTATGAAAAATATAATGAACTAGTGGAACACAGTATAAATCAAAGAATTAAATATTGGAAAGACACTGGCGATATATTAGAAGATAAAGAAGATATATTGAATATCTATAAGATTGAGGTTAGAAATCCTATGTCCTAAATTGAAATTACCAAAAACTATTTATGACACCAAGCACATCATCATTAAGTTTACAAGGATGTTCATTCATTATATCAACCAAAGTTTCTCCACTAACAATAATATTATTCGCATCCATATGAAAGACAGTAGCTTTGCTTAATGGATGGTCTTCGGCTTCCTCATTATTACAAACTAATGTAGTCCATTGTTGAAACTGGACCAAACCCAGAAAATTAGCCCTGAACCATTTTATATTTCCATTATAATTTTGGCAAAATAAATATCGGGTTTTTGTTTGCAATTGAAAGAGGTCCATTGTGTTGTTTTACTGATTAACTAATCTACATAAAATTACTCAATTTTTTATTGAATCACATTGATATTATATTATGTTTTTATATATTATATAATGTATGAGTTCTTTGAAAAATTACAAACACTTGTATTAAATTTTAGTAACGTAAATTCAACAACACATACTTTTTCAAGTAAAGAAAAAAATGCAGTTGTAGAAAAAACGATTAGTTTAGCTGGAACATTAAAAAAACTGTCACTAACTCTCTTATCAAAATTAACATCAGAAGGAGTTTCAATATTACAATTTTTAATTACAACATTATATAAATATATAGCGACTAAAAATTTCACATTATCAGAAGAAATAACAAATAATGTGATAGAAAAATGTGCACAACCTAATATAGTTGGTGAATTTGTTTATGTTTTGACGATGTTGAACAGAGAAGATGTAACTATTTTAATAGTTTTAATTGATTCGTTAACTAATTTTGTTCCAATTGACATTTTTATTGAGATACATAAATTTTTTATTAATTTATTAGGTACTGATTATTTTAATTCGCTTATTACTAATGATGAAATAAATTTAAATGAAACTCATAAAAACAATATTGCATTAAAACTTAACACATTTC